TAGTACGAATTACTGCTGAAGTAATATCGTCCTGTGTTTTAACTCCCTTACCATTTCTCTTCTGGGTTCTAAAAGAAGTTGTAGGAACTCGCTTAATCAAGCCACCTTCAGTCATTACAACGACACACTTCTCAGGCTCTACAAATTCGATTTCTTTCTCTTCCTTTGTAATTGCTACCTGTGTGATTGTACTTCTGCGCGCATCGCCGTAAGTATCTCTAACTGCTTCAAAGTCTTTCTTAAGCTCTGGCGTTGGATTTTTGAGTACACCTTCCAATCGCTTGGACTCAAGAACTTTTTCATTCTTTTCATTTTCAATCTCAATCTTTTCCAACTTAGCCAAACGAAAAAGTTTCATATCCAAAATTGCTTTTGCCTGGGCCTCACTCAGATTATACTTGGTCATCAAGTTCGTCTTAGCAGCCGCCGCACTTTCAGACTTTTTAATCAATGCAATAACATTATCAATGTCCTCAAGCGCAATCAAAAGTCCTTCCAAAATATGAATTCTCGCTTTGATTTTATCTAAATCAAACTGAGTTTTTCTTAACAAAACATCACGTTGATGTTCAATATAACTCTCCAAGAGCTGTTTCATATTAACCAGAACTGGCTTTTTATCAACAAGCGCCACCTGATTGAAACTATAAGTATTCTCCAAAGGAGTCAACTTAAACAATTTCTGCACTACTGGTTCAGCACTTACGCCTTTTTCCAATTCAATTACAAAACGAACTCCATCTTTATTACTTTCATCACGAATTGTTGCGATTCCAGTAATCTTACCTTCATTACAAAGTTCATCAATTTTAACAGTCAAAACTTCCTTGGAAACCTTATAAGGAATCGAAGTGAAAACGATTGAATCGCCTTTTCTATCACTTTCAATCTTATATTCTCCACGAATTCTTGCTCTACCTTTACCGGTCAAGTAAGCAGAAGGAAGTTCATCTTTGTTTACAACCAATCCACCTGTTGGGAAATCCGGTCCCTGAATGTAATTCAATACATCCTTAACTGGACACTCTGGATTCTCCAAAACATGAATCGCTGCATTCATAACCTCAGTCAAATTATGAGGTGCAAAAGAACAAGCCATTGCCCATGCGATACCAGAAGTGCCATTCACAATTAAGTTAGGAATGCGGCCCGGCAAATAGACCGGTTCTTGCTCTTCATCAGTATATGCATTTTGCCAATCGACAGTATTCTTTTTAATATCTGCAAGCATTTCCTCACCAATCTTGGAAAGCTTACATTCTGTATATCTGTAAGCCGCAGGTTCATCACCATCACGGCTACCATTATTTCCATGCCACGCAATCAGCGGATATCTCATGTTCCACTCTTGGGACATCCATGCCAATGCACCATAAATCGAACTGTCTCCATGAGGATGGAAACGACCCATTGTGTCACCAACAGGCTGAGCGCACTTAACAAACTTCTTGTTATTCATATATCCTTTATCGAACATATCATACAAGATTCTTCTGTTAACAGGCTTCAAACCGTCTTCAGCGGAAGGGAGTGCGCGATCGGTAATGATACTCATACCATAATCGAGCATACTCTGTTCGACTTCATCTGTAATTGGAGTACAAATTATTTCGCCCATTATTTATCTCCTTTCAATGCTCCAGTAGCAAGTTTGTCAGCCATTTCATTCCATTTGTGTCCTGCATGGCCTTTTACTTTTCTTAAATCAATTCTATAGCCTTTTTGATACCAATCATAATAAGCTTGAATTAAATCCATATTTTCTGGGGTTTTATTATCTGATTTTAGCCAGCCATTTCTTGCCCAACTAAACATCCATTGATTAAAAGTATTTACACAATATGCAGAGTCACTATAAACAATAGGAGGTTCTATTTGACTAAACTCATATTTATTAGTATTTACTCCATGATTTAACATAGCATATAAAATAGCTTTTAACTCTTCTCTATTATTAGTAGTATTTTCACATCTCTTACTATAAGTATATACTAAATTTTCATCATTGTCAAGTACTACCACCCCAAAGCCGCCAGAGTTGACAGCTTTTCCGTTTCCATTGCAACTTCCATCTGTGTAAATTACCATGTCTTTGTTTCTCCTTCACTTGTTAAACAAACACCAGCAGTAGAATCAGAGTTCATAATATTTGTTAAATAAGCAGGATATGAACTTGGAGTTGTAATTGTAAGAGTGTTAGTATCATAAGCTAAAAACTGCTTATTCAAAACCAAAATCTCTTCAATAAAATCATCAGGTACAAAAACAACCTTTACATCAGGCGCTTGCTTTTTCAAAGATTCGAAGATGTTTCCACACTCTTCTACATCATATGTGTCCATATCCACCGCGAAGATAAGAATATCTCCGGGTGCATATGAAATCTTAGTTACATCAAACATCGATATTGGCCCTCCATGCATTTTCTTCAATGAATTTCTTACGAGGGTCAACACTTTCGCCCATAAGACTCAAGAATACTCGAGCCGCACCCTCTGCATCATCCATTGTAATCTGTTTTAAAGTTCTTGTTTCTGGACTCATAACAGTTTCAGCCATCTCATGAGGGTCCATCTCACCAAGACCTTTCATACGACCAAGTTCGAAGCTCTTGGACGTAGATTTTCTGAAAGCTTCAAGAGCAGCATCATCTTTCAAATATTGAATCTTAGTTCCCATAGTAACCTTATACAAAGGAGGAACTGCCGCATAAATATAACCCTTCTGGATTAGCTCTGGCGCAAACTTCCAAATGAAAGTTAAGAACAAAGCTCGGATATGAGAACCGTCAACATCAGCATCTGCGGTAATAACAATCTTACCATAACGCAACTTACTTTCATCAACAATTACTTTACCATCTTTAATTTCCAAACCAAATGCATCAACCATGCCATTGATTTCTGCATTTTGTAGGGCTTTATGCAAATCTGCTTTCAAAACATTCAAAATCTTACCACGAACAGGGAAAACTGCCTGTGTAAGTCTATTTCTTGCTTCCTTAGTTGAACCAGCAGCGGATTTACCCTCTACGATGAAAACTTCACATTCTGCTCTGTTCTTTGAGCTTGCATCAGCGAGCGTACCAGGCAGAACCGCACGTTTCTTACTGTCAGTTTTACGCACAGTCTCTTTCGCTTTCTTCGCCTTTTCACGGGCCGCACGAGCGAGAAGAGCCTTATCTACGATAGCTTTTGCGTCTTTTGGGTTACTATCTAACCAAATCTTGATTTCCTTAGAAACCAATCTCTGTACAACACCACGAGCCTCGCCAGAACTTAACACTTCCTTAGTCTGACCAGAGAAAACTGGGTCGGGCATAATAAATGAAAGAACCAACACAAGTCCTTCCTTAAGCTCTTCACCAGAAATATTTGCATCTTTCTCTTTCAAAAGACCTTTTTCTCTTGCATATTCATTAATAGAAGAAGTCAATGCAGTTCTGAAGCCAGTTAAATGTGTACCGCCAGTATTAGGAATAGAGTTAGTATAAAGTCTATACATATCTGTATAAGAATCATTATACTGCATTGCAATTTTAACACCGAGTCTGTCTTCAACATTTTCTGTATAGAAAACAGAAGTAAGTGTTGTTTTGCCTTTATTTAAGTCGCTAATGTAATCTTGAATACCTCTTTGTGAAGTGATGGTTTCCTCTTTGTCTTTGAAATTCAACATGAAAACCATACCAGGAGAAAGATATGCCAACTCCTGAATCTGTTTTCTCAAAGCGGTATAATCAAGTTCAATACCTTCTTTGAAAATTTCTGCATCTGGGATATATGATACAGTTGTGCCAGTTGTAGTTTCTTTAGTCGCACTTTCGTTGTAACTAATTAATTCGCCCTTTGCAAACTTTGCAACGGCCTTCTTACCATCACGAGTAGAAGTCACAGTGAAAGTTTTTGAAAGAGCGTTAGTTGCTTTTGCACCAACACCGTTCATACCACCAGAAGTATTATAGCCAGTTTTACCCGAACTATCAAACTTCGCACCAGTATGCAACTTTGTATAAACATTTACCAGTGTTTCACTTCCATCTTCAGCTTTACCAAACGGAACACCACGACCATTATCTGCAATCGTAATGCTATTGTCTGCTCCTACTGTAATGGAACACATAGTACAATGTCCGTTAAGATATTCGTCAACTGCATTAGAAATGATTTCCAGTGTGATGTGTCTGACACCTTCAGGTCCGATACTACCGATATACATACCAGGTCTTAGTCGAATCGCCTCGATACCTTCAAGTGTCTTAATGTCATTTACACCATAATTAGACACCATAGAATACTCCTTTCAAATTTGTTGAGATTTTTTCTTTACATATATATTATACCAAATTTTTTGAAAAAAATCAAGCTAAATTCTAAATGACAAGCCAGACAAATAGAAAAAGGCCCTTAGGACAAAAATCCTAAGGGCCCCAATATTAACCTGCGGCGTTTTCATCAAGTGGGTCGTTATTTCCACTCATCATTGCCAAGTCGTCTGGAGTGTATTCTGCCAGAGTTGTTTCATATTTAATTCCGTTTTTGGTGTTTTCAGCTGTTGCTTTCTTATAATAGAATGCTTGGCTTACTCCATATGCCGTCCATGGAAACGCTGCCATAGCAGTTAACCAAGGAAGTTCACCAAAATATTGATTTTTAATGCAGATAAAAGCTAAAACCAAGAAAGTTATAGTAACAAGCCAAATTAAAGCAGTTTCTTGGACCAAAAGCCACTTGGAAAATTCTTGAGTGTGCTTTTTATTCTTCTTTGTTGTAGAGCGTCTGCGAGACTTAGACTCAGTTACTCTTTGAGAAGACGCATATGTAGCATATCTTTCTGCATATGTTTGTGGTTTCTTATTTTCAGCCATTTTTACACCTTCTTAGTGTATTTCAAGCTAATCCATCCTGCGCCAGATTTTAACTTACCCCATCCAGCTTTTTCTTCTACGATGGTATAAGCTTCATTCTTATGTACTACAGTATTAATTTTATATGTAGTGCCAGCACCTGCACGAACATTTAGCGCGCTTGCGGTAATACGAACTATATATGGAAGAGAATTTCCAGTAGATGCATTCGCAACATAGCTGAAATACTTATTGTTTGCGTTACTTACATAAGCATATCCGCAACCAGCACCAGGCCATACGATTTTATACCAACCAGCAGAAGTTCTTTCTAAAACTTCAACTTTAGCACCTTTGTTAACAGTACCAATAATCTTATAAGAAGTTTTAGGGCCAGTTCTTACATTCATATAGTCTAAAGCGGTAGCGGTACCAATGCCCTTGCCGCAGTATTCTTTGTTTTCAATTGGTGCTACTGGTTCAATCTTACCAGAAGAAACGTCAGCTTTTGCGCCATTAGAAAGAACAAGAACAGTATGACTATTCTCTTTTACAAGAATGTCGCCGCGTTGCAAATAAGCATCGCTTGTAAGATATTTACTATCAGTTAAAATTTGGAATTTACCAGTATTAGCAAAAGCAGTTCTCATATTACGAGTGGTTCTCATGTTTCCGCCTGCATATAAGATATCAGCACTAACGCCTGCACAAATTGCACACATAGAAACTAATGAGCTACAGTCGCACTCACAATCTACAGAAACTTTTGACATATCTAACCCAACTTTTTTAAGCTGAGCATAAAGAGTATTACGATTCCACTGGTCATAACCAATATGTTTATTTGCACAAGCTTGTTCCATTGCAATTGCCATTTTTTCAGCAATTTCAGGGTCAGTACATCTAATTAAAACATTCCAGTCTTTATTATACCAGTTTCTTGTGCAAACTTCTTTAGCGGTCTGGTCGCCAGCTTGACCGCCAGCGCCCTTTCCGTTTTCATCTATACTTGCATGTCCGATTAATACAGCCATATAGGACCTCCTTTAATTACACCCTCTTGGTGTAGTTTAAACTAATCCAACCAGCTCCAGATTTGAGTTTACCCCAACCGTTCTTTTCAGCAACGATAGTGTAAACCTCACCCTTTCTAACTTGAGTTTTAACTTTAAAGTTAGTTCCTGCATCAGAACGAACATTCAAAATATCAGCAGTAATTCTTACTAAATATGATTTAAATTCAGAGGTAGAAGAATTAGAAGTTGTCTGACCTACGATAGAACTCTTCTTAACTACGCCAGTAATAGCGCCGGTTCTCAAAGTAGAGAACACAACTTCATCATTGCGGATTTCTCTTACATAGAGAACACTCTTAAATACCCAAGCTGGAATATTACGACCAGTTGAATATGTAGCTCCTTCAACGAGCTTAATAGTGTCGCCCACCTTTAATCCTTCGGTTGCAGCAGGCGGAGTAACAGTTTCGATTTTGTTAGGATATACCTGTACGCCTTTTGAGTTGTAAACGAAATATCCATCACCAGCCTGGTCACAGCATTTCTTAGCATTTGCAAGAGAGGTAAAAGCACCTTTTTGAGAAGCTGCATTAGTCCAGCTCTTACGAACTCTATACATTTCACCAGCGGTTGGTTTTTCAGGGTCTGGGGTAACAGTAGTGCTCCCAGAGTCATTTAACAACTTCGCTACATCGTTACGAACATCATCCATATCCTTACCATATTTTCTAAACCAGTGCATTACGTCACCATGATTAGAACCAAAACCTAAATCATGAGACTCACAGTGGCAAGTAATAACAGGAACCTTAACTCCATTCTTAGTTACAGTTCCTTTTGGATTTAAATTATACATCTTACATAAGTAAGCAGTAATTTCGCAAGCTTCTTTATAAACAGTTTCAAAATATTCTTTACTATTTAAAGAATCTTCACAAATTTCAAACTGAATCCATCCGTCATTTAAAGAACCTTTAGAGCCACTGCCGCAACCCCATGGACGATAGTTCCAAGGCATTGTCTGAACAGTAGTAACAGTTCCATCGGCAAGCTTACCAATCCAGCAGTTAAGACCAGCTTGACGTTCAATGTGGTTCCAGTCATTTTTGTTATTATTAGTTCCCAAAAGTTTCATAAGTTCAACATAGTTTTTATCATTAGAACTTGGTTGAACGTATCTCTTAAGGGTTGGGTTATTTGCACCTGTGCTGTGCCAAAGCACTCCAAGAACAGTCATTGTACGAGTTCCTTTATAGCATGTAGAGTTAGTTTGCATACATACTAATGGCTTATTACTTGAGTTGTACTTCATTTTATTACCTCCAGTATTAGTTCCAGTAGTCGTGTTTGCTGATTTTGAAGCATATGAGTCATAGTACTTCTGACCATAGCTTGCGCGTTTATTTTGAACAGTTACGCTTTGGTCTGCTGGTCTTTCGAACTTCAAGAGAACACTATTAGATGCCTCCAATACAGAAGTAGCTTCGCAAAGCACCTTGAGAACTGAATTTTTGTACCCTTCGCTTAATTCTTTATATAAAAAATCAAGCTGCATATTTAAGTCACCAATTGACTTGTTAACGGAATTTGCATAGTTCAAAAGATTCTGCTTACGAGACCAATAGGTCCATTGAGCTAATCCATATCCTGCGCTATCCTTTACGAAATTGGTATATTTACCCTGGTCAACTGCGGCTGTATATTCAGCATCAGTATATCCCAATTTTTTCTCGTAAGTGTTTTGAAGATTAGTAGGTTTCAAGCCAGACTCAGCGTAAAGGTTACCCATTAAACCAGCAATACCATAATCATTAAGACCTTTTGCCTTAAAATAATCCCAGATTACTTTAGGGTCTGCCGCAGATGTATTTACTGCGCTTGTATCAATCTTAGTATCAGTTGCCACAGTAGTACCTCCAAATGTTGAGCGAGAAGCTTCATTTTGGCCGTACCAGAAAGATTTAGTGGTTCTTGTGTCCACATGAACAAAAAATCCATCGCTATTGGTTTCATATAATCCAATACCGAGGATTCCAATACTCTCTGCGTATTTTGCAATTTCTGCAGGAGTTACTCCAGTGATGTAGATATCTGCGGCCTGACCTTTTGCATGGCGAGAACCAGTTGCGCCGCCTACATTTTTGTTATGGGTTGCACATCTATAACCAGAACTAATATTGACAGGTTTGCCAAAATGCTCTCTAATCTGTTGTAAATAAGTTACGAGCTTGTCATCGACAAGTGTAGAAGAGCAACATCCTGAACCGTGGCAATCAAACTCTGTGGATTTGAAGTTTGAACTAAGTTGAGTAGAACTACCCTTAACAAAAGTTTTAATAGCCATTTTAGTCTATTCTCCCTTCTTAAATTTGTGCATAAAAAAACCAAGTGGCTTTATTGCCACTTGGTCTAATTATCACATATTTTCAGCAATCATCGCAATCTTTGAACGATGGATATTCTTAAGAGTTACCTCTCCATAAATATCTGAACCTCTAAAGACGCGAGAAGCTCGTTTCATACCATTGTTAGCACCAGCAAACTCAATACTATCAACCTGAGTCTTGCAGTCACCATCAATAATACAAATGCTGTCTTCTCCAATACGTTGGAGAGCGAGCTTCATGAGTGAAATATCTAAATTCTGGGCTTCGGAGATATAAATGCCAGCGCGCATGCCAGTTGTATCATATCCACGAATGTCAGACATTGGTAAAAGAACAAGTTTCTCTTCTTGAATCATTCTTTCTACCTCAATCTTACCTCCGAATTTACTACTTAACAGGTTTCCGATTTGTGAATCCAAAAGTTTTTCATCACGGGTTCCAGGATAGAATCCTAACTTAGCGGAATTCTTAGTCGCTACAGTATTACAGAACACAATGATTTTATCCAACTTGCCTTTATCAAGACGATTTAAAAGGAAACCAAGAGCTAAATAAGTCTTACCAGAGCCAGCTGGGCCTTTTAACATGGTAATTTGATTATTAGCTAAACTATCAGCCGCAAAAGCTTGATAGACATCCCCCTTCATCGGACGAACATCTCCAAACCACTTAGAATTAAATGTTTGGTAATCGAGGTGACGATAAGCTTCACCAGTCCAACAAAGTCTATCTACGATTTCTCCACCATCTTTCTCCTTAACAATTAGATATTGATTTGGAAGAAGATTGAAGCGGTTTTCATTAAAGTTAGAGTAAAACTCACCCATTTCGTCATTGTTTAAAGAAACTTCTACGAAACCAGTGTAATCGTCCTCATTATCTTCGTTAACACTTGCTACGTCTGCGAAGAAAATTCTTGCGATAGTTTTCAGAGCGAGGTCATTAGTATAAAAACATACTTCATCGCCCTTTGCGCAATCAATGGCGCATGCGAGAATTTTACTATCGTTAGTAATGGTTAATTCTGCCTCCTGGATGGGAATGAGCATTTTTTCCTTAAAAATAACGATTTTAAACTTCCCGATGTTTTCGTCTAACATATGTAATAGTTTACGAGCCGCATATTTGACCTCTTGGTCTTTGTTAGATGAGGTCTTGATATTTTCAAGCTCATCAAGTGTAATGGATGAAATCGCAAATGGGATATTTTCTTCAAACAGACTATCTACCTTTAGTAGTAGGCTGCTTGTATCATAAAAGTTAATCATCGTAGTCCTCCTCGTCTTCTTCTTCTACCTCTACTGGTGCAGGGACGCAAAAGCCAATCTGGCGTTTAGGCGGCTCTTCTGGTGTAAGTTTGTCTTGAACATCCTTTTGCATTAAAGCCAATTTAACTGAAAGTTTACCTTTCAATACCTCAAGCCATGTCATAATGACAGTTGCGAGTGCATCAAGAATAGGCCATAGGAATGACGCGAATAACATACCTGCTAAAAAATATAGTAACACAGATATAGAAAATCACCCCTTTGAAATTTCTTTCATTCCTACTTAAGATTCAAAGAATAAAGATTGTTGGGCTTTGGCCATTCTTCTTAAACGGACACGGGTATAAAATTTTTCTTTTTCGTCGATAATCTCGTATAGGTTTTGCAGTTCTGTAGCTATGATGTTCTTAGCTGTAGCTAAATCATTTTCAGTCATGCGAATGTGTCTTTGTAACATAATATTTTCATAGCCTCTGGGATTAAAACGAGAACTGTGTTTCATATTGTAATAAAGCCTGTTCAAGGCATTTAACTCGCACTTGAGTTCATCCCTATGACCACGAAGAGCATTGATTCTTGCGCGACGGTATGCAAGTTCGCAACCAGTCTTCTCGCTCATCATGTCTGAATCATCTGGATGACATGCCGCAGTTCCAACATAAGTTTTACCAGTAGTAGCATCAGTCAAAGTACAAGTTGCGTATCCAACCTCTTCATCCCAGGTAAAAATTGGGTCTAACTTAGTCATATGAATAACCTCCTTTATAGATTTATATTTATATTATACCAAAAAATATAGGAAAAGTCAAATGGGCACTATTTGGAAATTTTTTTCCTATGGGCGATTTTTTGACGACAACGGTCGTCAAGGGTGGTCACGAAGAAAAAATGGTATGAAAAATCCCCAAGGCTTGCGCCCTGGGGACTATATGTATTATGCGTTAGTTGTTCTCACCATTGGTAACAATCTTAGCGCCGAGCATACCAGTGAGCAGAGTCTTAAGGTCGATACCCAAGGACTCAGCCATACCCTCAGAAATCTGAGTAGTAGTGCTCATGATGTTGCCAGCGAGCTGACCGGAGTCATTACCCAGCATGACAATCTTGTCAACGCCCTGGTAGCCTTCACCAACCGCACGAGCGATTTCAGGCAGCTGCTCGAAGTAAGTCTTGATGGCCTGCATCTGCATGTCTGCCATAGCAGCGTCACCGTACTGCTTCATAGCCTCAGCCTTCTCACGAAGACCGTCTGCCTCAGCCTGGAGCTTAGCCTTGATGGCTTCAGCCTCAGCGAGACCCTTTGCCTGTGCCGCAGCAGCTTCTGCTTCACCCTGTGCACGAACTGCATCTGCAAGAGCCTTCTTAGCTGCAGCTTCTGCCTGAGCGAGAGCCAGGTCAGCTTCAGCCTTCTTCTCTGCCTCAATCTTAGCAGCTTCTGCCAGTCTCTGACGCTCGAAGAGGTCAGCCTCAGCGGCCTTCTGAGTCTTGTACAGAGCGGCGTCCGCAGCCTGCTGTTCAGCGTACTTCTTAGCTTCAGCAGTCTTCTTGATTTCAGCTTCCAGTGCCTTTTCCTTGATGGCTACGGCACGTTCCTGGAGCTCGATTTCCTTCTCCTGACGAGCAAGGTTAGCGTTAGCGGTTGCAATTTCCTGCTCTCTACGCTGGTTCTCAGCCTCAATCTGCTTAGCAGCATCAGCCTTAGCCTGCTCAGTGTCAGCCTGCTTCTGAAGTTCTGCCTTACGGATTGCGAATTCAGTCTGCTTCTGAGCAATCTCAGTTGCAGCTGCAACCTTAGCATCGTTGGCGTCCTTGTCGGCCTGAGCCTGTGCTACAGCAACCTCAGCCTTAGCCTTAGCAGCTGCGATGGAAGCTTCCTTACGAATCTTTTCGATGTTGTCAACACCGAGGTCCTGAATCACACCATTTCTATCAGAGAAGTTCTGAATGTTGAAAGTGGTGAGGTCGATACCAAGGTCTGCAAGGTTAGGAGTAACGTTCTCCTGAATCTTCTCAGCGAATGCCTTCTTGTCGCCGCGAATCAAATCTTCGAAACGAGTCTGGGAAATGATTTCACGAATGTTACCTTCGAGAACAGGAATTACAATGTCTCGAATCTGAGCCACAGTGTAGCCAGCAAACTTGCTTGCCGCGATGCTCTGACGAGCAGGGTCAAGAGAAATGCTCATGTTCGCAACTGCATCAACGAGCACATGGATAGCATCCTGAGTAGGAATCTCATTACGAGAAGTGAAGTCTACCTGAATGTTTTCCAGTGTCATGCGCTGAACACGCTGAAGCAGAGGAATTACGAAGATACCGCCGCCAGTCTTGCGCTTAACCTTACCCATACCAGAGATGATAAGGACTTCGTTAGTGCCAGCAACCTTCCAGCAGCTCTTAATCAGAACAATTACCAGAACGATTGCGATGAGGGCGATGCCCACAGTGGAAATAATAGGAATCAATACATCCATTCTTAGTTCTCCTTTTTCTTATCATATTTTGTTTTCAAAGTACATATATTAGCAGTGCCATTCGCACTTAACTAACCAAAAGATTCTTCGACCTTGGCGGTATCTGACCGCGTGGTCATCATACCAACCTTTATCGAATTTTTCAATCGCCTTTTCGGCTTCCTCTCGGTTTTTGTAAACCGGCTCCTTATGGAAAGTTAAGTTACCGTGGTAACCACAACTCTCCTGAGGGTCATAAGCAAAACTGTTGAGGTCTTTCAGAATTGCTCGCTCACTTGTTGAACAGTGATAGTCCAAATGTCGGATTGCGTGGCTCATTCTTGTTCCTCGCTCTCCCCAAGCATTGCGATACATTCAGCAGCCTTTGTCTTAATATCCTCAATGATGGTATCAATGTCAACAGGATAGCAGTCGTGAGAGTCCATACCTACATGGTACATAAATGGAATATCCTGATAGAAGTTATCTTTCTGATGGGTGTGACCATACAGATTGATAGTATGTTCACGCAGGCTTGCTCCCTTTTCCAAATTGGAAGTCATTGTTGGGTAATGACTGATGTAGAAGCGAATCTTCTTATAAGTCACGACATCTGCGTACTTGCCGCACTCAACGACATTTGGAGCGTCTGCGTAAGCCTTAACACGAGGGTTTGTGTCATGGTTTCCTCGCATCATAATGATATGACCATTAAGACGCTTTAGGAATTCCATTCCCCTTTCAGTGTCATTCAGCATACCGTCGCCCAGGTGATACACGGTATCCTCGGGCGCAACCACGCTATTCCATCTTTGTACGATGGCTTCATTCATATCTTCGACATTCGTGAAGCCTCTTGGTTCATACAAGAACCCTCGGTCGTGACAGAAGTGAGTATCGCTTGTGAACCAAATTTTACTCATTTTCTGTCTCCTCTCTTGGTGCCACAGTGAGCACCTGATATTTATATTTCTCATTCTCAGTAGGACGCTGGTACTGATGCCACATTCTGCGAACTACGCTCTTAGGAACGAAAGCTCGACCAGAACGCAAATCATTCTGTGCCAGACAAATGTCCAAAGGAATGTTGAAATCTACTGCGTACAGATTGACCACATTGCGCAAGTCCAATCTGTCGAGAACTTTGTTGCGAGCCTTTTCGCTCAAGTGAGTTGCGTCGATGAAGACATTAGCAGGACCTGCCACATCTTCCAACGCCTCTTGGATTTTGGAACAAAAAGCGGAGAATACTTCGTTCTCACGAGCAAAGTAATCTTCGTCTTCTCCAATCATGGAAAATCGAACTTCATCGCGAGAGATATGAACTCCACCGACATTGCTCATAGCGAGCTGGTTCTTAACCCAAGTAGTCTTGCCGGAACCCGGCACGCCACACATCAAAAACACATTTTTCTGCTTCATTTACATACCTCCTTTTTCAGATTCGATAAAGGACATAGACTCTGCAGCCTCTTCCTTATAATCTCCATTTTCAAAAGCTTCAAGAAACTCCTGAACATCTTCGTAGGTTTTACACTCGATGTGATTTACCTCGACTTTGCAAAACGGACAGTAGAGCTTCTTTCGATGATGCTTACCATGCTGGAAACCCTTGTTTCGCATCAGCGGAATACCCTTTTTACCACAGTTCATACAATAAAAATTATGCTCTACCATTGCTCTTGCCATATTTGTTCTCCATTTCTTATCAACTTCTTTCTTTACCTTATATATATATTATATCATATTTTTTATAAAAAATCAAAATTACAGATAAGGTGTAGTGTTGAAGACCTCTTCTTCCCAAGTATCAAGGTTCATCAGTGAGAAGTAACCTGTAAATACCGCACCTGCATCAATACAACACTTGTGACCATCACAGTACCAAATGGCGCCAGGTTCAACCTCGCCCATACGGCACGCAGGGTCAATTTCATCCAAGAGATATGGAGTAGGAGTGTGTCCATGAATTACAATCGCCTTTTTGAACATTTCATCTTCAGGCCACGCATCAAGGAAATGGTCTCGACTCCAAATCAAATCTTCGTCCCAGTTCCACGCGAGTTGTCCGTCGCGCTCACGAGGAGTGAAGCCTGCATGAGAGAGATATACGGTCTCGCCTTGCGCATTTACATAAACGGCTTTTGTTGGAAGCTGAAGCATCTTGATTCTCCACTGAGCCCAATCTTCTTCCTCCATACACTGCTTGTAGGTGTTTCCACCGCCGTTGCTACGAAGCAGGTTGTAGTTACGACCGAATCCCTTACCAAGAGCGTTAACGAGCATATCCTCGTGGTTTCCCTTAATGTAAATAAACTGAGGGTCATTCAAAATTGCTTTGATACATTCCCAAGGTTCGGGACCGCGGTCACCAGCATCGCCCAAGAAATACACAATATCATCGGGCTGAAGAAACTCTTTAATTGTCTTGTAAAATACCATCATTCCGTGAATATCAGAACAAGCATAATGAGCCATCGCTAATCGCTCCTTTCTTTTTTTATTTATTTCTTAACTTTGTATATATATTATAACATATTTTTTTATAAAAATCAAAAAAGGACTTATGGTTTACATAAGTCCTCTTCTGTTTAGAAATGCCAATGATAATTGTCGTTACGACCTTCGGCGCGAGGGCCAGGCAAGTTAATGCATTTCTTGTGTTCATTTCTTGCATGACGCTGGCTCATATTACGCCAAGTATCGACATCGGGGATAATGTCCAGAAGCAGATAATCATCAATCTGGTCATAAGTTACGCCCATATTGTCTTCATCAGTCTGACCAGTCATACCATCCGCAGGCGCCTTATCAACCAGGTGACGAGGGATTTCCTTCATCGCACGACCCATCATGAGAACTTCACGAACAGTCAGCTCCTGGAACAGATGGAAGTCGCCGGCGAGATCGCCATACTTGGTGGTGTAACCAATCCAACCCTCGGACCAGTTACCAGTATTGACTACACGACCTCCATAAATTGCTGCGATAGCATATAGAGTTACCATACGCATACGAGCAGGAACATTAGTGCGAACAGCAGGAATTTCGCAATCACCACGACCCACGCAACCATAAAATGCATCAACTGCAGGCTCGATATTGATTTCATCATACTTGATACCAAGAGCCTCGCAGACTTCATAGGAATGCGCGATGTCTGCCTGAGTGCCACAAGGCATCAATACGCCGTGAACCCTGTCTGCGCCCAGTGCTCGGACAAGCAGGGCGGCCGCAATTGTAGAATCCTTACCGCCGGAAATACCGATGATAGCTTTGGTCTCGGGACCGGCATTCTTCACGAAATATTTACGAATCCACTCAACAGTGTATTCAATCTGATATTTGGGGTCAAATTCCCACTTTCTCTTATCCTTACCCATTTTACTTTCCTCCGTTATAATGAACGATATAGACTATATAGTCTTCATCAAAAACTTCTCGAATCATTGCTTCGATTACATTCCAGTTTGCGCCACCGCGGTCACAGCCAATCAGATAAGGGAAACCGATTGTAGACCCCTTAGGAAGAACCTGCTTGAGATTATTCAAACAAATCCAAAACGCATCATAGGAAGTGTAACGCTTGCCATCATAACCATAGTTATTCTGTGCAAACATATTGCAGACATGTTGATGTTTAATGTCTTTCATAAAGTCCTCATACAGAGGAACGAGCTGAACATCACCAAGCATCATATTAACGCCCAATGTTACCATTGCATCATATTTTGCTCGATATGCATCATAAACTTGCGGGTAGGTATCGCGAATCTGCTTCGCGATACCAGACGCCATTTTACCCTGACAATTCACCTGATGGCAAATCACATCAAGATTCATGTCTTTCTGTACTTTGAGTAAGTCACCAGGCATATGAACTATCATTAGTGTACCTCCGGATAAAGATTTGCACGAATCTGCTGGAAAGTCTGCAGATTGTAGTACTGACCATCCTTGTAGATAGTCTTCATAACAGTGAGATTGTCGTCAACCCACTCAGAGAAACCATCAATGCACTCGAAAGTGCCATCGGGATGCTTCTGAACCATGCAGCAACCCTTCTGAGACTTCTTCAGTCCGCCAACGTCGGTCTTAGGGTCCTTGTAGATAGGAACTTCCTTACCACCGAAGACACCATAAGTAGCCTTCATAGCCATGCCCCAAGTATCACGAGTCAGAACAGTGAACTTGTTGTCCGGGCTGAACAGAGCGTGGAAACAGAAAGCGCCAACGCCGAAGACCACATTAGTGGAAGCAAAGCCCAGTTTTTCGAGGGATTCATAAATCTGCTCAACGCGGTTCAGAGTGCAGCCATCGCCGTAAATCAGACCAATATGAGGGTCGAGGACCTTGTAACCAGCAGCATTGATAGTGCCGCCAAAAACATCCCACAGCTTCTGGATAGTGCCAACGGAGATAGCAACCATGTCGCCGGAGTCAGGACGAATGAGCAGTTTGCCATTGTGGGCGAGAATTTCGTCCTTGCAAGCAGGAATGATATTGTTTACCATATTCCAGTAGTCATAGGTATCAGATACCATAGAGAAACTGGTATTAGGATAGATTTCAGTCAGCATACGCTTTACGAAAGTAATTTCATCACCATCGATTGCGTAGTTAGCAGCCATAACAGAGTGCTCAGTGGAAACGGCGCCAATGCCAATCTTGTGCTCTGCACAGTTAGCATAGTAGTACTCGTCCAGATAAGGCAGAGCAGGAATGGTAGAAGTCTTATTGAAAGACAGGAGCCAAGAAGCAGAGCAACGAGTTGCATCTTCCAGGCAGCTCATGCCACGGAAACCGAAGTCAGCCATTGCCATATAAGGGTCGGCGCCAGGTGCGGTATGAGAATAGAACTTCTCAGCAACCTTGTGGTACTCCCAACCTACGGTCGCATATGCGCACATAGGCCACACTTCAGTCTGAAGCAGGCACTCAAGCCACTGAATAACCCAGGCGAAACGAGGATGGGTATTGCGCATCTCAACCAGAGGAATTCCCATATTGATTACAGAACCCTCGGGAATTGCGCGGATTTCTACGGGCAGGTAGCCCAGTTCATGCAGTTCGACGATACGGTCTCGCGCCACATTGCCAAGACCAAGGTGGGCATCGATGTAATGGTCATATTCATACATAACCTGTTCGATGGTTTCATAGAAGAACTCTTCAAAGCCCTTCTGCATATCCATAATGAAAGGCTGAATACCATAAACAACCATCTTAGGGAAGTTGTCATTCATTGCCTTTCGAGCAGTCAGATAAGATACCAGATACTCCTGGTTATCGGGATACATCAGAGGGTGGCACTGCTTATAAGAGTCACTGTACAGCATAATCATCTTACGAAAATTCATATCTTAAATCTCCTTTTCTTATTCAAAATCGCCTTTGATATCAACTTCAATGTCATTCGGAATAATATCCGCTGCGCCTTGAACTTCTTCAAAGACGCGATTTAAGTAGCCGTCAATTGCAGCTTCGAATTCAGATTCTGTACAATCTTCTGAAACTCCAACTTCACTCGGCTCAAAAGTGAATAGATAAGTTACTGACACATAGGCTTGTTTCTTCATCTTAGGCTTCCTTTCTGCATGACCGCAGGTAGCAATTGCTTCGGCATCGCCAGGACATCTCTGGGTGCCGCAATGACTACAAAATTCCTTTTGAAAATATTCAATCATATGAGGCTGAAGAATGTATTGCTTTTTACCATCAACCCATTTCCAAAAGAAGCGACCAGAGCGAGGATAGCAGAAATTGGGATTTTCAAAATCCGCCTTTACATTAGATTGCGCTACTGGTAAACCGGGTGACCACGGCCACCAACCAATAGGTACGAAATCAATTCCATCAGCTTCTGGGCATTTCGCCCATTCTTTTTCCCAAAATTCATTCATTGTATACACCATTCTTTCCTTCTTTGTAGTACCCAGCGCATCTCAACTTGCTGAGAGGAACGGGTTTATGGTCTGAGAAATACAAGGTTCCTTTATCAGACACTCTATACTTAGCTACCTCTTGGGTGCCATCTTTGTAAATTAACAGTAACTTTTTGCCTTTAATAAAGTGCTGATGCATGGCTTTTCTCCTTTTCTCTTGTTTTTTTCTCTTTCCTTACTTTCTATATATATTATAACATATTTTTATTAAAAAATCAAAGAAGCCCTATTTGCATAGGGCTTCTCTATCTTTTCTTTATTCAAAAGTAATGGACAGCTCGTCCGTACGATAGAGCTCATTCCAATCAGCGTCGTAAATTGCCAGTTTAAAGGCAATTTTATCAATGCTTTCTGTAATGTTATTGCGGTCAAGGTCTTCCTTCATAAACGAGAAGGTTTCATTTGCCTTTTTACCTTCCGCAATTTCAATCGTGAAATAAGGGTCAATCATACAGTCATTAACCGAAGTCTCGACCATGGCAACATAGATTGTCTTATCTGTTGGGTTCTCAACATAAACATCAACAGTATAAGCATCCCAGAAGTCGTCACGATAAGGTTTACTTGTTACTCTGAAGATGACACGGTCATTAGAAACCAAAGTAACAGGATTAAAAACGACTTCGTCCACAGCAGTCTCATCCTCGGAAGGGTCAATAGTTTCGGAAATCGAAGTGTCCGGCTCGGTTGTGTCAGGAGCAGGGTCGCCCGCACAGGCAACCAAGCTGAAACACATACACAGAGCCAAAATCAAAGCCAAAAACTTTTTCATTTGGTTCAGTTCCTTTCTTAAATAATCTCAATCAGTTCATTCTGAGCATTTCCAGGGAAGATGCTATTGGTAGTGAAAATCTTCTCTACCAGACCAGAATTCACCAAATCTCCATTGAAAATAGTCATCTCACAGTGAGTGACATAGAGATAAACCTTTGCTGCGCCAGCGTCCTTGAGAGCCTTAGCAGTATGGTAGAAAGTGCCACCACGAGAGCAGATATCGTCAACAATCAGAACATTCTTGCCGACAACTACATCGGGATGCATGAGGTCCAGACCCTCAATCTTACCATCTGCCCAGTTACGACGCTTCACGCCAAAGGAATAAGGCTTGTTTACCATACCAGAGTAACGCTTCATTGCGCCCTCGTCAGGGTAGCACATAACCAGATTTTCGTCTGCAATCTTTTCGATTACAGTTTCGATATGGGCCTGTGCAGATACAACCTGCACATTATCCAGAAGAGCCTCGCACACATTGGAATGGGGGTCTTCGATGTACACAGCAGCAAATCCCAGGTCATTGATGGTTTCGCAGAAATACTTCAGCGTAAACACATCAGTAGGAGCCTTAACCCGGTCCATACGAGCGTGAGGGCAGTAAGGCATATACAGGCTCAGAGGAAGGTGCTGATAGTGCTTGCGGATGCAGATGATGGTAAACAACTCGGCATCATTCTCATAATTCCAGATTACCAGGCCGTTTTCCAGCTGCTCCGGCAGATGCATGAGCAGGGTGTTGTCGGGATAAGAAAGCTGGTCAATTACAACATTTCCAATTCGAATCATATTACTTCTCCTTTATCAATCTACTATAAACTTCTTCGATTCGGTCACTATCTTCCCATCCCATCTGCCTATATGCAGCCAATCTCAATATTGCACAATACTTTTTGAAATTTTGCTTTGCATATATGAAGAGGGATGGGGAGTAAGGAATATCGTTTTGCTTTAGAAAAGCAATTTGTTCATCATTCATTGATAACCTTAATCTGGCAAGACTTCATAGTTTCCAGAGCTGCCAGATGACGCTCGGGAGTAACGCCGGCGCAGCAACTTGCGTCAACAGTTACCTGCACTTCAGGGCAGTAAGCCTTAATCAGCATTGCATTGGAAACAACGCAGATATCGGTGCAAACGCCCATGAGGATAACCTCGTCGATAGGATTGTCGGGGAGAATGTCGCGGATAATCTCAGCCAGGCGGATAGAACCAAAGGTATTCTTGAGAACACGGCTCTTCATAATGTCCTTAGCAGAGTAGAAGCAGAAATTGCTACCATAGTCCACAACGCTGGAAATCTGCTTATTAATGCTCCAGCCCGGAGTACCCTCGATACAGTGGGGAACAGGCAGGTTCTTACCCTCCTGGGTATCCATATAGTCAGCGTAATGGGTGTCCTTGGTGAACATAATCAGATTATCACCGGCGTTCAGTTCTTTCAGACGCTCCACCATCACAGGAACGATTGCCTGAGCCTCAGGACTACCCAGGGCGCCATCGATGAAATCATTCTGCATATCAACTACAACAATAACTTTCATAAGGTATTAACTCCTTTTCTTACTTTATATATATATTATAACATATATTTTATAAAAAATCAAGGGCGAGGTTTTACCCTCGCCCTCTATCTATCTCTTAGGCGTTCTTAGCCTTAGCAATGTCGGTCAAGACACCTTCGAGGGTAGTGCCTCTCAGGAGCTTGTCAACAGTCTCAGCCACAGATTCACCGTTAGCCAGAGCGTAAGGTGCCATGTTGCCGGTTACAGCTTCCAGAGCCTCTGCGTTTGCCTTGGTAGACAGAGCAGCAACCAGGTCAGGAGTAATGGATTCCATGATTTCCTTAACAGTCTTAGCATATGCCTTCTGCTTTTCAGCCTCGATTTCAGCCATTTCCTTAGCGTGAGCGGTCTCAGCGTCAGTGATAGCCTTCTTACGAGCCAATTCAGCGGTCTGGATTGCAGTCAGGACTTCCTGCAAGTCCTTCTTAGCCTGAACTTCAGCAGCGGCAGCCGCTCTCTGCTTAGCCTTGAGGGCCTCGTCACGAGCCAACTTCTCTTCCTGTACCTTCTGGTCAAGAGCCAGTCTGTACAGAGCGTTGGCGTTCTTCAACTCAGCTTCCTGCTTTTCAACAGCAGCCAGAGCTTCAACGACCTTCATCTTAGCTTCAGCGTCAGAGAGTTCCAGAGTCTTGCTAATCATCTCGAACTGATGGTCCTCGAACATATTAGCAACGGAAGCGGCCATCTTGATGCTGAGGACTTCAACATCATAAACCATCATACCATTCTCTGCGAAGAAGCGACCCTTAGTCTTACCATCCTCAGAAACACCCAGCACGCAAGCACGAACAATGTCAGTGCTGTTTGCATAGAAATCCTGGATAGTGTGGTTCTTCACTTCTCTCTTAAGCAGGCTTCTCATATGGTCAGTCATATACTTGACATAGTTTTCAACAGAAAACCACTTATCCTTGTGCTCTTCAAGGAAGTTTACACAGTAGGACAGCTTAACCTGAACATCAACAAAGTCAGAGGTCTGAACATTGATGAGGTCGGCAACCTTGTTGTTCTCAATGCGAAGGAACGCAGTAGTGAGCAGATTGTCAGTGGTCTTAGGACGACCAGTAGACAGGCTCATTGCTTCCACGGTTTCATCGTAATCGAGCAGGCGGGTGGTAGGACCAACCACAACTTCTCTCTTACCAGACTTGGAAACGACATTGATAGCGTAACCAGTCCATACATCGACTGCAACTACACCCTCATACTTGGTGTCGAGAGTAATAGTGCGAGGTTTGGTGTAGGAAACACCACGACTGATATTGGCATTTGCCTCGAAAATTGCCAGAGTGTCGAGCTGGTTAGAGGTGCTGTAAGCACAGTTGATAGCATCAGTGAGTGCATTGGTCATGCCCTTACGAGCCATCTTCTCAGTTACCTTCTCAGACAGATTGCCGTTGTACTCCAGAACTTCCATGTTGCCAGGGTAGAGCAGAGCACATTCCTTAGCAGTCAGCTTACGCTTAACCACAACTTCCTTACGAGGGTCAGGCAGGTACATCTGAGGTCCCTTGATGGTCTTAATCTCACCAGTAAGTCTGTTGAGGATATAACGACCTTCGCCCTCAGGAATTGCGATAGCGTGGTGCATATACTTACCGTCGTACTGAATCATCGCGTGTTCAGGACGAGGATAATAAATCATCTGTTCCTTACCAGTGATGAACAGTTCTTCACCAGTAGGATGCTCAGTGCCATCTTCATCCTTATATGCAGCAATTACCTTGATGTAGATACCGCTGATAGGAGAAAGCTCCAATGCGCGGAAGATAGAGCCGCCCTTAGGACTCTCAACGAAAGTCTCAGTAGGCTTAGGGAATACCACGGCAGGACCATGGACATATCTCTTCTCACCATCTTCGTCCTTAAGGATTGCATACTCCAGGCGTTCCAGAGTAACAGCCTCGCGCACAAAGCCCATCTTGTCATCGTTGTTGACAGCAATTACTTCGATACCAGTAGGAGGTACATAGAAGGAAACTTCAGTACCCTTGATAACGAGCAGCTGACCCATGAAGTACTCCTCCTGCTTCTGGGCAACTTCCTTACCCTCAGCATCAACGATGGTAGCACTTGCGATATTCTTCATAGCAGCCTGTGCGTCGTATACACGAGCAAGCAGATACTGGTTGGAACGAAGTCTGTGACCACGAACAACCTTTGCCATCTGGCCCGGATACAAAGCGAAAGATACAGGACCAGGAATGTTTACCTTGGTACCAATCTTCATAGACTGCGGAATTGCATTTGCCTTGCCGGACTCAGGATACTGTCCGTCAGTGCAAGGGTTCTTGAGGATTACATACCAACCTTCGGGAGCGCTGACAAAAAGCTGTCTTGCCTTCTCGAAGTCCTGGGTTTCCTCAAACTTCTTAGTTCTGGTATTGAAAGTTACCAGAGCTTCCTGCTGGCTAATAGTCATAGTCAGCGGACCAACATGGGACTTAATAGAACCGTTGGTCTTGTTCTGCAGGAAGCAGAACTCATTAACAGAAAGAACAAGGTCTCTCTGCTGGCGACTCATAGGAGAACCGCCATAATTCTCTTCATCATATCTTCCCATATTCACTACACTCCTTTATCTCTTATTCTGCGGTGCAAGCGTCACAAGTGCAAGCCTCTTCCAACTTTGCGATGAAAGTAGTGTTTGCAGCGATTGCGCCTTCCAGAACAGTTCTCTTAGAAACGAGCACCTCAATCATCTTGTCGATGCTGTTCTTCTGAGAAGTCATAGCAGCACTGTTAGCCTTAAGGTCGGTGATAGTCTGCTCAATAAGAGCATGAGACACCGCGGCCGCGCCGGTTAACTCCTCGATTTTCGCTTGAAAATTATCTACTTCTGAAACTTGAATAGTCTTTGTATTGAACATCGTATGTAATTTCCTTTCTTACTTTTCATATAAATATTATAACATATTTTTTATAAAAAATCAATTATAATTTTTATTACCAGAAACAACCATAACCAACGGTTTCAAAACCATTACAAGTCCAGTTACAAATCATTGGAATGTCGTCCTTGGCATCAAGACGAGTAATTTCTGCGCCCTTCCAATTTAAAAGCCAAATGAAAGCATCGATAACAAAGTTGAGGCTTAGGGACGGGCAAGCGTCTACCGCAAGCACTTCATCAATAGAGTTACATTCACTCCAATCATTCCAATCTTCAGTTTCCCACATTCTCTCAATAGGATAGTTAGAATCCTTGAGAGCCTGCCACACATCATCACTGAAATGCGGCTCTTCATACTGGTCAGCCATTCCATCAAAGAAATGCTCACCATACTCAAACTTAATTGCCTGTTGGGCATTAAAAAGTTGAGTCATAGAAGGTGCATCAACAAGCACCTTGTCATATTTTCCATGACCATCATCAGACCAGTCACCAAAAGGAATATACATTTTCATATTTAGTCCTCCTCTGGCTGAATTAGGTCTTCAATATATGCACGACCTTCACCTTTGAAAATCGGAATTTCGGTGTCAATTACCCATTCGTAATACTGACGAGCAATTTCACGAACTTCGGGTTCACCAAATTCTTTTTCGATAGTTTTTCGCTCAATCTCCAGTTTACCGGGCTTGCGCACAACGCAAGTTCCTCTCTTCTGGTGAGTTGGAAAATCGTTCCAGTTAATGCCCTTCTCTTCGTGAAGCATATCCTGAATCATGTTGCAGCTCTTACCCTGCAGTTCTCTGTGAGAGAAGTTAGCCTGACCAACCATTTGAATACTGTTACGAGTTGCATCTAACTGGCGCCAGTAAATAAGGTTAGTTACTTCTTCTCTTGGGATATTGAATGCTCGAGCATCGAACATCGCAGTTCCCATCTTTTGCTGATATAGAGTCCATCTCTTATCCCAGAAGTCAGAACCCAATTCAAGGTCTGCGCGAGTCAGTCCATACTCTCTCTCCAACTCGTCATAATCCCACTCTTCACCGTAGTGGAAATGAGTCATCATAGTGTGAATATGACCAGTGAAAATCTGGTTAAACGCCATGGTAGCCATGGACGCAGAAATAGAACACAGCTTCTGAACCTCATAGTCGAACCATGCAGAGCTGTCGAGATGCTTATAGTCTACAAGGATGAGAGTAATCTCATCAGACTGGGTATAGCCGAGTACACAACCCTGAATGTGTTCGCAAAGGTATTTAGTTGTCTCCTGCATAGACTTAATCAAAATTTCATCAAAAGGTCGTTTGAAACCTCTGGTGAAAGTGTGAAAAGCCTTACCGTCAATTCTAATCGCCACAGGAGTACGGCGCATTAGTCGAGTTTTTGGAACACCCTCGTAGAATTCTTTCATACGAGTGCCTAAGTCGTCATGTACTGGCATATAGACCTCCTTACACGAGCATAGAGCCGATAACCTTGTTAGCGACAGCCATATCTACCTTACCCTTGAGAACAGGCATTACAATCTTCATAATCTGACCGCGATTCTTTTTCTCAAGAGCATACTCGTTGTTCAGGACATCGAGAATCATACCCTTGATTTCGGTCTCATCGGTGATGAGCTGAGGAGCATACTCCTTAACAATCACCATAGCAGCTTCATATTCTGCCAACTTATCGGTACGAGATGCAGGACAGGTATCAATCATTTCCTGAGTCATCTTCTGATATTTAATCAGAGTTTCATCGACGAGTTGCTCAGTAATCTCGACTCTACCCTTCGCAGTGATAGAAGCCTTCTGAACCATGTCAATCATCTCAGAAAGGACAGCCTTACGCTTCTCGTCCTTATTCTTCATTGCATTAACTTTTTCTTTCTGCAAAACTTCCAGCTTCATTTCTTTACACCTCATAATCTGTTTTAATTTTTGAGAATACCTCACCTAAGCCGCAATCAAAAGTAATTGCAGTCTTCAAACGAGGCATATCTGTTTCACCCTTGTTGATAACAACGATAGGGCAACGCTGACCTACCACCAGACTTGCCGCAGGATAAACTGACAGCGAAGTGCCTCCGATGATAATTAAGTCGGCGCTATACATATCGTGGTTTGCGCCACTCCACGCATCTTCGGGCAGATTCTCTTCATAGAGAGTAACTGCCGGACGAATAGTCCCGCCGCATTCGCATTTCGGAATCAAATCTTCGCATTCGAAGATATAATCAGCTGAATACTTCTTGCCGCAGCGAGGACAATAATTTTTTTCAGTTGTGCCGTGGATTTCATGTACCATCTTAGAGCCTGCCTTTTGGTGCAGACCGTCGATGTTCTGAGTTACCACGGAGAGCAGCTTGCCGCACTTCTCCAGTTCAGCCAGCTTATAGTGAGTGATGTTCGGTTCGATACCACGACAGTCGAGTTTCTGTCTATAAAACTCATAAAAGACTTTCGGGTTCTGGTACAAACAACTATGACTTAACAGATACTCTGGCTCAAACATATCGAACTGAACATCGTGTTGATTATATAAACCATCTTTTGAGCGGAAGTCGGGTATACCAGACTCCGTCGAAACTCCGGCTCCGCCGAAAAAGACGATTCGATTGCTCTTGGCAATTAAATCATTTAATTTTGCTACTTTCTCTTCAAAAGAGTCAACCATAAATGACATTTCTGATATACCTCTCTTTCACTTCTTTACATATATATTATATCATATATTTTTAATAAAATCAATTAAGATTTTTTATTTAGAAAGTGTGTTGATTATCATACTTCCTACTAAATTTCCTAAAATTGCTAAAATTAAAGTCCAAGACCAAGCGTGTGCTACGCCGAGAACAATAACATTTGCAATGCAATGTTGAAAACCACAGAAGATAAATAGAGGGACTCCATACAATATTCCAACATAAGTCCCTCTCTTAAACAAATCAACACATATGTACATAATCATTCCGCAGAATACGGAACGAATAAAAAATGCTACTGAAAAATCCCAACTCGCAACTTTTTCCAGCGCTACTGGGATTAACTGTGGTGAGCAATAGCTAAGTAGTAAACCAAACACATAGCCAGCAACAAGGTTGATTACCAAAATCTTGGCTAATTCAGCCTTTCTATCTTTCCAATAATAGCCAGCTCTGCCGGTATACAAGTCAGCCTGTAGGTAACAAACGCCCATTAGTCCAAAAGCAAAAAGCACGGGGCCAAGCGGATTGCCAAGGAATAATAAAACCGCAACTCCAAACCCAATAAGGATGGAGGCCAGGATACTTTTCATTAGAGTTCGGACCTAATCTTCATGAGGAGTTTGCCGAGGTTGTTCTCGCCGACACCCCTACATACGCCCCAATAGGTGTCGTTCCACCAGTTACCTTCAACGAGCTCTTCATTTCCGGTCGCCTTTAACTTCGCCGCCAGTTCAGGGTCTGCGAACTTTTGACGGAGCGCAGTTTCCATAACTGATAGTTTCACTTCTTCCCAATCTGGGCGCAACTTAACGCTACGACCCATTTTCTTAGACTCACCAGGAGTAGCCGCACGTGAGATGTTAATGCGCTCCACCATATCGAGAGTCTTCATCGCTTGGAAGTAGTGCTCAGTAGACGGGAAGGTAAGCTTCCCATCACGAACAGTACAAGGGTAGAAGTTACTTAAAAATGCAAATTCGCCATCGAACTTATCAATCATTTCCCGTCATCCTCCATGTACTTTAGTTTATGTCGCATGATATCCGCTTCAGCTTTGAGAAGTTCATGCTCTTTCTCAAGCTCTTCATAGCGCTCCATTAGTCTATCATATGCCCACTGAGCGCGATAAGCTGCGTCCTCAAAAGAACAGCCATAGCCGCAATAATCATCGGTGTTTTTGCTACGCTCTTCACCAGCAATGTCGGCTTCATATGGATATGGGCAACCGCCGCAAACACTCATTATTCTTCCTCCTGGTCAGGCATATGTCCCATTTCTTGGAGCTCTTTAATCATTTCCTGTTGCCAGATATGAACGAGGTCAGATTCTGAAATGTATCCGCCGTCATAATAAAGAATACCCTGCTTTACTTCTGCAGTATCTACAAGTTCGCCATTTAAAGCGAGGAATGCCTTTGCGGACTCTTCAGAAGCAAAGTCGATAGCTTTCTCTTCCCAAGTTAAAACCTGACCAGTTTCCTTGTTGAAGATATTCCATGTCATATCTCTTACTGCCATCGTAATTCTCCTTTACATTAAATCTTGGAAAGTAAATTTTTCCTTACATTTTCCGCATATGCAAGTACCAACAGTACCAATAGATGTAGGTACAAATTCATATGTCCACATACCTCCAATCGCACCACCAGCCTGCAATCTCTTTTCCGAAGTATCAAGACCATGCGCCTCGGCCATGTGAGTATCTTGCCACTCATGAATGCGGTCCCAGTCTGATTTGTCCAGACGGAACGAATAACCGAGCGACGAGCGCATCTCTGCAATCTGGTCTGTTAGCTTCTGGATTTCTTTGTTTTCATAATGTTCGTCATGAAGACGCTCATTTTCTGCCTGAAGCCTATCATTTCTTGCTTTTTCAGCATGAAATAACTCTTTAATATTTGCGGTAAAGTCATCACAGGCTTCATCAACATCTTTTACCACCTGAATGCCCTTACCATTTACGAATTTCATATATTTCATAAAATTCCCTCCATACAAAAGAAAGGGGCCGAAGCCCCGTTTCTTAGTCGATGTCTCGAAGCTCCTTTTTGCGAATCTTCGCCATAATCTTTTTACGATTGTCGGTTCTCGCCGGAGCTGAACCCTTGCGGGCTTTATAGGTAGGACAGGTCTGGCACAGACCGTAGAACTCTGCGTCCTTACCTAAATCACAGTTGTGTGCGCATACATAATGGATGCACGGAAGCTCTCTTGTCTTTGCCATAATAATCCTCCTTAGTTCTTGCTTAACTTGTTGATAATTTCGCCTACAATCCAGTCATAACCAGCCTTATCGCCAGTAGAGACCAAATAGTCGATACCCTCGTCTTCGAGCATCTGCTGAATTTCTCCAGCAATCTTGTCAGACTCCTCTTCAGTCTGGAAACGACCTACTGGGTTGTATTCCTTGGTTCTTACCAAAAAGAAGTTTTGACAATCGTAACTGTTCATAACATTGCGAACCATCTGATTAAACTCGTCGCCCAAAACAGGGTCGTTGTTATAAACTACAGATAACAGCAAAGGTGAGTCAGTTACAATTACATCTACCTTATCAGCACAGCGGCTGATACGGAAATACTGCTTACCAAAAATGTAAGCCTGGTTATTGAAAACCGCCTCACTCTCTTCCCAAACCTTATCCTTTGCGAACTCAGTTACAAGTTTGGCATTAAAGCCGAGCATTTTCAACTGAGAACAGATATAGGCGGCTCCGGTAGATTTACCAGTTCCGGGAGAGCCGAAAAGATTAACTAAAATCATTCGTTTCCTCCTTATATTGAGGGAGGATTACTCCTCCCCATTTTCCTCTGCTACATCCTGAGCCTCTTCCATATCAGGCGCAACAGCGTCGGCCTTGATGATGCCCTCGAGCACCTTGAAAGAGAAGTTCTTATGCTTGTAAGCGCAGAACTTAGGTCTGTTGACGATTCTTACAACTACGCCCTCACGAACGTGGGTCTTACCGATTGGGTCTGGACCATCGTAGAAATCTTCTGCAATCTTACGAACATACTCACCAGCGTCAACCACCTGTAGAGAACCTACATCGTCAGGCAACTGGTAGAACTCAGGGATGATGAACTGGGCAAAAACTGGGACAGTCTTAACGCCCATCTGCTCACAACGATAACGCATGAAGTCAGGAGTGTACTCAACCACATCGCCATCCTCGTTGGTCATAGTCATTCTGTAGACATAGATATCAGACTGAGGCACAGTAGTTTCGATTTCGAAGTTACCCTCTGCATCTCTACCGTACATAGTCTTCTTTCCAGTTGGAGAACAACCATAAGAGAAAGTAGTAGTCTTTCCGTACTGCTTTACGAAATCCTTATCGTTCAGCTTCTTGTTATCAGCGTCGCCCATGATAGGTGCGCCAGAAGTAGTGAAGCCAACTACCTCATAGTAAACAGTCTCGCCCTTATGGAGCTTGCCATCGAAGAACTTGGAGTGCTGCTCACGGAACTCGTTAGAACCGTAATAGCCACCATCAAAGTCTGCAAGGATAACTCTACGAGTACCAGATACAGAACCCCAGTTGTACTGTGCCACACCCTCACGTCTCAAGATACGGTCCATAAGAGTTCTTTTATAGCCATTGAAACGAGGCAGGTTAGCAGTACGCTGAGAAGTGCCGTGCATCTTCAAGGTAATCTCAACGAGGTCACCAGGCTTGAAAGCAGACAAGTTGTAAGCCAACTGCTCAGTATCTGCGTGCTCCATGAACAGAGGTGCCACAGGCACTTTCTTCTTGCGGGTACGGTTACCCTCAGGAGTGTTAGAGCGAGTCTTGTTGTTTCTCTTAGGGATATACTTGGTGCAGATATCGTGACCGTTTACCACGTCGATAGTATCACCAATTTTCAAATGATTTTCTGCCTTATCGTTCTCGCCGTAGCAGTAGTCCAAGCAAGACAGAGGCAAGAAAAGTCCATCAGACTTCTCACCACGCAGACGAATAGTAGTAACATTTCTCTTATCAGGGTCCATGTAACCGCCAATGTTGTTACCATTCTCGTCCTTTTTACGGAGCAAGTTGTTCTTCTCCGCGAACTCTACAGAAAGCTGTCCATCAGTTGGGAAGTATACGCCGACCTGGTCAGCAACATACTCCATGCTTACACAGACAGTGTTGCCAAAGCACTCAGCCAACTGAAGTCTATCAGCATTTGGGTGCTTACGCAAATTCTTTAGAGTAGTAACATAAGCTACATATGCCATTATTCGTTTTCTCCTTCCACATTTTCTTCTTTCACTACGATTTCCTCAGCAAAAGTAGGAACAGTGAAGTTATCGCTGAGGTAACTAACTTCCTTGTCTCCGCCATAAATCTTAAACTTCCAAGACATATAAGGCTGGTTCTGAGAGCTTGCACGACGAATACGCTTTGCAACATTCTCAGGCTTCATCTCAGTTAACTGAGCCTTGTTGTTCTTGGCTACTTCTTCATAAATCCAGTTCATGCAAGCATCCATAGTTTCATAAACTTCCACAATAGTATTCTTACGCATACGAGCGATATGAGGAGTAGAAGGTACTTCTACCTTAGGCTGAACAGGCTTAGCCACTTTCTTAGGCTTCTGATATTCAGGGAAAGGACACTCTTCAATTTCGCCCTCTGCATTTATGTATTCAAATACTTCCTTGAGGAATTTTGCGTCCTCAAGTGCATCGTGGCTCTGTTCAACAGATTCAACACCACGATAATGAGCCAGAACCTTAACCAGACCAATAGGCTTAATCAAACCAAAATGCTTCTTCACGGAAGTCGCATAATCGTTCAAAGCCATGCCAATCATAGAGAGGGCGGCCTGAGCTTCAAAATTTATACTCTTACTTAAATTCTTTCTAACGAAGTCAATGTCAGAATTGCCATAGCAATAGAACTCAATGTTCGTATCGCCTTTAAGCCACTGATAAAAAGAGGAAAATACTTCGTCGGACGAAGGTGCGTTATTAACCATCTCCTGCGTAATGCCGGTCAGATTGATGATGAAGTTGGTAAGTTTCTTGTCTGCCTTAACATAAGACTTGAACTCTTCTCCGTCCTCACGAACGCATCCGATTTCAATAATTTCATTGCTAAACTGAGTAGCTTCAAAGTCCACGAAATATTTCATAATTATCAATTCCTTTCATTTCTTCATTTCTTTATATATATATTATAACATATTTTTTAAGAAAAATCAAAAAAGATAAAAAGGGCCGTTGTTAGCGGCCCTTTGTGTAGTTCTCATATATTTCTTTCATCTGTTCACGCATATCTTCAACCCAGCCTTTTCCACCATGACTCCAGAATCGAGTTCCGTCCTCATTTTCGGCAACAAAAGCCACAGGGTCTTCGATGGAAGCGCACCCCCAAGGGGCCGGCGCAATTCCTACCAGAAAAATATCATTTTCTACGCAATCAGAGTTCATTACATAAAAGTCTACTCCAACCCATGCGTTCCACATTTCATGGTAAGCATCGCCCACATCATACATATCATTGAACAAACCCAGCAAATTCAGCTGATTTTTGCTATTGGTTAAATCAAACTGCTTAACATACCACGCATCGCGCTCCTGCCAAGAAGTTTCTCTATCTAATTCTGTAATATTTTCAACAAGGTGACCGTATACATCAGCCTTACCATCACCTTTATAAATTGTCGTGCAGAGATGTGTAGAGCCGGGTTCGTCAGAGCATTTGTATCCACGATACTCAACTCCAACAATACCCTCTTCTACTGGAATCCACACGGAACGAGGTGCCCCGTACATATTTAACTCCTTATGTATCAAGCAAGAGCTTCGTGAAGCATCTTGCTGCGAATAGGATTGCGCAATTTGCGCAGAGCCTTGGTTTCAATCTGGCGAATTCTCTCACGAGTTACACCGAAGTGCTGACCGATTTCCTCAAGAGTACGAGGCTTATCGTCCTCAATGCCGAAGCGCAGCATCATAACTTCTTTCTCTCTCTGAGAAAGAGTATCGAGAACCGCAATTACCATTTTCTTGTTGTCCTCAAGAATAATGGAATCACCAGGCATTTCAGCAGAATGGTCAGCAACAAGGTCGCCCACGGTTGCATCATCTTCGTCGTTTACTCGATTATCGAGAGACAGGGGGTCTCTATTAGCTTCGAACAAGAACTTAATCTTATCAGCAGAAACGCCCATTTCAGAAGCGATTTCCTCGATAGAAGGCTCTCTTTCGAGTTCCTGAGTCAACTTACGAATTGCTTTGTTCATCTTAGCCGCTGTTTCGACCATATGAACAGGGATACGAATAGTTCTGCTCTGCTCCTGGACTGCACGACCGATAGTCTGACGAATCCACCAAGTAGCATAGGTAGAGAACTTATAGCCCTTGGAAGGGTCAAACTTGTCAGCAGCTTTCATCAAGCCGATGTTACCTTCCTGAACCAAGTCCATGAAAGTCATACCAGCATGACCGATATACTTACGAGCCACAGAAATTACGAGGCGAAGATTGTGCTCAACCAGTTCGTTCTTTGCAGATTCATCACCTGCAACAATACGCTCACCGATTGCCTTTTCCTGTTCAAAAGTGAGTAGAGGAATTGCACCAATCTCACGCATATACAGTTTAACAGAATCAGTCAGAGGAGCATTGCTTGCATCCCAGTCAGCAGCAGCCTCTTCCTCTGCGTTGTCGACGATAACATCTACGCCAGCTTCTTCCAGAAGAGCGTAAACCTGGTCGAGTTCGTCTTCCTTAAAAACCTTCTCAACCTCAGATTCATTGATTACATTGTTGTTCTTTACTGCTTTAGAAATCAAAACATTCAATCTTTTCTGCATAGATACCGTCTCCTATTCCCATTAAATACTTTATCACTTTTTCTTACATATATATTATAACATATTTTTTTATAAAAGTCAAGTGCAATCGGGAGGACTACAATTAGTCCTCCTCGTTGCCAGTATTCTGGAATGAAAATTCGGGATTTTGGTCCCAAGTGTGGTCATCTTTGTCAAGTTCAGAGTAGAACATTGGAGATTTATCCAGCCACCACTCGTTGTTCCAGGTCTTCTGACCATGCCAACGATTCCATACAGTTTCCATATCTTCGTATTCCCAGTAGAACTGTTCTACACAAGGACGCTCAATACGGTCAGCATGGAAATGACCGAAACACCAAACTCCGAAACCAATATGCTTGCGCAACTCATCCATCCACAGCTCCATACCAGTCTCTACGGTAGTCTGGTCTACACAACCAAGGAACAAGTCAGTAGGCTCCCAAGAGAAAGGACAAGTGTGAGTGAAAACGAAGTCGTACTCCTTGTTAGCAACCTTATTGCCGATTGCTTCCATTTCCTCCGCGGTTAGCTGTTCGTCCTTAAACCAGCCAGAGAAGGACTGCCCGGCCGCAGCCGCACGCTGCAAACGCCAATACTTATCAACAGAGTAAGCACCACCAATAGTCAAAACAGAATGCCCATTGATATTGTACTCGCCGCCGTCCATAAAGTAGCGAATGTTTGCGTTGTCCGGGTCCATGTAAACATTACCCTGAACATCTTCATCCCAAGCTACCTCATAACCGAGATTCTCAGGACGCTCTTCGTGGTTACCACGCACGCAGTAAACGCGCATGCCCCACTTAGACAGTTGATGTTTCTTTTTCTTTTCGCTCTTATTACAGTAGAAATTAACGCCTGCATCACCAAGGATGATGACTGCGGTTTCGCCTGGTGTATATTCTACGTTGCGAGCAATGTTACCAAGACGAGTATCGACTTGACCATGAGTGTCGCCAGTCAAAATCCATTTAGTAATCATAGTTAATCTCCTTTCATAGAACTCCATACGACAGAAATCCAAACTGTCAGACTTCCATCTTCTTCAATTTCATATTTATCTATCACATCGTTAAGATAGTAGCTATCCCCGTCGACACTCTCCAATTCCTTGCCGGTCCAGCGGCAATAGCCATAGAGCATATCAGGCTCCATGTCAGGGAAAGGAGAGTTGCAACGATACATAATGTCGACAGGTTTATTATTTACGAGCAAATCTCTTAAAAAAGTCATACCATTTCCTCTTTTTCTTAAGCTCGCGCGCAACCGCAATCTTCATGATGTTGTAAGAAACATCTTCCAGAAGGTCACGCATTGCAGGGTCTTCTTCATCCTTCTTGCCTTCGCAGAATGCGTCAGCGATCGCTACGGCGTGGTCTAAGTATTCCTTAGCCTCGACGCGCGCAGTTTCCAAGTCGATTTTATCAAGGAGTTTGTAATCCATGATTCTTTCTCTCTTGGTCTCAGTTGGATGTAGGCAGCTCAGATAGCTCTCGCCGTTGATGTATCTTTCCAGATAGTCGTCAACACGGATTAAGTGAGATACCTGCTTACCATCGTAGCCATATTTATCGATGATGTCTGCCTTAGTAGGATATCTGTGCTCCATTGCATGGTACTTCTCAAGAGCGATACCTTTCATAGACTTAACCGCACGATGGACATTCATTCTTGCGATTTCTTCTCTCTTGGCTACGAGTCTCTGCCACTGTTCTACATACATAGGGTTTACGATGTAAAAATCAGTGAACAGAATTTCGAGGAAGTTAAGGTTCTGTTTACGGAAAGTTTCCATATACAGGCGCACGTCCTTCCAGTCAGTATGCTCGTCATTTGCGCGAACATGAGTGGTAGACACGGGCTTTTTGTTTAAGCACACATCTTTGAAACTTGGTACGACGATGAGCTTAGTGTCGACATCAGAGCCCTCATAGTCCAGACCATAGTTCTGGGAACCCTGCAGGAAAACGCCAACAATCTGCTCTTCGGGGAAATACTGCAGGGACTCATCATAATGTTCCTGCAATCTTTGAAAAATTAACTTTTCTCTCTGAGCCATTTTAACACCAGCTTTCTTCAAAATCTTTCTTGTGAACAAATTCGATAAGACCTTGGTTATTACCAATCAGCATAACCTGAAGAATAACAATTTCTTCAGCCATGCGGTGGTCCATATTCCAAGTCGTAGGATTGTTTACATTGAATTCTCGGTTATCCCACTTCAGTTCGCGCAGAATAATCTGGCTCTTGGGATGGGATTTGCGGAGAGTGCCGCTAACTGCATTTACATTGTAGTTGAAGTGGGCGCCACCCACATGAACATTAGTAGAATCAAACATAATTACCAACCTCCATATCGAATATAAACACTTAACATAGATAATCCCAGTAGCACCAAACTACCAAGGATAAGGATTAGACATTCCCTTGTTTTCATAACGCATCACCTTTCCGTGCTTTCCAAGCTGTTGCATTGTAGAAATCATATTCTGGGTGCCTTTGGATTTTCCATCCCAAAAAGCTACAAGGAAATCTGCATATTCTGCCATTTGTCTATTGCGCGCGTGGCCGGCGTAATTCCCTAATCCATCCCAATCTGCAGGGAAATACTTTACGGGGATGCCGTTAATCTGCGCCCACTTCTCACCCAAAGAATCTGCCCCTCGAGCGCCGCCGCAAACTACTTCTGACACAATAATATTCAGACTTTTCATCATTTCGGAGAGATAATCATAGTTATCGAAATCTCTGCCACCAGCAATTATTACTTTCACTATTTATTTTCTCTCCTTTCACTTTTCTATATATATTATAACATATTTTTATTAAAAAATCAAAAAAGCCCTTATGGTTTACATAAGGGCTTTTGGTTACTCCAGACGACCTTTGAAAGGTTTATTATCATCTTCATCATTTTCTTCAATCATATCTTTAATGAATTCGTCGATAAAGGTATAGTCGCCATCTTTGTATTTTTTAACTAAACTATGCGCTACTGGGAACAGTAGAACGAATACTCCCACCCATGCGAGCCACCAGCTAATCAAAGCGAGTAGAGAAAATAGACCCATAATCACCAGAGAAGCGAGAGCCGCAATGCCCATAGCTGGGAAAATATGTTTATCAAATTTCAACTTCATGCTATCAGCTCCATTTTTATCTTTATTATATTATATCAAATTTTTTAGAAAAAGTCAATAAACAAGAAAAAGGGAGAACGATACGAAATCGTTCTCCCAGTTCATTAGGCTTTAGGTGGCTTGTTAACATTAACAGCAGCTTCAATCTGCTGAGTGATATACTCATTCAAGTCGCCAACTGCATTCTCAAGATATTTCTTAGCTTCGTCATTAAGAATTGCCATAACAGCATTCTTTGTCATATTGAAAGCAGTCTTCTGAGCCTCGGCGTCAAATTTACCAGCCGCCTTAAGTGCTTCGACATATGTCTGGTTTGTTGCAATTACACAGTTTTCAATGGTAACAGCAAGCATATTGATGTACTTGTCTGCGAGGTCATTATCAACCTTACCAGTGATTTCTGCGCTCTTAACTTGGATAAATTTAACAATATACATTGTTAAAACACCAAGAAGAGGAAGCACACAAACTTCGAAAATGTCAGATAAAAGTGCTAACCAATCCATAATATTACCTCCATTATTCGGTTTATTATATTATACCATAAAATTAGCAAAAAGTCAAATTGGGGAGAAAGAGCCTCCCCATAGAATTAGTCCTCTAATTCAGCAACAGACTCAAGAACTTTATCAGTAAAAGCCTTGAAATCTGCGTCAACATCAGCCTTGTGGAGTGCGAAGAGTGCGTGGTCTTCAACAGAAATGCCGATGTAAATATTCTTCTCACCATTGTAAGAAGCAGTAAAAGTAGCAATAACCTTGTCAGCAACAACGGAACTACCAGCAAAATTTACACTACAACTATCCATTCTAAGCATATCAAGTTCCTCCTTTTAGTTCAAAAATTTCCCAACGAAATTTTTATTTCAGGTTTTCGGTCTTTGCGCCCATCTCCGGTCGGCGCAGACTCGTAGATTTTATTACTCAACTTCTCCCTCATTTGCCACCTCATCTTCAACAGGGTTTTCTGTTAGAGTTTCAGGCACAACTGGAGTTGTCTCTTCTGGGGTCTCCTCGACTTCTGGAGCTTCTTCAGCAGCGGCCGCAACCTCTACAAACTCGTCTTCAATAGCAATGAAAACTTTTTCAGAATTAGCATCAAAAGCTAAAGTACCAGGTTCAACTCCTGGGTATTCCTCAAGCTTTAAGCTATCTCCAAGAACCATATGAGAAGAGCCACGATTGTAAAGAATTAACTCGTACATTTTGGTTCCTCCTTTTTACGTAATAAAAAAGTAAGGTGCGTTACAAACACCTTACTACTATATATCTTTGAAAATCAAATCAAAGGTTTTATTTTATTTTGTCCAACATTAAACTCCCAGTTTTCGAGTACAGCTTCAAGAGAACTATAAGGACACCAATTTCCACTTTTTCTGTCGTGCAAACAAATACACCAACCGTAAATCTGTCGAATCTGCGTGCTCAGTTCATATACCTCACCATGACGGAATCCGCAAGACCCATCCTGACCAATAAATCTACCTTTTACCATATTTCCTCCTTAAACAGAAAAAAGCGGCTCACATTTCTGCGAGCCGCGGGATTTCTTAGCCGATTACAGCGTAGCGCTCGGTATTCAGCTTCTCCATCATGAGGTCATATCCAGTCTTGCCAGACATGATGGTCTCGAAGATGGAAGGAGAGAAACCAGACACATAGCTGATAGGTCCGTTGCCCAACATAGGGATGTTGTTCTGACGAGCATCGACATTCCAGAAAATCAGATGAGGCATCTGATATCCGTACTGTGCCCACTTGCGAGCGATACCCTCAAGCACAGTCTCAGCATTTCTGCTGTTGATAGTGGAGGTAGAGCGCCAGCCAGAAGTAGCAGCATCAAACTCCATGTCAGAGATGATGATGATATTCTGAGGCAGGTCGTCCTGAGAGCACTTAGTCTTCAGAGCGGTGTCGAGAAGCAAGTCGAAGGTAGCCTCGATGTTGGTATTATCTACAAGGTTGGTCTTGTAGATACGCTGCACCTTATCAACGAAGTCAACGCCTTCGGTGGCAATCAACTGAGGACGGCTTGCGAAGGACACATAGTGACCAGCGAAAGGACCCTTAGCCTTCTCTGCACAGTACAGACCGAGAGAGATAGCCACATTGATAGGAGCAGAAGCCTCAGAGCCGCACATAGAACCAGAGGTATCTACAACAGCCAGGCCGTTGAAAGTCGCACCGTTGAAGTAATCAGCCAGGTTATCCCAGTACTTGTTTACCATCAGACGGTTAGTGTCGTCCAGCTTAGGAAGGTCTCTCATAGACCAGTAGGAACCGGTACGGAAAATCTTCATAGCTTCAGCGACACACTCGTAAGGATACAGCGCCTTAGCGTTGACCTTCTTAGTGGTATCCTTAGCAAAGTCGGCATAAGTCTGAACGTTCTCGTTCTTAGCACGCTCAAGGTCGTGTCTTGCGAAAGCGTTCTTATAAATCATACCAGCGCGAGAAGGAATCTTATCGAACTCAATCTCGTCCCAGCGACCCTCAGACATTAGACGCTCCAGAACATTGATACGCTCACGGAGAATAGCCAAAGTCTTACGATACTGCTTGTGAGTCATGCCGAGATACTCACGAGTAATATTTGCCAGGCGGCGAGACTCACGAGAAGAAGTATTCTCGGACTTCAACCACTTAGCGAGCAGGGAAGGAGCCTTGCACTGAACATCGAGGTTCAACTGCTCCTTAATGAATGCGAAAGCATCTGCCTCAGCAGGAGTACCTTCGAATACATACAGGTCGTCCCAGCGACCAAACTCAGGGATATGACGCATATTGCGAACCACAGCCGCAGTATCCTGCTTAGCGAGGTCACGCATTACTACGCGGAAGAAGCGTCTCTCACCCTGACCGCCGCGCACATCGCGGATATAAAACAGGCACTTCAGAGCGTACACAGGGTTCTCTGCATATGCCTTACGGAACATCAAAATTACATCTTCGTCGGAACGCTTACGCATTGCTGCGCCCATAGCGAACATATCCAACAGGTCAGACTTAGTAGTCTTATGAGTTACTCCACCATTTTCAGTCAGAGTAAAGTTGGTATTATCAACGAGACCATTCATGAACTTATTCATATCACATTTCTCCTTTTTCACTTTGTTCTCTCTTGGACAAGAGAGGTGGTTTATGGTTACAAGACACTTGTTTGATAAGTCGTGTTCTATTTTAACCCACTTGAACTACGAAATTTCTCTCGGTTGGATATGAACCAACATCCGACAATTCTTGTCTGAACATATCAAGTTCGTTTTTGAATTGCTGTTAAAGTATCTTTCTTAACCTTACATATATATTATATCATATTTTTTTGAAAAAATCAATAAAAATTTTTCAATGGGTTACTTTCCGCAGATACTGTCCCTCGTTCAGCTTATTCCTTTTGGTTGAAAGGTGAGAAATTCGGCAATTATTCCTCCCATTCTGTTAGGCTTTCACTCACCCATTGCCTACGCTCTAAATCAACTTACGGTCATTTTCGGGGAACCACCCCAGAGACACGTCATGGAGGGAACTCGCGCAGGTTAGTTTGTTCTCTTAACTCCCAAAACTTTATTCTTTAAATCTTCACAAAGATACTTTTCTTTCCACCTTTTAGTTTTCGGATTACTATCTCTGTAGACTGGAATAGTAATGGAATATTCTGAATGTTGATTTACTGCATTTGCGCCGACCGTACCATGCGTATAGCCACCGCAAAGCTCAATCTCTTTTTCCATTTCTTCTTTCGTTAAAACGAAAAACAGGCTTTTACTTAAATCCTTTTCGTTGATATAAATGCAGTAGTAAAAATCAACATCCTGCCATAGACGAATCTGGCGTACATTTAAGTTCTCTCCTACATTAGTAAAAGAATTTTTGAACTCATAATATAAACCATTTTCATCATGGGCGTCACCTCGGTCCAAACGAGAAGATACTTGTGTTAAACCCAATTGTTTACACAAAAACCTCTCTCCCATTGGAGCTTTCTGTTGAGCAGATAAAGAAGCAGTAGCTGTGTAATAAAGTTCTGCATTGCCGCAATTAACAATGTCATCATCAAGGTTTTCACATCTGTCAATTAAATCTTGGATATGTTTTGCTTGATTTAAGATTTCTTCATTTCTTTTTCTAACTTCTGATATTAACATACTCAACTCTCCTTGTTGCTAATGGAGTCAACGGTGGGATTCGAACCCACGACATATACCGGTTTTGCAGACCGGCGTCTTGAACCACTTGACTACGTTGACATATAAATGGTAGGCGACCAACCTTCGCTCCTACCGCGGACGCATTTAACTTTCACAGCGCCAACCATCCGGAGATCCGCTAACGAGGCACCGGACGCATCCCGTCTCCTGCAGTGAGATGGTGCGCCAGGCGAGGTTCGAACTCGCGACCCCCAGATTAAAAGTCTGGTGCTACTACCAGCTGAGCTACTGGCGCGTGTAATCAATTTCTATATTATGTTCTCTGCAATATGCCAACCAGCAAAGATAACATTTATGTTCTCTTTCCCATTCCTCATAGCAAGTCGTTGCTACAGTGCAGAGATAAATACCAGGACATCTATGATTATCTATTTCTTTGTCGATGTTAATTTTCATTTCAAATCCTCTCTTTTGGTCGGTAGCCTTGGACTCGAACCAAGGACCACAGAACTCACTAACTTACGCACCTTGCCTTGCCGTGTACTCGAGTTGGCCGCACCGATGTTACGCAAGGTTTTGGAACTGTTTATTCAGATACCCTACACCGAATCACTACCGATGTTTGTAAACAGGGAATGAAGCTAATCTTTGGACTTAGGTCGGCTGTTATTTCAACATAGCCGATTGCCACTTAGTTCCAACTGTAAAACTACATTCCCACCCTTTCGGCAACCTTAAGGAATTTCTCCCATGCGCTTGTCATAAGGTTGGTTTTTAGAGAAAATAGAAGGCTCTCACATCTGCATTACCAGACTTATCCCAGGCTTGCGGGCCCAGCAAGGTGTTCCTGCGGACGCTGGGGTTAATGTTACAATTTAAAGGGGCGAGCTGTACCCTTACCTCTATTTTCTCTCTGCAGAGAAGAAAAAGGGGCGCTTGAAAGATGCGTTCGTTTGAGTCCGTATCTGTTTACGAGAGCCATACAGGCTCAAATTACTAAGCATTTCAAGCGCCCCGCATTAAGTCAAAAATCCCAAAAGATTTTCATCCTATTAGTAAGAATTACTTACCATTTTCTTTAATAGATAATTTACTTGATGTAAAATTTGTATATTAAAGATTTGCTGTTAGGCTCTCAAGGTTTCATACATAATTGAAAAGTGGAGTTATGTCCACTCGATTATCCCCGAGGGCAATAATCGTGGAGCAAGTGAAGGGAATCGAACCCTCGCCCGTTGCTTGGCAAGCAACTGTACTAACCGTTATACTACACCTGCATTTCGTAGGAGTTTCAAAAAGGCAACTTAGTGTTTGCTCCCAGTTCAAGTTTTTACCAGTGGAGCGGATGATGGGAGTCGAACCCACGTCGTCTGCTTGGAAGGCAGAAATAATAGCCGTTATACCACATCCGCGTATAAAGACATTTTCTTTTTCTCTTTGTTGAAAATGCCAAACAATCAAGAGGGGATAGGAACTAAAGGGGTAGAAAGTCTTTTTCTTTAACTTTCTATATATATTATAACATATTTTTTTTGAAAAATCAAGTTGAAATCATTTGTTGTGGTAGAATTTTAACCATCTGCGATAACACTCTTTTTTATCTGGTTCTTTGTGCTCTCGGTTGGGCCACATCATACATTCCCAGCGATACCATTTCCATTCACTTCTCCAGTATTGCTCCCAAGTCATTGTCCAACCATAATCACAGATATCCCAAGTCTCATAAAGTTTCTTGTAGTCACCAGGCGCAAGTCCTAAATCCATATGATTTTTAAGGTACTGGCGCACAATATGATTTGCGATGCGTTTTTTATCTTTCCCTTTTCTATCTCCGCACCAAGGGGTTTTCTTATAAGAACGACTCATTCTAAGACCTCCTTTACTTTAGAGTCTTAGAAGAGATGCATACGATGAAACATCATTCGTATTTCCCCCTTTCGATTGTTTTACTTACTATTGGTGGGGGAGAAGGGACTCGAACCCTCACGACCTCACGGCCAGCGGATTTTAAGTCCGCTGCGTCTGCCATTCCGCCACTCCCCCGAGCGAACAAGACACAGGTTCGTTTGTGGGACTCGAACCCACTAAAATCTCGTTAGAAGCAAAATTTATTATCCAAATTTTTAATTGCTGCTACTGTGTCTTTACTTTATGTATATATTATATCATAATTTTTAAGAAAAATCAAAATTTTTCTTACTCTTGCGGTCCTGCTTTTTCTTCTGCTCAGCCACATATGATTTCATGACCTTGCACCCAGAGCAACCGTTTCGATGGTCGCAGAACCAACAGCCATCTAAATCCCACCAAGCCCAACGGGGAGGTTGCGGTCTTGGCTTTCTTTGTTTCTTACTCACCAGTTATGGACTCTCCTTCTTGGCATATCTGTGCCAAAATAAGATTTCTCTTTTTCATCCATAGAGATAAGTTTTCTTAAATCTGACGCTTTGTAACATAAGCTACGAGAATAATTACCAGCTTTATATCTGCGTTTTCCCTTATTTCTGGTTTTACGAGAACACATTGAACAAGAACAATGGATTTTATTCTTGCTGTACTGGTGAAGATTATCGTAGTAAGAGTGATCGCGTGATGACCAGTAATGGTCGCTTATGCGTTTCTTACGCATCGCTTTTCTGAATGATACATCTCTGTTGTATTCACCCATCATATGGCACTCACACTCCTCTCTGGCGGAGGCTCAGGGATTCGAACCCTGGGGCCCATCTCTGGACCGCCGGTTTTCAAGACCGGTGCCTTAAACCACTCGGCCAAACCTCCGAATAAAATAAGGGTCTGAAATGGAAACCACCAGACCCTTAAGGATTACATCTTAGCAAGCAAATCAGCAACATGAGCTTCGGCGTCATCTGCTTCAACGATAGAATCGCTCAGATAAGCCTTCATCTTTGCTTCGTATGCCTGTGCATCCTTAACCATCTGTGCTGCCTTAGCAAGCTGACGCTGAGCTCGAGCTACACGCTTCTCGGCAATCTTAGCATTGCAACGGGCTGCCGCAAGTGCCTTACCGGACTCAACATCGTAATTGTCTCTTGGGTCACACTTTGCATAACCCTTAACAGTCTTACCAGCGTAGGTAGAACGAGCAGAAACAGTTGTCTTACCGCTCTCGTCCTTGAAGAATGCGAACTTATACTTATCCAGACTAAACTTCATCTTTCTACACCTTTTTCTCTCATATTTTTAACTTAAAGTTAAATGGTGGGCAGGGTGGGAGTCGAACCCACTCACCTATAAGGAACGGATTTACAGTCCGCCGCGACTCTCCGACTTCGCCGCCTACCCATATTAAAAATCTGCGACTCTCGAACTACACTATAAAAACAACACACAACACAAAGAAAGGAAAGAATGTTCGAGCAATTTGGATTGGTTTGTTGCCAATGCAGGCTGCCGCACCAGTAAATAAGATATTAGTGGAGCTGGCGACAGGAGTCGAACCTGCAACCTGCTGATTTGTTAGTCAATGCCTTAGTTACTTCCTCCTCGAATTATTTCCAATCGTTTAGAAAGTTCATAATCTTCTGCAAAGCAGATACCAGTTTTTTGTCCGTTTTTAGGTGGAGCAAATCTTAAGGTTTTAGTTACTGAACATTCTGAAACTGGGATTAAGTAACACTTACCATTCCAGTAAGTCGCAAAGTAATCAATTTCATCAGCATTATAGCGTATATTTTTCACCCCAGTGGAATTTACATGAGAACTTCTACAAGAGAATTCTATTACTTTGGGGTCGCCATTCTTGATAGACGAAGTCTTAACCTGAACTCTAATCAATTTTCCATCTACATCAGCAATCATATCATATCGAGAATTTTCTCCAAAAGGGACACTCACATGACAACCATGCTCGTAGAAAGCAGTTAAACATTGTAATTCAGTTAGATTTCCTTTTTGTTTAGCAGTTAATTCCATATCAACTTTCACTAAGGTTTGTCTAACAAGTCAGCTGCTCTGCCATTGAGCCACGCCAGCATATACAAGGCTTGAATGACTTTAACGGTCGTACATATGTGCAACCCTTATAACACCGTTTGTCAATTATATAGATAAAAGGGAATAAGCACTATCTTTTTACTAAAAATTCAACAATTTGAGTTTTCTGTAAAACCAATCTTCTATGTATTAGAAAGATATTTGCTGTACAAGCCTTAACTTTATCTTACTTATATATTATAACATAAAATTTCTCAAAAGTCAAAATTTTTCTGTTATAATTGGCAGGGGTGGAAGGATTCGAACCCTCGTGAGCGGTTTTGGAGACCGCCATACTTGGCCACTGTATGACACCCCTTGGTACCAGAAGTGTGAATCGAACACACGACCTTCCACTTATGAGGCGGACGCTCTAACCATCTGAGCTATTCTGGCATATGTAATTAAATACTCTCGGCGGGGCAGTCTCGTACTTGTCGACACAACACTCACGCTTAGATTGTTGAACCTTCGTCTGCAGCATCCAGTTCTTCTTTTCAGCGATTGCAGGCTTCTACTGCGCCCCCGACAATATTTAATTATGAAATTGTATTCCAATCTAACTTGCGTAAATTTTTGTAGGAAAAATTTTCATCATAAATCTTTGCGTGTCTAATCTTTCGATTATATTCTTTACGTCGCTTACGCATATCTTCTTTACATTCCCTCTTATACCAAGAGCGATTGTAAACTCTTCTTCTTGATTGTGTCATATATTTCTCCTCTTGGTGGGGACTGAGGGATTCGAACCCCCAAACACGTGCTCCTCATGCAAAAGAAAGATTGCAGACATGGTCACTTCCGAGACCCGCTTATAACGCGGCTGTACCATTCGCCTAAATCCCCATATTTAAGTGAGGGTTTAAGGTTGACCCACAACCTAAGTAGTGTGTTACGACACCAAAGGACTATCCGCGCGCCATAGCCCACTCTTTAAACGATGGACACTTCTAATCCTACGTCCTACTTACACGACGAAGTCTTATACACGATTTCTGTCCGTGATGCTTCTGTGGCTGGGGATATAGGATTCGAACCTATAACCATCAGAGTCAGAGTCTGCCGCGCTACCAATTGCGCCAATCCCCAATATGTTGTACTAAAGACTGGGCGGGGTTTATGTTTCACAACCACGCTTACCTAATTTTTCATGTGGGACTCTCAGTTCCCAAAGGCGGAGGATTTTACAACTTTTTTCAAAGTAAACCTACCTCACTTCCCTCGCCTACCCAGTCGGCCGATAGGACCTGAACCGTTTCAGTACATGGCTGGGGTAGATGGATTCGAACCATCGGAATGCAGGAGTCAAAGTCCTGTGCCTTACCGCTTGGCGATACCCCAATATCTGTTTACAAGACCCTTAATATGTCCAATTAAAAGTTGGGTGCTTTCAAGCAAATAATTGCTGTGTTAGGTCTTTATGGGGTGAACGACGAGATTCGAACTCGCGGTCTCCAGAGCCACAATCTGGCGCTTTAACCAACTAAGCTACATCCACCATATCAAGGCGCTTTTTGTCTTTTGCCCTACCTATTGGGCGATTCTCGAAATTAATGGCTCGAAAAATGGGACTTGAACCCATAACATAAAGATTTAATCTTTGATTGCAGTATGCGCCTTATTTAATTAACTCTCGTTAAATTTTTCTTCAATTTTTTTGTAGAAGTCGACTAAAGAGTTAAACCTTGCTCTAATCTCTTCTTCAGATTTTTGCTTAAGAGGTTCAAATCTTGCTGGAACCTGTGTTCCGAGCATCAGGCCCCAGCAGATATCTCCGTAAGCCGCAACAGCGTTATTCAATCCATTAAAGGTTTGTTCGTCTACTTCTAAAGTGATTGTGATTTTTTTGTCCATTACCACACATCCTCTGAGAACAGTTGCGTAATTATCTTGTCTTTATATTCTTCCTTTGCTTCAGGCAAGAGTTGGTCCGCCGCACGAGCAATTTCAAATGCTTCGTATCTGTCCACAAAGGTGTCATTGTCAGTTAGAAATCCCTGTACTGCAGTCTGCTTGTCATATTCAATGTGCATATTGTACATTTTCTCAAGCACATTGCAATGGCGCTTGCCGCACATAATCGTCGGGTAAGTATCGCCTTTGATATAAAACTTAATTGCCGCAGATACAACTTTCATGTGATTTCCTCTTTTCTCCTTTTGGTATCTGGAGTGGTGCGCGATGACGGGTTCGAACCGCCGACCCCATGCTTGTAAGGCATATGCTCTCCCGGCTGAGCTAATCGCGCATATGGGTTAAACTTCAAGAAGTTTAACCTTTTTCATACGCACATCGACAGTCATTTGTGCAATCGTCAACTCTTGGTTAGCGATATCGAAGAACTCTGGCAGAGCGTTGTTAAAGTTTGTGAGCATTCGGTCTCTGTGACGAACCGCCGCAAACAACTCCTGACGAGCAACTTCTAATTGTGTAGGTTCTTTAACAGTTTCTCTCCAAAGCATATTATTCATTCCTCTCTATGTGAGTATGACAAAGGGTTTATAAATATGTTCAAGACACCTTATAGTAAAAAAGATTTTAAGTCTTTCGCGTCAACCATTGCGCCAATCTTGCTGTGCAAGACACAGGATTTGAACCTGCAATCTACTAAACAGTAGGTTTGCTGTGGGTGTCTTTAGTTTTTGTAGTGAAAGGAAATATGATAAGAAAACACAAGACCCGTAAGGAATATAACAATGTTGCCGGTTGTGAACCTTGTTTTTCCTCTCCACAATTCACACCCATCGGCTGGAGCTGATTACCAGTCAGCACTACAAGTTGTTCATATCATCAAAGAAAATGAAACATTTGCAGTTCCGGGTCTTTATCAAATTTTCCTTGGTCGGGATAGGTGGATTCGAACCACCGACCCCCGCGTTATCAGCACGGTGCTCTAACCTACTGAGCTATATCCCGATAAATGGTTTTTGGAAGAGAACCTTAACTCTAAGAGTTTCATTTGGACTTGTACTCATAACTATGTCATTGGTCGGAGTGGCGGGATTCGAACTCGCGACCTCCTGATCCCAAATCAGGCGCTCTAACCAAACTGAGCCACACCCCGATATTAACAAGGCGGTTTTGTAAACAAACTTAAGTTTTATATAGGGCATAAAAATTTAATTTCTGTTATCAAATAGGATTGCAGAATCCGCCTTTATTTATTTTTAATTTTTAGTTTTACTCTTGTCGAACTGCGCCCAAAATCTTTCGATGGCTAACTTATTGATTTCATCGTGGTGCTTACATAGGGTTCCACCGTAGTAGGTGTTGTTGCACACATTATTGTTTTCGCATTCTCGACAATTCTGAGGAATATTTGCCATATCTTTTCTTCCTCTCTTTATCTTACATATATATTATAACATTTTTTTTGAAAAATGTCAAGTTTCTCTTTTTGGTGGGCCCTCGGGGATTCGAACCCGGGACCGTCCAGTTATGAGCTGGATGCTCTGACCGACTGAGCTAAGGGCCCATATCGGCGGGGCGGTTGCCCCACCTTTTATACTGCGTAATGCAGGTTTTTAGTACCCTTGCGACGTATCACGATGTAATCCACAGTGCGCTGCTTGCGCAGTGCCAGAGCCTTCTGCTCTTCTGGCTCATCGTAATAGTCATCCTGCCAGTCAACTTCACACTCTCCGCCAGGGATAATAGTGCCACCCTTATCATAATTGTACACAGAGTTCTGAGGATTAAAGGTGACATAGAAGTCAAATCCCTTTTCATCAGTGAACTCAACATGAACATCATCGTCTGCGAACATATCCATGTAAATCTCACGACGACACTTACCGCCGTCCGCAAACATAAGAGTTGCAACATAACTCTCACGAGAGAGGTTGAGGATATTCAAATCCTTAATTGCTTCCTCGAAGCAAGTACCAAGAGAGAGTTCGAAAGCAATCGCGCGCAGACAGTCATAGTTCAAATCAATCTTTCTTGCGAAAGCGATTACCTTGTCAATCTGTGCATATGCGGTTTCTGGAATCTTGTCTTCCAGATACTCACGAATCTGCTCTGCGGAAGGATAATCAAATCTAAAATGATAATGGAAACGACCAGGGCGATTAACCAAATAGTTATTGAGGTTATTCAATTCGTTACAAGTAACGATGAACAACTTCTTACCCTGACTCAAACCATCGAATAAAGTCAGCATTTCGGACTGAGGGTCGCTCATAGAGTCTCTATCGCCCTTAGAATAAAAAGTCTTATCAAACTCGTCAAAGAAGACGATTACTTCCTGCTGAATAGAAGTTAAGTAGTCTGCAATGCCTGGGATATACTGATTAACAATAATCAGAGGATAGCCTGCCGCAATTCCCTCAACAGAGAGCATTTTGCCGAACAGAGATTTACCGATACCCTTGGCGCCAGACAGAATTACACCCAGATTTCGGTCGAAAATCTCAAAAGACTTGAGAACCTTATGCACCTTATCGGTATGCACACCATAGACCTTTTCTGTAATTGCAATATCATCGTAGCCAGTCAAGAAGAAACCGGACTGCTGACTAAAATTAACCTGATAAGCCCTTGCAGGTAGCTCATTATAGGTTTTCATTGTATCGTCATAGATACGAAATACATTACCAGTATTTACTACTCGCATAACTTACCTCTTACTTTCTTAATCATAATTATTTTCTACTACTGGCGTCGCATGAGAGACTCGAACTCCCGACCTCCTGATTCGTAGTCAGGCGCTCTATCCAACTGAGCTAATGCGACATATAAATAGCGTCTTTCCTCAACCACATTCTCACTCTTGGAAAATCAAACCCCGCTAAAGGTCGACTCAAATGGGCCGTAGATATTTAGCTGTGGATTGCATCAATCTAAAGACATTACCCCATCTGAAACGCTTGGCATCCCAGCAGGGACTCGAACCCCGGACACATGGCTTAGAAGGCCATTGCTCTATCCAACTGAGCTACTGGGACATATATTATTTTGCCCACCGGTTAAGAGAGATTAGGCAGCTACGCCCATCTTCTTAACCAGTCGCATGAAATAGTTCGGATTTAAATCATCGGGAGCCACGAGTAATGCATCTTTACCAACGAAGGCAAACAGACCAAGAATACTGCGTGGGTCAATCATAGCGTTGCCGCAAGAAACAGACATATCAATGCCAGCATTTGCTGCTACTTCACTAACACGAACTACATCTTCCTTTGTGTTCATCTTAATAGGACAAATCATCTTTCTGACCCCCTTTGTTATTTAGTTTAGGTTGGACAGGTTCCGTACTGTCCCTCGGTTTTAAACTCCGAACGCTGAAGCTATATTAAACCTTCAGTACTGGTCCGCCGTCAGGGGCTCGAACCCTGGACACCCGGATTAAGAGTCCGGTGCTCTACCAACTGAGCTAACGGCGGATATATCAAGGCCTCAAGGTCATGACTCTCAAGACCAAGACACTTTTGCAAAACTTCGGCTTCGTTAACAAGCCTCAGACGCCTGCGAAGGGAGTCGAACCCATTCAAGCCACTACAGGCGTGGAGCTGATAGCGAGAATCGAACTCGCGACCCCTTCCTTACCAAGGAAGTGCTCTACCGCTGAGCCATATCAGCAAAGATTGTTATAGGACACAATCTCTCCAAATTCGGTCATACCAATTTGGTTCTTGCTTTTCTAAATCTGAAAACAAAAATGGAATTTCTTCAAGTTGGACTACACCAGTCCAGTCATAGAAGTTCTCACCATCGCCGCACACGAAGTGCCCGTCGATTGGCAAGTAGTACAACTCCAAAAATGGAAATCTCGTTTGTAGTATGCGAGCAAACCAATAGCAGTTGCCATCTAACCAATTTGCGTCCTTGCGCCAGCGTCGATGGATGAAATCAAGAATCTCATACATACAACAAACTGTCCTTTCTTTTGGTTTTCTGCGAGATGCGCCGGATGAGCTTCCCAGGCGTCCGGGTTTCCTACTCTGGCATATGACCTCCATTTTGGCGTGATACCTTTACCTACACTACACATCTCTAACAAACTTGTACTTCGTTTGTTTTGGCGGAGAGGGTGGGGTTCGAACCCACGCGCCGCTACTAACGACCTACTCCCTTTCCAGGGGAGCCCCTTAACCACTTGGGTACCTCTCCAGATAAGCAAGACACTTAACCAAAAGCACTTTTAATTCCCTAAATTAACGCTTAATTGTTATCATTATAGCAATGATAAAGTTGCTGTATGTGTCTTATGGCGGAGGCGGTGAGGCTCGAACTCACGCGCCGGGTATTAGCCGACCTAACAGTTTAGCAAACTGTCCCCTTCACCAACTTGGGTACGCCTCCATAAAATATATGAAAAAACGACGAGTAAAAAAGCAAGCCAATTGACGGTCTCAACAAGCCAGATGTAAAAAACTCTCGCCGCGATGATAGTTTTTTGTTTCTATATAGGACAATATATAGAAAGAGTGGCAGCCCGCAGCCTATACGCCGAACAAGAAACAAAAGGAATTTTTACTACAAAATGTTGTTTTTAACCAGAAAAGGAGTTGAATCGTATAGGTTCCTCTGTTGCGGTCCTTTAACTATATCGAGTTGTGGTGGCTGGGGTCAGGGTCGAACTGACTACACTGGGATTTTCAGTCCCATGCTCTACCAGTTGAGCTACCCAGCCATATACAAGGCACAAATGAAATATTTGTTGGATTTGAACCAACTACAGATTGTTTAACAGACAATTACTCTACCAATTGAGTTAAAATATTTTCAAAAGAAAAAGATTGCTGTGTGTGCCTTTATTGGTTTTATTACATTTGAACTTTTTGGACAAGAGGCTTCTTTGATACTTCGCCGCATCCTGTTCCTTGATAGGAAGTTGCAACTGTATACAGCCTCTCCGGTTTCACATTTCCAAACCTGTGGAGAATGTGAGCGCCCTGGCGCATATGCGAAGTCTTATTTTCAACTTGAAACTTCGCCCATTGAATGATTTCCGAACCAGTGAACTCGGTTCCGGGTTGATAACTTAGAATATTTCGCATAGTAAACCTCCTATCATCATTTTTGTGGTAGCGGGAGAAGGATTTGAACCTCCGACCTCTTGGTTATGAGCCAAGTGAGCTGCCGAACTGCTCTATCCCGCGTGGATGCGGGGGGTGGACTCGAACCACCGACCTTCAGCTTATGAGGCTGACGAGCTACCACCTGCTCTACCCCGCATGGTGACCCCAAGGAGAATCGAACTCCTGCCTTCGCCGTGAAAGGGCGACGTCTTAAACCGCTTGACTATGGGGCCAGATATCAAGACCTGTTGCCGCAGGTCTTGTCATTCTATCGTGGCATTTTGGCATTATTGTCGGCAAACAATCGTGACCTCTCAACCACCTATTGGCTTCTTCATCATTCCACCAGGCCGGCACTCCTGCCAGAGAAGGAATCGAACCCTCTAACAACTTCTGTCATAGAACTACCCAACACTCGTACTCTTGGGTCGGAGCGTACTCACTTGTACATTTAATCTTCATCTATAAATCGGGCTGAGTAATAACCCTATGGTGACCCGTGAGGGAATCGAACCCTCGTCTCCGGCGTGAGAGGCCGGTGTCTTGACCGCTTGACTAACGGGCCATATGATTAGACTTCCTTGGCGAGTTCTTCTTGAACCTCAAGCCAAGCCTCATACATAGCTTCATTGTAAACTTCTTCACATTGAATTTGAGTTGTAAAATCATCAAATGGCATATGTATTATTTCCTTTCTTTATCTTATATAAATATTATAACATATTTTTTTTGAAAAATCAATTAAGAAGAAAGGAACCAGTTTTTTATCTCTTGTTCATATAGAAAGGAGAACTGGCGAAACCCATGTGTTCATAGATGGCGTAAAGCCTGGTATCCACGGTGGGACTTGAACCCACACGCCTTTCGGCACAGCATTCTGAGTGCTGCATGTCTGCCTATTCCATCACGAGGACTGGTGCCCAAAGCGGGACTTGAACCCGCACGCCCCGAGGACACTTGATTTTGAGTCAAGCGCGTCTGCCATTCCGCCATTCGGGCAAATAAGTGCCGGTTTATGTTTCTTGGCACCGGCTGCCGCAGATGTAGGTCACATCACCCAATTATTAAGCTGCGAGTGGTGGAGGATACGGGACTCGAACCCGTCACCTTCTGCTTGCAAGGCAGATGCTCTCCCAGATGAGCTAATCCCCCATATTGTAGCGTGGCGGAGGTCTATTGCCGCTACTTTTTGTCTGCTCTTCCGCCGACTATTTTGATGGCACTTTGGGTCCATCTTACTCCTTCGTCAAGGGAGAGTGGCAGCTCCGAGGGGAATTGAACCCCCGTCTCCAGCGTGACAGGCTGGCATCCTAACCATTGAACGACGAAGCTATATAAGTGATGTTGGACAGCTACCCTTGTAGACTAATCAAAGCCAAGGCACACATCGAGTACCTGCAACAGTTTATCACCAAAAAACCGTTGCCAAACAAAGCGATTCTCTCGTCTCCTCTTCCACGCCCGAGTTTTCCGCTACGAGGTATCGGGAACATACCTTAATGGCGACTTCGATGGGATTCGAACCCACGACCTCCGCCGTGACAGGGCGGCGTTCTAACCATCTGAACTACGAAGCCAAATTACACAGGATATTTGACACAGGAATGTGTACTACTCTCACGCTTCGACACTGTTAGTTGGTCGACGGAGCCACACCTGACTTTTCCACGCACTCATACAACAATCTCTGTATCAGTACCCTGTGGAACCTCGAACTATGCAGTCATTATTAGGACAACTGGTGTCCTAACTGTAATGGGTAACATAGGTCATTGATAGTGACCGTAACAACCACATTAGCCGATTATATCTTTATTATTTCCCATTTATCTCAATAATCCCCAGAGGCTATCAAACTCTCTCGTGTAACGCTCCAAGCAGGGGTATTGCGAGTAATTTTCTTCCCCCAGCCACCACGCTGGGCATTCTGGTGCGGATGGCGGGACTCGAACCCGCACGCCATCGCTGGCACCAGCCCCTCAAGCTGGCGTGTCTGCCATTCCACCACATCCGCATAGGAATGCAACTTATTTATGTCCTGATGGAGTTGCCAACCACCCGTGACTTATACGGAGTCACCAACCGCCAACTTTCGTATGAACACGCCACTTACTTCGCTTCCTTATATTTAGTCAGCCGTTTTCCGCTTATGCTCCATATCGGTTTCTTCTACTTAGGGGAGATGCACACCCTACGATTTTCATCGCACCAACCTCTGGTTTTACTCAGTAGTTCCCACCGCCGGGAGTAGTTTAGTGGTAATCCGTGTTAACGGCTCATTGGTGGGCATATAGGGAGTCGAACCCTAACACCCGAAAGTATCGGAACCTAAATCCGACGCGTCTGCCAATTTCGCCATACGCCCATATAATCTCATTTCCGCCGTAGCGAGGCAGAGTCACCCAAGTCGACTTTGGATTAGTTTTGTTCTCTCGTGACAGGTTACAATCCATTCCAACGGCATTCCCAGTATTCTTTTTGTGCTTTTGGCTCTTAGCACGGGTGAAGTTGGGTGTGCGGTACCATCTCCCAAACCCCTATTCTTTTTGTCAATAGGGAACATCCATTTCCTTTATTTCAGTACTAATGGCAAGACCTGTTTCGCATACACATATCAACTGCTGTGATATGAGAAGGAAATTATGTGCCGCGGCTTATATTTACGAGAAACTCACGGCTAAAACCTCGTATGGCTTTCAACTTTTTATTCATCGAGAAGCGAACCATAAGAAACAAACTCTCTGGCTGCCCCGGTGGGGCTCGAACCCACGACAGCGCGGTTAACAGCCGCGTGCTCTACCGACTGAGCTACAGGGCAATATCTGTTGCTGATATTCTACGCTGTTTTAGGACAACGCTGAAATCACAGCTTGAAGGCACAACCTGTAAGATTTCTTTCTTTATCTTACATATATATTATAACATATTTTTTTGAAAAAATCAATTAAGATTTTTCGTTTAGAACAAGACAACATGGAAGTTTCAAGTATTCAGTAAAAATGTTTCCTCAAAAGTTGCTGAAGTCGTCTTTAATGCTCATTAAATAATCTCAATGGTTTCCTATTTTCTCTCGAATCTCCGAAACTCCTTGCATCACATCAATAGTCTTCGTGGAATTTCCATATCCTTTATTTAACTTACATATATATTATAACATATTTTTTTTGAAAAATCAAGAAAGATTTTTTATTTTCAACATCTTGGAAAGGTCTTGTAAAAATCTCTTTCTTAACTTTCTATAAATATTATAACATATTTTTTAAGAAAAATCAAAAAAGTTTTTTCAGCCTCCCTAACAGGAACCTTGGTTTGGAGGCCACCTACTTCTATGGTTCCTTCAGCAATTCCGGCGATAAAAAACAAGACCGCTTTTTCGATTTAACGGCGCTCTCCCAGCTGAGCTATCCCCCTATGTTGGCAGGGGGAGAAGGGCTCGAACCTCCGACTTCCGGCTTGGCAGGCAATCATTTGAAAATTGCAGTAACGGTCTTTTATTTAGGTATTATCATTTGAAAACTGTCAAGTAGGTTTTATCCCACTCTGTCCACAGTTTTTCAAAAATTTTCACTTGCTTGATGCATATGAACCGCGATGATTCCCAGAATTGCACCAACTCCGGCGATACACAGAGCGGCCATCGCGCAGCCACCCAAAATGAAAAGTAACTTCATCTGATTTCCTCGTAGCCATAGTGGCTCAAAGTCTCTCTGATATTCTGAGCTCCTACTGGGTTCATAGAATGGACTCTAAACCTAATGTTCGGATAACCAGAGGCGACAATCCATTTAGCGATATCGTAACCATTCTTCTTGCAACCAAGGTCATGGTCGAAGTCGACAATCAGCTTAGTTCCATGCTCGATATAGAAACGGAGTTTCTCAATAGCATCTTTGTAAGTCTTGCAATGAACAAACGCCATTCCATCAGGAACATTGGAGTAGTCATATCTCGTGTCATCAATGTAGATATAGCACTTACCAAGAGAACTCATTGATAATTTCTCCTTTCCTATATAATACATATATCAGACAAAGAAAGTTAGGTGGTCGTGACACCTATTCATACCCTCGGACCTGTTTACTCACCAGTTGCGCTGGGCACTACTACCGTCAACCCTCTTACGAGAGGAACTCACAGTGAATACGATGGCCGGACTCGCGTCTTTCCTTTACGACTAAGATTAAAGGGCTTTCTTTATCTTACATATATATTATAACATATTTTTTATAAAAAATCAAAAAGAATTTTTATTTCCAAGGCACCTCTGAATCGCAATGGGGAATCGAACCCCAACTTTCACCGTGGAAGGGTAATGTCTTAACCGTTTGACTATTGCATTAGCTTTTTAAGCATTTTGCTGTATGTGCCTTATATTCTTTTATCATCTTTACATATATATTATAACATTATTTTTTATAAAAATCAATTAAGATTAAATAGTTGAATCTGACCAGAAATCATAGTCTGGGAAATAGCTATTATCACCAAAAATATCGAAATAAATGTTGATATAAACATCTTCCCAAAATTCTGGCTTAATTAAATATGGTACCAATCTCAAAGGAGCTGCCGCAGTAGAAATACGACCGCTAATTTTGAACTCTGACCATCCAAGAGCTTCATATGCCGCAATTTCAGGTGGAGTAATCTTATATTGAGAATAAGTTGCTTCATGGAAAGGATTATCTTTTGCAAAACCCGTGCAAATTACTTCTTCAAAAGAAACATCTTCCCATAACTGTTCCATACCTAATTTAGTATAATGCTGATAAATTCGAGGGCAATCAATGGGACAGGCATCTGTACAAAGTAACTCTACTCGATGCTTTAATTCCTGAGGAAAGCCTTGAATAAAATCAATATCATTAACCTTTTTACGAGGTACAACAATACGAGGATATTTATCCAATAGCGCGACATAATCTTCAATTGTGCTACAAGTGTTTTCGCAGCCAGTTGCACCAACAATACTTCTTGTTACATTGGCTTTTGGATATTTATTGCGAATATAATCCTCAAGACACTGAGCAGAAACTAATACTTCTAATTGCTCATATCCTAAAATCTCAACCGCAACATCTAAAATGCAATTAGCATATCTGTCGTATACATCAGTTTCCTGTAACATAGGATTAGTAAAAGTTAACTGAATAATAATACCTTGGTCTTTATACCACTGGAATACATTTCTCATGATAGGTTTTGCGGGCGGATATTGAATCCAAGTAGACCCTCCATTCCAAATACAGTTAGGGAAACAACCAAAAATATGAGTAATTTTTGCGCCATCTACCCAACACTGTGGATAATACTTTTGGAACCATAAGAGTCTTTTATACATAACGGCATTTTCATAAAAGCCTGGACAATAAAAGTTCGCCATAAAAAATCTCCTTTTTCTCTTATTACTATAATTATACCATATTTTTAATTAAAAATCAATTTACCAATCTTCGTTTTGCAAATCTTCAACTCGACATCTCTCTTCATAAATTGCCTCTTGCATAATGGTTTGTGCCCAAGGGGTTAAAGCTGGACGGCTATTAACCCTTGTGCGAATTATATCAGAAGGATATCTATTATACAAGAAGTATCTTTCCATTCTGCCATCGGAATAGAAAATCAATCTTTCTTTCCAAAGAAGAGGAGTTGTACCTTCCATATCTTCTGCCATAACAGCGATATTGTCTACTGGCTTAATAATTTCTTGAGTGAAAGAATCAATCTTTCCACCATTAGCAAGCCATTCTTTTGTGATAATAGTAAAATTTTCATCAGCATTACCAATGCCATAGGCATCGTCAACAAAAATTTTATCTAAATTCTGCCATTCGCTCATGACGCTCCTCCTCCATTACATTTTCATATAAACGAATAAGATTCTGCGCATTTGGATAAAATACATGGTAAGGAGAAATGTTTTCTTTTAACCAATCCAAAAATCCTAAATCATGGTAACGTTTAATCAAATGCTTAATCTTACTCTTTAAGAAGTTGCAAACCGTAGGGTCTAAATGATATGGGTCATTAAATTTTTCCATTTGTTGACCAGGGCATCCACCCATACAATATCTATTATAGAAACAAGAGTCGCAACCTAAAGTTCCCACATGGTTATTTACCATTAGATTTCTAATAGCCTGATGAGGATTATTAGATTTAATACCTGTAATTGCCCCATTTTCAACAGTAAACCAACCATATAGATTTTTATTATAAGCAGTTCTATGGCAAGGGCAAATTGCTAAATCACCTAAACGAACTGTTAAAGTATTTTGTAACGTACATCCAAGAAATTCATCAGTTTCTGCTAAATGATAAGGCGTATATGCACTCATTTCTTCGTCTTCGATAGCTAACAAATTCTTATCATAATAAGTTTGGTTAATACCAAAACCGAAAATACAAGCTTTAATTGGGTCATTATCATTACGCTCTAAAAGACCATCAATTAAAATATCCTCAAAATCTAAGAACGCTTGAATTTTCTCTGGAGTCCAGTCTCCATTTCTTACTTCAAGCATCATAACTTCTCCAAGAGTCAAGCCATATTTCTTTAGCATTTCTTTCCACCACTTATAATTCTCTGGCCACATTTCAATAGAGGCTGCCGCAATCATCGGATGGAAGCCAAATCCATTGTGCTTAGAAAATGAAAACGCCATATCATAAAAGTCATCATCATGAGTAATTTTCGCATTGACATTAGGGCGAATATCATTATCTACATACTTTCCATCAATAGAGATAGAGAAAATAAGTGGAACACCAATAGCTCTAAACTTGTCAATATATCCTTGAATAATTGCAGCTCTCTTACGGTCTTTAAGAAAACTGCAGTTAGAAGGAATCATGAACTGGCGCACTTGCAATCCAGCTAAAAGATAATCAAAAGTAATATCTAAGATATCAGTTCCAAATTTACTATGCCAGATTTCGCCAGTATAAAACTCAATCTGAGGAATACAATAATTATTTGCAATAACCCAGTCATAAAAAATTTTAAGGTTTTCTTTGATTTGCTCTGGGTTTAAAAATTCCTTTGGATAAAGGTCAGGATATTTAACCAAATAACAATACTCACACTTTTGGTTACACTGAGAAGTAATAAATAACTCCACATGCCCACGAGGTACATCCATCGCACTATTATTTGGTCTCCAAGTAGAGAAGAATCGTTTATCTAATACAACTTGCAATAATTTATCTTGTTCTTGCTGGAATAATTCCTTGTCGTCATGAATATTTACAATCACATTATCCATTCGATCTTACTCTCCTTTCTCCTTCTTCAATATAAGCTTTCGCTCCGTTTAATAATAACTTAAACAAACCAACAGGTGTCAAGCTATGAGAACCTGTTACATTATAATTATCCTTGATACAATAAGAAGAATGACCTGCCATAAAATGCGCAGCACGCAACGCTTCATCTTCATTCAAGTATTTTCTTTCAATCTCATCTGCAAGAGCGAGAGTACGAATCAAAGCGGTCGTGTTAACCATTCGCGCAGTTGACCATGGATGGTTATAATAACCCATAAATCTCTCATGCTCTTTATAACCTTCTGCATCCAACACATATACAGGACCATCTTCATTTACCCACTGGTTAAAGTTAATAGTACCATCTTCAACACGTCCAGAAGATTGTGCAAACTTCTTATAGTCTTCATATAATGAAGTAAATCCTTCATGGCAAGTAGATACCAGATTATCTGGCAATAAACAAACCATAATAGACCCACTGCCGCACAAAGTAGAACAGTGTTCATATGTTGCATTTAAAGGCATTGGTTCGCCAAAATAAGGCATGATACTTTCATAGTATCTAAAGTAATGGTTTCTATAATTCTCAACTTCAATTTCATTGCAAAGACGACAGAACTCAGCAAAGATTTCGCCATCTTTCTTAGTGACTGGCGCAGGTACGGCAGTGTTAGGTACTGTACAAGACATCAATACATTTGGCAGATTTAACTCATTGATTCTCAAATAAAAATTCTCAAAAAATTGGAAATACTCAATAATCTTTTGCTTATCGCAAAGTTCTCTTACTGAATAAGTATCCAAAGTCTGCTTGAATACGATTTCTAAAACAACATTATTTGGAAGTCTTTCAGGAATCATATCCATTAACTTATTGAAATTTTCAATACATCTCTTGGTTACGCCCTTACCTCTATTTGGGTCATTGATATACTCAGGACCGTCCATAGAAAGCTGTAAAGTGAATCTAAAAGTTCTTTCTGGGTACTTGGCAAACTGGTCAGTTAAACCAAATACTTTATTTGTCCACTCTGGATATGAGAAGTTTGTAGAAGAGAAGAACTGGTCGAAATATGGATAATATTCAATAACTTGAGTAATCAAATTATAAATTCTTTCCATATGCAAAAATGGCTCTCCACCCCAAGTTTCAATCTTACGAAGCTGGTCAATATTTGGAAACCACTCTTTCATTTGGTTAAAATAGTAATCGCCTTCAAAACTCTCTGCTAACTTTTCATCAATCTTAGCTAACACAGGATTCTTATCGATGTTACAATATCTACATTTTAGATTGCAGGTGCCGCAGGTGTAAAACACCGCGACACTGCGCTCTTTATTCATACAATTTAATCCGCATTTCATATGTCAAAACTCTCCTTATGGTTTATAACTATTCATAATATCAATAACCGTTACATTAGATTTAGCCTGGTGAGAATTAGTGTTACTATGAGCACTGTTTGAACAGGTCTGTGAGTTAGTGACATTGGAATTTGTTTGGCTGTGAGCACTATTAGAACAAGTCTGACCATGTGTACTATGGCTTCTGCTCTGGCTGTGCGCACTATTAGAACAACCCTGGCTATGAGCACTGTTAGAACAAGTATTACTGTTATATCCATTACTATTGGTATTACCATTGGTTCCGTTTGAACAAGTATTACTGTGACTACCATTAGTTCCACAAGTACCATTAGATTTATACTGATAAGAACATTGGTCAGTATAGAATCTACTACTATGATGCTTCAATCCATTGCCACGTGCACCGTAGGAGTTGCTACCATTAGAACAAGATTGACCATGAGAACTATTGCTATTGGTATTGCTATTATAGCCGTGGCTATTTGTATTTCCATGAGTACCATTAGAACAGGTGTTACTATGGCTACCATTGGAACAAGTGTTGCTATTAGAGCCGTTTGTACAAGTGTTACTATTTGTACTATTGGAACAAGTATTACTGTTTGATGTGTTAGAGTTATTATTGCTATGAGCACTATTAGAACAAGTTTGGCTGTTTGTTCCATTAGAATGATTCTGGTTACTGTGAGTATAAGAGTTACGACACTTAATAGTTTCCAGTTTAGCAATAACTGCTTCTAACTGGTTACCCGTATTCGCATAAATGATTGTACCTATTCCAACAGTAGAATATGTTGGGTATAAGTTTGCATTTGAACCCAGGTAACTATCTGCTTTCATGGCATTTAATTTAGCCACAAGATTATTTACATCGGAGGCTTTTGCGGGAGTAGCAGAAGGAACAGCAATCGTAGCCATACCTCCGCCATATTTCGTAATTACAGAATTAAGTCTATCATACCAATTTTTAATTTGCGCGCTGTATAATAGTCTATCGCCGCGACTTACTGTAGGCATACTGTTACTCCTCCTTTACGCTAAAATATGCTTTTACAATATTATCGTAAATATCACTATTGTAAAAGGCAGAAGTTGGATAGAAATAACAATCCATCAATGCAATGTCCATATTAGGTACATCTTCAATTTGAGGATAAGTTAATTCTGTACCAAACAAAGTTTTGAAAATATCTTTAATCTCTTTATTGCTGTATCCATTACACTTATATACCATAATAGAAGCATATAATTTCTGGATGCCATAAAGATAACTCTTTGGATTAACAGTTGGAATTTGACCATTATTTCCATTATTTAACATTTGCTCAACAGAGAACATTGGTGAAATACCTTCTCCATTAAACAGACAGCTATCATAAGTTGACAATAATAAATCGCCAAAATGTTCATAATCATTTGTATTAGCAGATAAGTTTCTAAATAAGTTATACTCATTATAAAGCTTATCATAATACTCTTGGTCACCAATATGGTCAGTTAAGTCACAAATTAAAGAGGTTAAATTTTGCATTCTTTCAAACATTATAAGCAATGCTTGAACAATAATAGGACTAATGAAACGAGCATTCTTTTCACGAATTTGTTCAATAGAACAAAAATCTGGTCCTAAAATATAAACAGCTGCCATCTCATTTGGGATAGGACTGCAATTATAATAAAAGAATTCATAACCCAAATCTTTGGAGAGCTTTTTATAGTAATCCAATAAATTCACATTTGTACTATCAGGATTTACGAACACTTTACTTTCATATGCCAAAACATCATAAGGAACATACTCTACTTTTTCAGTAATAAATTCATCATGAATATAATTAGCTTGAGAATAATTGTTTCCATAGAAATTCAAAACAAAAGATGCTTTATTTGTTTTTGCAGGAACTTCAAAACCAGAGCAATACATTCTCATATTATCAATACCTTGATATAACTCAGTTAAAATTCTTTCAAATGCGATATCAAAAACTGGAAAGGCACTGAAGTTTACACGGCAATTACAACCAATTTTATCAATTAACAAACCAGCTAATACTGGCATGCCAAAATTATGGGATAAATCCATAACAATAAAATCAAACTCTCGATTAACGATATTACTTACTGCTTCTCTAAAATCTTCTCTTGTAATTGTTTCAAGGTCAACCGCACGATAATGCTCTTGTGGCTGACTATAAAATAATACAGTTCCCTTGCGCTCAAAAAGCTCGGACAAACCTTGATTCAAAGCTTCTTCTTCTGTATTACCAGCCGCCATACCATTACTACCAGTAGCACGCTGCATAATACTTGGGTCTAAATACTTAACCTTTGTGGGGTCAGAAACGCTTGTAAAAGGAACGCCGATTGCGCCATCAGGATAATTGATTTCAAAGAACTTCTTCATATTTTCATCAGATTTCAAGAATGTTCTATAATATTGGTCTAAAATATGATTCTCAATAACCATATCATAAGCATCAATCTTCTTTTCTTCTGGACAATATACATAGTCTTCTCTCAAGGCTCTAATTTTTCTTTGGAAGTAAGGATTGTTAATATATCCTACTTTATTGGAAAAACGCTCGAACATTTCACTGTAGCCGCTGGCCAAAGCGAATTCTTGAGTCATACCCTTGCCATTACTACCAAGAACCTCTAAGTTATTGGAAGAAATAGTTACATGGCAAGTCCAAGTCCCAATTTCAGTCTGGAACATTGTATGTCCGATTTTAAATCCACTATTCTCGAAAAATGATTTAATTAAATTGACTGTATCCATCGGACTACGGTCTTTATATTTATTCGATAATAGATTCTCTGACATCATAAAACTCCTTCCTTTTTAATTATATTATAACATAAATTTTATGTTAAGTCAAGACAAAGCTGAATTGTCTCCTGTATACTATAAAATTCATTATAGATAAATTGTTAACTTCTAACCAAAACTATTAAAGAGGTATGTGAATCCCTTCACACACCTCTTATCTTTCGTCCAAATTTCAATTATAGACCAAGTCTCGCCATTAAATCTGCAACAGTCTGCTTTTCTTCATCGGAAATTTCAGCTGGCTCGAAAGAGGTCTGTGCAACAACCGGCGCACCCATATTTTCAAAATCAAGGTCGCCACCGAAATCTAAAGCTGCAGGATTAACTGCACCTACTGGATTTTTAGGACAGGTCATAGAAATAGCAATCTGAATTTTCTCGCCGTTCTCTTGTGCCCACACATACACTTTCTTATCATATTCACCAACAAAATCTGCTCCAAAAGCAGCTTGGATTTTCTTGACTACATTAGCCTTTGCTTCTGCACCCTTTGCCATATGCTCTTTCTCCTTTTACTTTCTCTTGATTATATTAACACCATCAAACTTGACTGAGTAAACGGCAAACCAGAACGCCGCAATCAACCAATATGAAGTTTGACGTTGCGCTTCAATTCCTCTATAAGGATAATTGAAGCCGTCAATTATATATTTCATACCCATATTTAGAACGGTAGCAATGAGCTAAAAAACTCTTGCATCCTTTCTTGTCTATCGTCATTATCAGAGTGACAATGCTCACAACGATAGTCATGATTTTTCTTGTCATACACTATATCGCTATTCCAATAAAGTTCTCCGCAATTATCACAGGTTCTACATTCTCTATTGGCACATTCTTCACAAACATTTTCTCCTGAAGATTCGACGTACCAAGAATCATCATATAAAATTCTTCGTCCACAACAAGAGCAGGTGATGTAGGCTTCATCTTCAGAACTCCCATACTCGAGTTCGCAATCTCGACAAAGCATATCATCTGTCTGAGCGACCGGATATTCGCCGCAGCGCAAACAAGGAATTTCGCCACCAATCAAAAAGTGAATCTCTTTATGACCACTGAAATATGATTTATTCCAACAGTAATATGGAATATAACAAGAACTTCTCAACAAATCATTGAAGTGCATCGGATTTTCACAGTCTTCAATCAGCTCTTCTTTAGGATACAATCTCCCTCGAATTGGAAGATATGGACTCCTGAAGTACATCTCATCTTCATGTTCCTCATCTCCAGCAAAATTGAAGTTGCGCAATTCATCATTATGCCACTTACTCCACTGTCCGTGGAACTTAAACACATTCATAGAGTGATACAATACTGATTCTAAAGCAGTTTCACTAAAGAATGGATATTGCCTGCCCGCAAACATTGCATTCCAAGCATCGCTAAGGAACAATAACATTCTCCATTTCTTAGAGTTCCAAGGAACATCACTTGGGAAATTCGGCAAATGGTTATCGTCTTTGTCACTCTTTAAGTAACAAATAACAGTAGACTTATCCATCATATAAGATAAATTGCCGCAACGATATTCGCCATCAAGCGCATGACAAGAGCGCCAGTTGTATGTGTTTTCACTCGTACTTAAAAAGTCCAAAGGATGAACTGAAAAACACAACCAGCCTTCTACCTTATCCTCTTGGATAATCATACTTGCACGATTCTGAATTTCTTCCAAAGTAATCTTGTCATCTTCAAAGAACTTAAAAGCCTTAACGAGCTTCATGCCCTTCGGAATCTTTTCACCCCTTGGCGCAGTAAAACTCTCAACGACAACATTACTGAAAAAACCGTCTTTATTTTCATCAATGAAACAAGCCAAATCATTGTTTCTCCAAGTCATAGAAACAGACTCGATAAACTCATTAACTCGATTCATTTTCTCTTTATAGCTCAGTTCAAAACTGACTTTTTGTGGAATGGTATAAATAAGACGCCCATCCATCGCTTCAATAATGTCTCTCTTAGCCTCAAGCCATCTGCTAAAAAGCTCGTCAGTTTGGGGTTCATTAATGCCCTGAGAATGTGAAATAACTTTATTAAATTGCTCTTGGATTTCTTTAATATTAACCATGTTTATTTATTCCCCTTGCCTTTTTTCTTTTTATCGGACTTAGGCTTTGGATTCTTTGCGCAGTCGGGGCAAACATCCACAAGACTAATATCAGTACCAGGTTCAACCTCAAATGGCTCTTGACAATATTTACACCAAGATACATTATCAACTAAACAGTCAGGACAATACCAGCCTGTCTTACCATCTAAGAGTTTAACTGGAAATACTTCTTCTTCGAGGAAGGTCTTATGACACTTCGTACAAACGACTTCATCATCATATGGATAGGAGTAACAACCGTACCCATACGCTTTAGAGTAGTAGTTTTCTTCCCACCCATCTTTCTTCCAGTTTTTCCAATTCCAAGCGTAGGGACTGGGAATATACTTGAAGAAAGGAATTTCTTCCTCGTCCAACATCTTTTTAACTTTTTCGATTGTTGCGAACATAGGGCTTACAAACAAAAGTTCTTGATGACTGTGTTCATCACGGTATCCAATAGACAGATTTACACCAGCAACTCCCCATTCAGGACAAAACTCACAGATGTCAGAAAAGCTACCATAGGCCTCAGTAAAGCCGAACTGCTCAACATAATCAACAAACTGAGGGTTCTCACAATCATAGAATACACAGTCATTTGTACCACGTCTATCCAGTTCAATAACATACTTCAAATCCTCAAAAGGACAGCTTAATTTTGCAAGTTCTCCAGCACCCAAACAACCTTTTTCTTCATCGGTGGTAAGGATTACATGAGGACGGTAACCTGCACGCAGAATCTGAATAATTGCATACACACCAGCTCTATCATCTGCACCCAATCCTTCAGGACTCCAAATTACATTCTTGCGAGTATCATAAAACATTTCAGAAACTGGCTTGTCAAAGACAGTATCCATATGCGCCGTCAAAGCAATCGGAATCTCACCAACCGCAACAATATAATCCTTGGTTTCAATAACCTTGCTATACTTCTTTCTGAGGAAATTGGACATTACCTTTTTCAAAGCCGGTTGCTTTAAAGATACGATTTGTTCAAAAGTCTTCAATTCATTTTCTCGTAAAATTCTCATTCACAACAACCTACCTCTCTTCATATTCTTATATATATATTATATCAAAAATTTAATAAAAAATCAAGATTGGTCGGTAGCTTCCATATAGTCTCTAATTTTTTCCGGGTCAGCCAAATCAAAAGCACGATAACATATCTTACAATGCCTATTCATTTGACACTTCTGGCCGCAATTTAAACGACTTCTTGCCATATCTGGAAGAATCATACGATTCACAGCTGGATATTCTAAGTTTGTAATAACCATTGATAAATCTCCGGGCCAGCTCTTTTGTTCTGCGTATAATCTATATAGAGCTTGTTCTTTGCGATTATCACAATCCTCAAACTCAATTGTTTCAACATATGGAGCATATGTATCTACATCTTCCGGACGAATCCATGTGCCGCAAACCCCATCGGGATGAGGAAAGGTATCTGTAAATGCAATGTTTGGAATTGCTCTAACAGGAATATTAAACAACTTAACTTCATCCATTTGGAAGAATAAAGGTTCGGCCAGGCGCACATAACAAACGCCCAAATCTCTTAAAGCGTTCAATTCATAAAAAGTTTTAATTGGATAACCAATATAAAACTTTAATTCTTTTTCTTTACATACTTTAGCATCTTCAAAAGAAGATAAACACATAATAAAATTACCTTTAGCTAAAACATTCCAACGAACGCAATCATTCCAGTTAATCTCTTCTCCAGAGTAACACATTAAAATAATTGTTGCGTCTGGATAATTATCAATTAAATCCGGAATAATCTTTCTATCTCTAAATTCAACTTTAATTTCATCTGCCTTTTGGAGATATGCTTTTTCTTGTCTGCAATTTAAGCAATATTTCATCTTAAACTCCTCCTTTTACTTATATTGTACCATTTTTTTGTAAGAAAGTCAATAAAAATTACCCAATGGCAATTTTATTCTCGCCTTACGATTTGCACGCCCCTCAGCGCCCGGAGCAGCTTTGTGAAACAAAAAACCCATCTCAAAATTTGAGATGGGTTTCTATATTATTCAACGCTACGAGCGTAACACATAATTACCGGCCAAATTGTTTCGACCAGACCGGGATACTTACAGGCCGCAGCCAAAGCTTCAATTTTTCTTTTCTCTACTTCTGGGACATAAATAGGAGCATTATATAATTCTTTAATTGCACCAACTTGCTTTACAGCGTCGATGCGCTCCTCCAATAAATGCAAAATATCAGTATCAATTAACTGAATTGTCATTCGTAAAGTGTCCAACATAGCTTCATCTTCTGGTTTCATCATATAATACCTCCAAATATGAATCCAAAACCTACAACGAATACAATCGAAATAACCGTTGCAATACCACCATATATCAACATATCTTTGGAATCACAATATTCAGACCCTGCCGCAAGTGCTACATGAGCGATAGCTGGTGGAGTTGCATAAGCCATTGATGCGCACATACCAATCAAGATAGTAGACAAAACAGGCGAAATAACTCCAGTTGCAATTACTATTGGTGTCAGTAAATTATATGAAACGGTAGTCGTAACAATATTTGACATTAAATTAGTCATTACTACAGTGAAGCATACTATTGCAAAAATCAAACCTAACATTGAAGGTTGACCAATAATTGCTCCAAGACCCTCGCCAATCGCCGCGGTAATGCCGAGGTCCGCAGAAGTTAACCATTTACCAACTGCAAGAGTTGATGCACACAAAATAATTGCTGTCCAAGGCACGCCATTCTTCATTGCATCATTGAATTTCAAAATGCCAAACAAACAAAGAACAATGACGCCCAGCATAGGAGGAACAGTTGTGGTCCAAGTTTTTAATATTGGAAGCCAATCTGGGAATAAACCAGAGACCATCCACATTGCCACAACAACCAAGAAAACAATTAAAGCAACAATCTCTTTTCGAGTAATCTTAGTCGTATTTTCAGAAGCAGCGACTTGAACATGAGCCACTTGTTTCCTAAAACCTAACCATAAAGCGCCAAAGGTTGCCCCCGCCGCACACAATCCAGCTGGAATACCAATCAGCATATAATCAATCCAGTTAATAACTTCCTCAGTCGCAGATTCATAAAAGCCAATCGCCATGAGCGGGAAGGTGTGAGCAATAGGAGTCATCGCGCAAGATATTGAAGTCATAATAGCCGTACCAATCATTAACATCTTTGCATATGCGTTGCCCTTTTGGAATCCATTAATGTCGTAAATTTCCTTCGCCAAAGCAAAGAATAAAACGAATAAAACGGTCGGGGAAATGAAGCTTCCGATTACCAAAATGGATACGAAATACATTGCCGCAAATGCCCATTGGGATTTCTTTGCTATTGGTGTATTAACAAACCATAATGCGATTCGTCTCAAAAGTCCAGTCGTGGAGAGCGCATATGTCAGCGCGCAACTGAAAATGAGGAAGGCAATAGTATTATTACCCAATGAATTCGCCATTACTATCGATATGGTCACATCAGTCAACTGCGTCAATGAAAATAGCACCAGTAAGCTCGGCCAGCCTACATCCACAAAAAGCCACATAATGATAGCACCAATGAATATGCCAATCATTGTAATTGCATCGCCACTTAACCCAGCGAACGCAATGTCCAAACTTGGGAACAATGTCGTAAAGAACATGCATATGCACCCAAGCCAAAATGCAAACATCTTTTTACCAGACATAATAACCTCCTTATTCAATTAAAAAAGAGGGAACAGGTTTCCCTGTCCCCTCAAATCGCCAATCTTACTCAGCGTCAGCAACCTGTGCGATTCTGTAAGACTGAACCTTACGAGCCTTAACGCCCTCGCCGCCAGGGATAGTCTTCTCAGCCTTTTCAGCCACACCAGCCTTAACGAGTGCGTTCAAGCGATATGCAACCTTAGCAGTAGTCACATCTTCGCCCTCGATGCAGGCAGTAACCTCGGCGATAGTCTGATACTCATCAGTGAGAACATTCTCAACTGCGATAGTGAGCTCGTCAGCCTCAGCCTTCTTGTTAGCAGCGGCTTCCTTAGCCTTAGCAGCCTTCTTCTCGAGCAGAGCAATCTCGTTGCCCACGAACTCAGTGAGCATATCAGCATCTGCATGGTCGGAAGTGGCGAGAATGTCGAGAATCATTGCGAACTTGTCTTTCTTAGTAATCTTAGCGTTAGTCATAGTCTTTGTACCTCTTTCTATAATTTTTTTTGATTTTGAGTTAAGGTTTTTTCTTTACCTTACATATATATTATAACATTTTTTTTTGAAAAAATCAATTAGTTCTTATGATGCTTTAGGAACCATTCCATATCAGCCTCATCACAGAGGTCGAACAATTCTCGACCTCTCTCGGTCAGCTCCCCAAGTCGTACATAGTACAGCTCACGCCAGAAGCTACCATAACGATGGAACTCACGATTTTTAGGGTCAATGGTGAAGAACTTGCTGAACTGTTCATCACTCACATTAAAGTCGTCATAGATATCATCCAGACAAACTCGAACGGAGTAAGGACACTCACGGTCATTCAGCTTCTCTTCGGGGAAGTCGTCCGGAATTACATTCAGAGTCACGAAGTTGGAATCGTGATGTTCCCTGCCGGACACAGGGCACTCTGCGACGTGCTCGTCATAACAGTAGTCACAGTAGCAGCTACCATCAACTTCGACTGCATCGTCAGGGTTGATGCGGTTGTCACAGCAGCAGCAGTAGACATAGTCAGAGCAGCTGTTGCAAGTCAGAGGCTCTTCACCATCGAAGTCCACATCGGAACGGCCGCAGTACATACATACTTCCGGACCGGAGTAGTTGAACTGGTACTTGTGCTCATATACACTCTCCGGATTAGCAGTCACACGAATCTGGTGAGAGCAAGAGCCGAAGTCATTGTACATAGTGTCGCACCAGAACTGGAACTTCCAATTCTCGCCATCCACCTGGAACCAGTTTTCGTGTTCCATAGTGTAAACCTGCTCCTTGTATTCCCAACCGAGGTTCTTCTGAGCCAGAGCGCAGAGCCAGTTGATAACCTCGTTAGCCAGACCGTCGTGGCAGTAAGGGTAACCCTTAACACCAACAACGCACTCGGGCTGAACGATGAAGAGCTGACGCCACTTCTTGTTGTTCCAGTACTTGTCGTAGAAACGCATATCTTCCTTAGCACGGAGATAAGCAACCACGACACACTCGGAGTTCATCATCTCAACAGTACCACGGCGATAGCAACCCGTATTACGCCAAGACATACAAGAGTCCCAGTCGCAATCGTTGTCGCTCATGGTCATATAGTCCATAGGATGGATAGAGATGCAGAGTTCGCCTTTCAGCATCTTCTGGTTCAATACACGAGAGTGGCACAGACGGAACTCTTCAAAGCCGTCCACATTCCACGCCTGTGCAATCTTGCCGAGAATCTTAACTGGCTTGCAACCACGCTGAACCTGAATAGGCTTGCCATCATTAGGCACATTGACAGTGAAGCTGTCGCCCTCATAACTGTTGCGAGCGAGGTAGTAAGAGCTGAACAGGTCCATGATGCACCAACGATTGACGCCCATTTCACGCCAGTTGCGGTCAACGCAGTTGCTCAGATTCATATAGAAAGGACGCATGGAAGGACCGTCCTCACGGAAGCTGAGCAGTTCGCCAATCTCACGCTCCATATCGCCGGCTTCCTTGACAACGGTGATGTCCTTGGAGAGAATGAGATTTTCGCCCATCAGCTTGAACAGACGAGCCTTATTGGAGTTCCAATAACGAAGAATGTACTCAAGGGAGGCTTTGGAGCCGCCACAGTTTACTTCGTCGAGTGCGTAGTCAGAAATCCACGCTTCAATCAGTTCCTTATCGGCCGCAGCCAAAACTTCCTTAAATAACATAGTATCTACCTCGCTTTATTGTTCTTTCTTTATCTTACATATATATTATAACATATTTTTATAAAAAAATCAAATAAGCTCTTTGGTGCCCAGTAGGCTTACCTTTTAACGCCTTGAGTACCGCTCGCACTCATTTTGATTTCTTTATCACTTTCTATAAATATTATAACATATTTTTTATAAAAAATCAAAAAGGCTCTCTGAAGCGAGTCAGAGAGCCTTATGGAATTTATTAGTCGTGATGGCCGCAGTGGCACTCGTGCTTACCAGTCTGCATATTCATCATCATCATAGGCAGCATCCAGTCGTTAGACTTGCCATCCTTACCCATCATGAAGTAGAGCATCATAGGATTGTTCATATCGAAGTTACCGTTGCCCTGATTCATCAGGAAGAACATCATCATAGGGTCGATATCCTTACCCTCGCCCATCATAATGAAAGGCAGCATATTACCGAAAGGCTGGTCGGCAGTAGGAGCGCCAGTGAAGGCGTCGAACATAGACACAATCTTGGTAACGAAGTTGAAACCGAACATATTGGTAGTAGGAATGATAGTCTTAGCCTCGCCAGCGCGCACATCCACAGCAGAGATGGAACCACCCTCAGTGGAAGTTACGAACATAGGCACACGGTTGTGGATGACGATATCGCCAACCTTAATGTCCTTGATAGCAACAGGCATCTTGAACATATACTGGCGACCATCGAAGTTGAACACATCAACATCGACAATCTGACCGTTGTTATAGGACACCCAGATACCGGCGTTGTTCTGAACAGCCAGGCCGTAGATGCTCATTCGGATATTATCATTGCTGCAAGGACCGAAATCAAAATTGAAACCCTTCATATCAGTTTTCTCCTTTTCATTTTTCAGAATTTCGTCAATAGGTTTCTTTAGACTACAGCTCATATCGAGATTTGCATGGTCTAAATCAATCTTATAGTTTTTTACGGGATAGCAGTTGCTTGAAGTGCATTGCACAGAAACATCTTCGGGACGGACTTCTATCCAATCCCCATCAGGAGCCTTAATACGCATCCCAATCGCATCAGGCATAATTCTGCTCATATTTTTGTTTACTTCGCTTGAAGCGATATTGCACTTGACCTTAACTAAGTCTTGACCAAATGCGTGTTCTTTGTCAAATTCGGCGCTCATTCCATACTCTGAGTAGTCTTCGCAGAACTCGGACCAAAGGAATGTACCCAATGACTGGTCGCAAGGGTCAAGAGTCATACTCTTTCTGTCATTGGAATGAATTTCGATTTCATAATCGTCACCCTCAATCTCAATGCACTTGCCCTTAAACTTGCTGACGAATTCCTTCCAGCGGTCATATGGGAATTTCTTGTAGGTTTTATCCTTGACCAGGTCCGCAAAGTCTGTCAAAGCGAAATCCAGCTCTCGAGAATCAATAGCCGTATACAAGTCGCTTTGCAACCTCGCTTTCTATATATTGTACCTCTTGGTCGGTAAAAGTATCACTATCGATGCCGACCTCATCGTATATATCACACTGAGTGGCGAAGTCGTTACACATAGGCCCGGCCGCAACCATCAGATTGATAACTTGATTGATTTTACCCTGTCGAGTAGGAAGCATTCCCTCACACTCCATCGCATAAAGGTTGAATGCTTCTCTTTCTATTGGGCTTTCTCTATACCAAGGCGGGTCAACGCCAAATTTTCCATCAAACATGACACGCCTCCTTACTTACTAAACTTAGAAACGCTACCGTCGACCAGATAAGCCAGCACATCTACATCATGGTAGCCGCCGTCTTCATCTTCAACTTCAACATCGTAACTCACATAAGGGAACTCAGTTTTCAGAGCCTTGACTGCATCCAGCACACCAGACGCCAGCTCACGAAAACGGATATCCTTACGCTTTTTCAGTTCATGGCTGATATCCTCAGCCAGAATGGACAGTTCCTCAAGGGACATAGACTTAATATCTACCATAAAAATACCAACCTCTTTCTTATAAATCTGCAAGTACCTTGTTCAGTCTTGCGAGTTCATTTTCCATCAGCTCATTCAGAGCGTTTTTGAATTCTGGATTAAAAAGTGCGAAGTCTTCAGCATCCTTAACCGCCTTATCAACTTCGTCCATAAACGCCTGGAAGCCATCAATCGCATCCAGTGCACGGGAAGCCTCTAACGCCTTAGTTCTTGTCATATGAACCTCCTTACCACCAGTTACGATTTGCAGATTCCCAGAACAGATTGAAGACATCTTCAGGAACCATATCTTCGCTATATCTGCAAGTGCCAGCAAGAGCGTCGAACATAGCATTGATTTCTTCTTCCTCATACTTTTCGAGTTCAGTAGACCATTCGTCTACGATAGCGAACATCTTAACTTCAACTTCAAACTGATGAGGACGGGACAGGAACTCAACCAGCTCCTTGAAAGTATTGTAGTGACCGTGACCACCTTCGCACACAAACATAGGAGAATGATTATCGTCGTCCAGACCAAGAATTCTATATTTAGACATAGTATCGACCTCTTTCTTTTTTCTTTCTTTCTTTATCTTACATATATATTATAACATATTTTTTATAAAAAATCAAAGAAGCCTACTGGTGACCAGCAGGCTTCCTTATATTATCTATCATAAAATATGCCTACAACGAGGCAAACAATGTATATGCCTATGATTAGGCAACTGAAAAACGCTCTCATATGTTACTCCTGGTTGCAAAACGGGCAATTCTTACCATACTCAAACAGTGCATATGTGCCCTCGCTCAGATAAACATTGCCAAACTCTTCGGTATGCAGCTCGATGCCTCGCTCATTATCGTGCCAGCTCTTGATAGTGGCACAATAGCCATCAACGCCGTCGCTCACATGGACGTGGGTGAAGTTGTAGTTACCGAAACCCCAGTTCTCATTACCGCAGGCCGTCAAACCCAGAACCATCACCAGCACCAAAACAATCGCAAAAATTTTCTTCATATTCCCTATCTCCTTTTCTTAGTTGAGGACCATGCAACGAGTAAGCACGGTCTGCTTTTCGTTTTTATAGACCTTGTGGTCTTTAATCGTACCTCGCAGAGTATACTCGTTACCCTCTACGAGCTGCTTAGCAGAAGTGGTCCACATGATGACATTACCCTCGTAGTCATGCATCACATGCATCGTGGAACGACCATAGTAGCCATTCATTTCGATTGCTTTCTCAACCGTAACAACCACTTCGATTCGGTCGCCGATATTGCCAATGAACTCGGAATCAGAAGGCTCATACAGGAACTGAGCACACCATTCCTTAACCGCAGTTTCATTTTTCAGGCAAATCTGATCCTCGGCGCAGACATCAGACCAACGAATTTCGATAGGGTCAATGCCAATAGGAATATCCTTAGGCAGCTCTTCAGTAGAAGGGCAATACCAACCGAAAATCTTATTGTATTTGCAAACAGAGGCACGGAACCATTCCAGAGCCGCATAAGTATCGCCCTTGAAGATATGAATGAAGCCATTGGCAAAGCCGAGAGCTTCCTTTTCAGTCTTAGGCTTAGCACGCTCAGTAGGAGCTTCACCATACATCTTGGCATATTCAGCATCGCTATACCAACGAACCTGGCGGGTGCCGCCCTTGACAGTTTCCACTTTTACATACATTTTTCCGTTTACCGCATAAGGCTGACCCAGCTGTTTCAGACCCTGATAGCTCTTTGCTACTGCCATAGTATCGACCTCTCTTTTCTTAATTTCTTTTCTTACTTTATATATATATTATAACATATTTTTTTATAAAAATCAAAGAAGCCCTTGTGTCTCCACAGGGCTTCATATATTAGTAGCCGCATTCCTCTCGGAAGGTCTCGTACGAAATCTCCTCGAAGCCATAGCCGCACTCTTCAAGGTATTCCTCTTCATCCATGCCGCAAGAAGTATCCCACCATTCAGCTGCATTATCTTCTGTCAGCTCCTGAGCGAACTTGTGCATATTAGCTTCACTTGTGCCGCTGTAATATGCGATTTTATCCTCACCGCAGAACGGCGTATAGGCAGTTATCCTCCAGTATCGCTTAACCGAGGATGCCGCAGTCGTGTCGGTCATATCCGAATACCTCCTTGAATGCTTCATCTACGCTGGCCCACATCTTATCATAATCCTCATCTTCATCACCGTGTTCAGGATACAGCTCGAAGAACAGAGTATCAGAAAAGTAATCCTTATCAATCGCAGTATTCACCGCGTCGGCGAAAGCCAATTTCCATTTTTCAATCGGAATTCCTCCGACAACTTTACCATGCGACATTGACAATTACCTCCTTATATCTGGGGAAAGTATCAGCCAGAAAGCTGATGATGCAGTTTTCCAGACGAATGTGCTCTTCGTTCTGCCAAGAAGCGCCGGTGTATTCAACGGGACCATCTTCCCAACTGTAACGCTTATACACATCGTTCATATACTGGTCGCCAAACATAATCTGGCGCAAATCGCAGACACGGAAATCATTTCCATAATGAGAAACCATCGCGTCCTGCAGGTCATAAATATCAATTATCGGCAGAATCTCGTACTTCATCATTTTCCTTCTCCTTCAGTTCGTCGATAGCCTGTTGCAGGAAATAACCTGCGTATCTGCGACCCTCGGGGTCACTATTGCCGTCATATACCAGCTGAACCAACTCAATGTGTTCGCAGGTATCATATGCGGGGTGGTCGCGCATGAACTTGCAAGCCTTGCGGAAGGCAAGCTCAATTACCTTATTTCTGTCCAATTTTCTTACCTCCACGCTTTTTCTTTCTCTTGGTTGCTTGGTCGATAGTCTGGCGGTGGATAGACTCAGTCTTGCTGAGAATACCAGTCTTTGCAAGCAGGTTGTTCATATGAACAGGCTTGTAACCGATAACATCGGCACAGACATTGAGATGACCCTCTCTCTTGGTACCCTTGTGGTCGTGACCGTGAATGTTGAACGCCCAAGGAATTTCCACAGGCTCGTGAGAGAGCAACAGCTTCTCACCAATCATCAGAGGACCAGAGTAAACCTCATCGAATACTTCGTTGTAAACAGTATGACCTACATCGTGGTTGCCGCAAATGAGAACCTTGTAGCCACGAATCTGACGAGCATATTCAATGTCGCCAATGTCACCGAGGAAGATGATGGTATCCTTACGACCAACGCAAGCGTTAATCATCTTTACCATTTCCTCGTCAGAAGGACGGTTAGGCATGCCTGCGCGCAGGTCTTCATCACCGAAGTGAGGGTCAGAATACAGCCACACGGTCTGCTTACACCATCTCTCGTTAAAAATTTCATAAACACCACTCAGAGCCATATTCAGACCCTCCTTTCTTAAATCTTAATTCCGTCTCCCTCGTCCTCTCGCAGTTCATCGAGAACAGACTTAGAAATCTGAATGATACAGCCACTGCAATCCCACTCACTCAGACGAACATCAATTACTGCGTCCTTACCGTAGTAGTCAATGACCTTGGTGATGGCATCGGGATAGCTGTCGGCGCAGATAACGCCGCAATAAATCATTTTATCGAGCTGGTTCTCAACAACCATAGACTCTTCGTAAACACGAACTTCATACTCGAAATAACCCATTATTCAACCTCCTTAGGCTCATAACCCCAGTTCTCACACCATTCAACATACTCTTCATAGGTTGCATCGTACCAGTCGAAATCAACATAGTTCTCCAGATAGTCTTCATAGTCCTCATCAGAGTACTCTTCACCCCAACCGAAGTGAACATATGCATAGGATTCTGCGTTATCGCGAGCCCAGTCGCAAACAGTTTCGTTGATAATCGCTTCGGCGGTTCCATCTTCGAAGAAGAAAACCTCCTCAGAGTCACAGCCGCAGTAACCATTTCCACAATGAGCTAAAATAATCATCATATTATCAACCTCGCTTTTATCTCTTTCTTTATCTTACATATATATTATAACATATTTTTATAAAAAAATCAAAGAAGCTCTCTTGAATTCACCAAGAGAGCTTCCTATATCATCACTTAGACTCTGAAGCCACGAGCTCGCTCGCCTTCTTCGTCATAAGGTAAACCATCATATCAGTGCCTACGCCACTGCTTCGCAGACCAAGAGCATAATCGGCAACAACTTTTCCCTTGTGTTTATATTTGAAGTCATCCCAGATTACTCTTGCAAGTACTTCAGAGATTCCGGCTTGTTCCATCAGCACTTTGTAGCGCTGGAAGTACCACTCATTCATTTCTTTTTTGTCGGCCATCCACTTGATGAAATCCAAATACTCTTCATCAGTAGTGACATAGTCCACATCGTAGAAATACTCACGAGCCTCTGCGACAGGAACTTCCTCGATGAACTTTACCGCTTTTGCAGCCATCTTCATATAGGTCGGGCCCATATGGTACAGACTGTAGCCCCATTCCGGTCCATAGGGGTGTTCGCGCACCCACTCTTCAGCTTTTATCCATTCGCTTTTACGAATCAAAACTTCAACTCGGAAAAGGCGTCCATAATGATAAAACTGTCGCACGTACTGGGGTTTAGGGCAGAAATGAAATCCTTTAGAGCAGACATCTGGTTCTTCACCATCGGCAAGCTCGTAGGTCTGTCCAATCTCGAACTGAAATTCTCCGTATCCACGCATATAATAGTCGGTGGCTTTCCATCCGGGAACCCAAATCCATTCGTCCCCTTCATCCTCGATAAGTTTATCAACTTGTTTCTCATAAATCTCCTGTTGGTTCATAGTGCATGCAGCGAGCGCACGTTCTGTGTCGATCGCGCCTTGTGCCGCCTTTTTTATAAATCCGAACATCGTGCGCTCCTCCTTGACTTTTTGTCGAAATTTTGGTATAATATATGTAGGAAACTTCAGAAAGGACTGAAAATCGTGACAATTTTACTTTGGTTTCTTTTGGTTATACTTGGCGCAAGTACCGAAATCGCGTCTCGCGCAACCTTCGCCATCCCAGCATTTGCACTCTGCCTTGCAGATTGCATCAATGCGCTCCGGGTTAACAATCTGCGTGCGGGCTCTCATATTGCCCTGTTGGATAGTCTTGATGACCGTAACCGGAATCTGTGGTTTATAAGATTCATCTGTCAGTTTACACTTGGTGAAACCGGTGCACATCACGCAGGTTCCAAACTTTTCGTTACAGGAAGGACACAGTTCAATGAACGAACCGTCTTCCGTTTGCTCCAAAATTGCGGGTCCAAGATACATTTGGCCGCAGTACGCGCAAGTCCCAAGCTGGTCCTCAGTTGTGTGTCTTGAGCAAAAGTCTTTATCAAGGTCGATTCTCATTCGGAGAAGCTGACATACAAGATTCTCAGGGTCGGCCAGGGCGCAAGTTCTACAAAATTTTTGAGTATTCATAGACTTGTACTCTCCTTTTATTTCTGTTAAAATTTTTCGGCATTTTTAAAGTTTGTCAATTTTTCGTGACGGAACGAAAATTGACGGCACCGTTAGGAAACTCTGCAATATACATATAGTGACGGATTAGGATATTTTGCTATGATGTCGGGTATTGCAGCGAGGATTTTTGCAAAGTCTTCGAAAGGCAATGCGATTTCATCGGTATTCATCTCGTCAGACTCGCCGCAATCACAACCATACTGCTTTACACCGACAAAGTAATCTCCGCCGTAACCATAACAGTCGGTCTGAATGCCGTATTCATCTTTGATTTCGTCGGGGAGTTCATCATATCGTCCCTGCTTCAGTTTCCAACCGTAAACAACACCTGCTGAATAATCTACTGACATATTATCTACCATCCTTTTACTTTATATATATATTATAACATATTATTTTGTAAAAATCAACTGCGGAGATTTTTGTTAAAATTTTGTACATCTTATTGAGTTGTTAAAATTTTGTACATCTCTATAATTGTTAAAAAAATGTGTTAAATTTTTAGACACCTTGATATTTTGTTAAAATTTTGTACATCTATATAAATGGGTAGATTCTGTTAACCCATTAACAACTTTGTTCATATATTATGTATGGCAAAGGAGGAATAGTTGCATGCTTGAAATGAAAAGGGACTCTCGTCAGGTCCCGAAGGTAAAACAGATTTGTGCTGATAAGAGATATTATGACATTCTCTATGCTCACCTTCAGTGCATTTCTTCTTATGACGAAAAGACTGGTGAGAGAACTGTTGGGAAGAAAGAGATTAACTTCTCAAAGTTATCTGCCATGTTTAATATGAGCCGTCAGACAGTTTCTAAGAAGTTTAACAATCTCGTAGATTTAGGGCTCGTCACGAAGAAAGACGAGAATTCGTTTTTAATTCTACCTTTGGCGAATGATATCGCTTCACTCGTGCCATATAAGACTTTGAAACTGATTACTGATACATTAAGTGAGCACAGTATTAATACATATGTGTATCTATTTAATAGATACTATGCAACTGGTTGTAAAGCATTCCAGTTCACATTGGCTCAAGTGAAAGAGAATATTGGAATTTGTTCTACAACAAGAAGTAACGATGATACTATTACGAATATTCTTTATGTATTGGAGAAATTGGGACTGATTAAATACCATATGACTACAAAGGAACAGGACGATACTTCATTTAAGAATATCAAGACAATCTATGAATTAGAATGGCTTACGAATGAGATTTGTTAAAAATTTAGACACCTATATAAAAGTGTTAAAATTTTGTACATCTAAGCAATGTGTTAAAAATTTTCGGCAATAGTTGTTAAAAATTTTCGGCAAAATCGGCATTTTTGTTAAAAAAATAGTATCCTATTAAATAATAATAGAGAGTGGCTCAATAGTGGGGAAGGATTAAAAATCCTTCGGACCTTCGGTCCTCAGGCTTTTATAATCCTTCCTTAGCGAGCTCGTTTCGCGTGGGAGGATCGGCGATGCAAGTTAAGTTTAAATGGGGAACAAAGGAACAGATTTTAGACCTTATGAAAGTAAGACCAAGTATTACTGAAGCCGAGGTATACTTTGATAAGGAAGATGGTAGCCTTTATGTTGTATCTTTCAAAAGGAAAAATGAAAATCCTGTCGGATTTTCTACAAAAACTTCGTTTGAAGATTATATATATCAACAGTTAAATGAAATTGAAAACTGAATTGAAAAATCGGTTTGATTTTCAAATGAAAATATGATATAATATAAGTAAAGAAATAGAAAAATGAATTGAAAATTCATTCCCATTTCGAAAAATGAAATGAAAAAAACGAAAGGAAAAATGAGATGGAACATATTGGTAAGTATAAAGGATATAATGTATATAAGACTCCAAAGAGTGAGATGAAGAAAGACCAGGAAAAAGGAGTGCTTTACGCAGTTGCTGAGACTGGTGAACTGATTCTTAATGGAGAAGTTGTTGGTAAGGTGGCGTTTGCGTCTGGCTCTGTTACTGAGTATGATGACCATCGTTGTTATGCTTATAAATATCCAGTTGAACGCGAAGCGGTCAAGACTTATAAATATGAAGATAATGTACCAGTAAGTAAGCCTGGTAGGGGTAAGCGCAGAGAAGTTGCAGTTGATGATGTGTTGAAGAGCACGGTTGTTGACCCTACAGATTTAGATAAGATGATTAATGATTTCATCATTGCCGCACGTAATATGGAGATTACCGATTTAGTTGGTGAGTTTAAGGCCGAGGTTTAACCCTCGGCTTTTTCTTTTGCTCTTGGTTATGAATGGTGAAAATCCAGTAAAATCCAGTGGAAGTGGTGGCCGATCGGCCCGCGACATGCTGATCAAAATTCCATCGTCACCGTCTTCGTTACCCTGTGCGTTTAAATTCTTAAACGCACATATAATATAAAAAGGCCCTCTCCATTTCTGGAGAGAGCCTCTTCTTTTTTGCCTCTTGGGCTATGTTCTTGTTCAGTCTACGGAGCAAATTTTTAGTCCAGTGAGGACGACTTCACCTTAAGCCAAACCGTTGGCTTTTAGAAATGCTCCAAGCGCATCTACATTAGGCTCAATCTTGCCGCCTACAGGTGCCTTAGGAGCGTGATCTGCATGGTCCATGATACCTTTCAGCATCTTCTCAAACTCTTTGAGCTTGCGCACCTCGGCATCAAGCTGCTCGAAAGCGGCGTCAATCATTTCAACAATCTCAGCTGCATCGATCTCCTGATCAGCGATTGCCTCGGCGACAGCAGAACCAGCGTGGAACTCGAGGATGTAATCTTTAATGAGCGCGCCAATTTCCTCAATGTACTCGGCCTTAGCCTTTGCAGTGCTTGCCTTTTCCTGCTCAGCGGCGAACTCGGCATTAGCTGCGTTGAGTGCGTCTACCAGCTCCTGGGCAATAACATCTGCGCTCTCACCAGCCTGCAGTCTGGCAAGAATATCTTTCTGATTTACCATAGGTAATTACCTCTCTTTCATATCTTATGTATATATTATACCATATTTTTTTATAAAAATCAAATGCGGTCGGTGCGCGTCCCGATCGGCAATGACTCCTTTTTTTATATTATATCAAATTTAATTCAAAATGTCAAATTTTTCTCGGGCTGAACACAAACTCGTGAGAAGATGTAAACGCGGCGATATGAGCCCGAAACCAGGCATTTTGAATTAAGATTTTGCGGCCAGGATGGTCATATGGTGCGAACCGATCGGGAAAACAAGAACCGATCGGCGGCCGGGTTTTACGGGAAATTGAACGCATATGGAAGGGCCGCACTTTCCACCGAAAAAATCGCATATGGGGGTACCGATCGGAAATTCGGTACCTGGCCTCCGTCCAGGGCCCGCTCTACCTACTATTATTATACCATACCCGGGCGCACTTGTCAAGTGTTTTTTGAAACAAAAATAAAAAATCCGAGGTTTTTACACCTCGGACGCAGGGGAATAAAAGGAATGGTTTTCACAGCAGTTACAGCAAGCCACCTTGTCGGTCGTATCTTGGTCGGCATTGTGGCAAGTAGAACAACCTCGGCACTCATCGTGACAGATGTAATCATCATCGGGGTCCCAGAAGACAGCGAAGTCGTCGCACTCATTCATAGGGTCATCCAGTGTACACTGGCAGGGGATGGGACTGTCGCTGTAGTAAGGACAGTCCCAACCATTCATAGGGCAGTGGATGTGAGCCATTACTGCTTACCCCCACAAATCGCCATGATGTTCGCCATCACTTCCATCATAGCCAGACCTGCTTCGATTTCCTGCTTTTCACCATAGGAAATGTGGTCGATAGTGACAGTACCCTCAACGAGGTCAACAGTCATGCCAGACGCATAGCGAATTTCACCAGTCGCATCATTCACAAGGATAACTTCCTTGTCACCATGGTCAGCCATAACCTCAGACAGCATTGCAATCATCTCAGAAATCTTCATCATAGTATCTACCTCTTTCTTTGTTTTGTTGTATTTATTATAGCATACTTTGTGGGGTTTGTCAAGGGGTTTCAGAAATTATTTTCCAAAATGTTTGTTGCCATTCTTCCCACATCGGAATGAGCATTTCTTCATCTTGGGGGTTCAACTCACAATGGTAAACCAGTGCCCCATAGGCTTGTGCTTCAAACACGCTCGCAGAAACAGGGCGCTGTTCAGCAAGTTGTAATCGTGATAGTACAAACTTCGTAACTTGTTCCATTTTGTTTCCCTCACTTTCTATACATAGTATACACCATTTCGGGAGAAATGTCAACAGGTAATTTTGCACAATTTTCGCTCCAAAACTTTGTGGAATCTGCTAATTGACGAAATTCCGGCCCGCCGCAGGCGAAAACGGCCGGTTTTTGTGCAAAATGACGAAAAAATCGCCCTTTTGGGGCGATTTTTCTACTTTTTCGGCTTTCTTTTCTGCACAAGGGTCAATTCATAGTCATTTTCACCAACTTTGAAGGCGATTTGGCGCTCTTTATTGGTGATTTCGACCATTTCGTAGCCTTTTTCGCTCAAAAATGCCGAAATTTCTGCAATTATCTGCGATTTTGTCGCATTTTCCTTGCGAACTGGCGCTTTTCGTGGGGTTTTCACAGTTTTTTCGCCCACATTTGCGTACTTCTTGGCGGCTTTCTCTTCTTCTTTGGAAAGGTCGAAGGACATTCGCTCGCCCCTGTCGATTGCCTTATCGTCTGCGATGACTTGCAGAGCCTCTTCTTCGCTGATACCCAAATTTTTCATCAGCTTTGCAACCTGTTCTGTCATAGTTATCAACTCCTTTACTGTACCCTTATTATAGCACAGTTAAGGCTATCTGTCAAGGGGTTTTGCAAAATTTTTTTCTACCGCCCTTTTAGGGGAGGGGGCATTTCTGCCCCCTTGGGGGAGTTAGGCTACTTTGGAGAAGTAAGCCTTTCTCTTTTCCTCTGTTCTCTCAACAGAGCCATCAGTTACCAACTGTCTGACAAGGGCAGACACTCTCTGATTGGACAACTCTGCACACGCAGGCACAGACTTCATCAAATCTGTGATAGTGTACTTCTTGCCGACTTCCATACCTTCAAGGATTTCAGCCTTGATGCCTTCGTTGGCAACCTGTACAGCAGTAGGTTTCTTTTCAGCAGAGTTTTTCTTTGCGAGCAATTCCAACTCGTGGTCGATGAACGCAATCTCGTCTGCGTTCAAGGCATAGTTTGCCTTAATCTGTTCAAACATTTCTCTCTTAGTCATCTTCTTAGTATTAGCCATAGTATCAATTCCTTTCTGGTTTGTTGGGTTTTCCTTCCCTTTGATGATTTAATTATATCATAGGTTGAGCGATTTGTCAAGAGGTTTTTTGAAGTTTTTTTATTTTTTTTCTCAACTCTCTGTTGACTTCTCTCTCCCTTTGATGTATTCATTATAGCACATCTTGGGGGATTTGTCAAGAGGTTTTTTGAAATTTCTTAAAAACTTTTTTTGACCTCTATCAATTCGGCTCTCCCTTACTGACAATAATAGTATACCACAGACCAAGAGAAAATACAAGTGTCAAAATGCACAAATTTTAGGAAAATTATTTTTTATTTTTTGTGCAACTTTTCTCTTGACAAAATTTGCGGCCGGTGGTATAATGGAAAATTCCGGTCACGCTGGCCGTGACCGGGCCGGCGCTTTGTGCAAAATGCACAAAACCCCCAGGGGAGCGAATCACCCCAGGGGTCAAGTGAAAATTGAGAGAGGGGAGGGAGGGGCTTGCGCCCCTTGCCCTTAGTCCACCTTGGAGAAGTAAGCCTTGCGCTTCTCCTCAGTGCGCTCCACAGAACCCTCAGTAACCAGCTGGCGCACCAGTGCGCTCACTCGCTGATTGGAGAGGTCAGCGCACGCATCGACACTCTTCATGAGGTCAGTAATGGTGTACTTCTTGCCACTCTCCATGGCTTCGAGGATGTCAGCCTTGATACCCTCATTTGCGACCTGAACCGCAGTCGGCTTCTTCTCTGCGGAGTTCTTCTTTGCCAGAAGCTCCAGCTCATGCTCAACGAAAGCCTTTTCGTCAGCAGTGAGGTTGTAGTTTGCCATAATCTGGCGGAAGTAGTCAGCCTTAGTCATCTTCTTAACATTTGCCATAGTATCGTCTCCATTTCTCGCTATTGGTTGCGACCCTTTTTGAAGTTTCGTTCCTCTCTTGGAACATCTTAATTATACCACATGGGGTTTGATTTGTCAAGAGGTTTTCGAAAAAAATTCGCGACTTTTTTTCTTATCTTCGCTACTCGCCCACTTCTCAGCCTTGTTGCTGGCCCAGCCCTAAGTCTACCCTCACCACGCAATCGCTTTGCCACGCTCTGTGGGGGCTACTGGGATTCGTGTATCCTTTGGGTTTCAGTTCGCTTCGTGTCTGTTTCCACTGTCCTTGGTGGCTTTCGCTGTCAAGGTTCCCCTCTTGACTGTAATCATTATACCACACTTTGCGGTATTTGTCAAGACCTTTTTTCAAGATTCTTGACTTTTTTGTGTGAGGTATTGTATCGCGCATAATCCCCTATTACTTCAACCTCTGGGGCACTGGTTCACACTTGTATACCGCAAACGCGAACACCTTGCGGTCAGAAGCAAGAGCCTTGGCTCAAGGGGGAAGTCTTACATCGCTCTCGTGGGCTTCCCTCTTCGGGTCGCTTCCCTTAACTTCTGTATTTATTATAGCACACTCGGCGCTATTTGTCAAGAGGTTTTTTAACTTTTTTCAAAGTTTTTTTGAGCTCCTCTTGGGTGCTCCCCTCACCTGACATAGATAGTATACCACATCCAGAAGCAGATTGCAATAGACAGAATGCACAAATTACAGGATTTTTATTTCTCGATCTTTGTGCACATTTTCTCTTGACAAAAATGCCGGGGTATGGTATAATGGTAAATTCCGCGCGCTACGTTCGTGCGCGCGGCGCTGAAATCTCAAACAAAAAAGCGAGGGATTAACCCTCGCATTCCTCGTTGCGGTCTTCAATTCGTTCCTTGATTGCCTGGATGGTAGTACCAATCAACAGACCAAGCATCTGCACACACAGACAGCCAACAACACCAACGAGCACCCAACCGATGTGGTCAGGAATTTGACAAATAAGTTCTAACATAGTATCAACCTCTTTCCTTAATTTCTGTATTCATTATACCATGGGGGAGGGCTTTTGTCAAGCCCTTTCCCCACTATTTTTGAAAACTTTTTTCAAGTCCATTTCCTTGCGTGTTCTCTGGGGGATTCTCCAACACGCAGGGGAAATTTTAGTTTCAAGTTTTCTGTGCATTGCGTAACACTTTGCGAGAATTTCAACTTCAATTCTCACATCCTCAAGTCCTGTGTGGCTTTCCACAAAATCAACTTGCTTTTTCAGAAACTTGTAACAAGCCTCAGCACTTGTCTGAATGTTGTCGCTTTCGCTAATTAAACCATTCTGTAAAGCAAATTTTACATAGGAAACTTGATTGAGAACCACTTGACAAGCCATGTTCCAAATGCAAATGTAATCAGTTCCCCAAGGGAAGAACCAACGCCAGCGAGATTGAGAACAATAGCGAATTGTATTATTCAATGCTCTCTTGTCAAAACCCATGTTGTAAGCACCCACCTTGCGAATGGAATACTTTTTCATGTCCTCATGGATTTGCTTGCGAATGTTGAAAATGCTTTTCAAAGTGCGAGTGCCATTTTTAATGTCATCCCAATACTGGGGAATCTTTTCAGCAAAGTAGGCACTTTGCATCAAGTCTTTGTGGTCGAGGAACATTTCAGAAACCACAAAACTTCTTTCAAGGTAAATCTTGCCTTGTCTGTCACAGATTGCATAGCCAATGTCATAGCACAAAGGCTGTTCAATGGTGTTTGCTGTTTCAGTGTCGATGATTAAAAATAATTCTTTCTTGCGAGCCATGGGTATCAAATCCTTTCGTATCAACTGTAATTATTATAGCACTTTCATTTTGATTTGTCAATAGGTTTTTGAAAAATATTTTGCGCCCGGGCGAAAAGCTGACCCATTAAAGGGTCTTGCTTTCGCTCACAAAATACTTCACTTCATACTGTGCGAGAATGTCACGCACCTTTGCACTCTCTTTCTGTGTTGCACAGTAGAAATTGAAAAGGGTATATTTTCCAACATTTTCCACATAGTTGTGGGGAATGTCTTTCAAATCAAAATGTACTGCGTCAGTCCATTCGTGGGGAACAGTTGCTTCAACTTTCCAAAGTTTGTCCTTGCGTGCCTTTTCTTCGCACCACTTAACAACATACACACCAACAAGGTTGCACAGAGCCACAATGCCAGCCTTTAAGTAAAGGTCAAGTTCACACATTAAGTAAACAGTGACAATTGTGTAAAGACCAAAAGCAACAGCATTTACGATTGCGGCGACCCCTTTACCGCACTTCACAGTGGCGATACTTTTCACTGTCTGAATGATAACATTCAGAATGTTAAGAATGATAAATGTAATAAGTAACTGTGTATTCATAGCGTTTACCTCTTTCGTTTCTTTCTGTAATTATTATAGCACATCAATGCTCGTTTGTCAATACCTTTTTTTCACTTTTTATCATATTTTTTGTAAAAGCATCGGAGAACTCATCCCCATACTCATCGCTGACAAGATAGGCGAGGTATTCCATTACAGTGCTCACCCCATACATGAAATGCTCATTGCCATTCTTTGCATCGTACCGACCGCAGAACAGACCGCATTCTGTCATTCCGTCAACTACCTTTTCGATTACTTTCTTTTCCTCTTGGTTCAGTTCTAACATCGTTCTATCCCTCCTGACATTATTAGTATACCACGTTTCGGGAGATTTTGCAATAGGCAATTTGCACAAATTTTCGCCCGCATTTTTGTTGAAATTAACTATTGACAGGAATACCGGCCCGCGCACTTGTGCACGGGCGGCCATTATACCACAGCCGGCCCGATTTGTCAAGTGGTAAAAATGCACAAAAATTAGGGCGAAAGTTTGTGACTTTCGCCCATTGACAAGTTAGGAACGAGGGGCAGACAGTACCACCTTAAACTTTCGCCCATTGCAGTGGAAAAGCATTTCCCTCTCGGCGTTCGTAACCTCAATTCCCTCAATGCTTTCCAATCCCTCAAGGGCTTGCTTGATTTCGTCAATCAGCATTGCCTTGTCGTTGTCGGCTTTGCGTTCTCTCTTGGTTGTGGTCTTGGTTGTGGTGGTGGTCTTTGTTCCAATGGCTCTTGCCTTTTTGCTTGCCTTTTCTTGCTCGGCACTCAACTCAAAGAGTTTTGCTCCCTTGTCGATTGCTTCATCATCAGCGACCAACTGTTCGGCTTCCTCTCGGCTGATACCTAACAGACCCATGTGCTTGGCAATCAGTTTTTCTCTCTCGGATGCTGTCATAGGCAATCCCCCTTTCTGTAATTACATTATACCACACATCAAAGGGGTTGTCAAGGGGAAATTTGCATTTCCCCTTGACTTTTTTCCCTTAGTCAGCGAGGGAGAAATAAGCCTTACGCTTTTCCTCAGTTCGCACAACCACGCCATCAGTGACGAGCTGACGAACAAGAGCAGACACACGCTGGTTGCTCAGTTCGGCACAGGCAGGAATGGTCTTCATCAGGTCAGTGATGGTGTAGGACTTACCCTGCTCCATACCTGCGACAATGTCGCCCTTAATGCCCTCATTAGCCACCTGCACAGCGGTAGGCTTCTTCTCGGCACTGTTCTTCTTTGCGAGCAGTTCGAGTTCGTGGTCAATGAACTCAACCTCAGCCTCAGTCAGAGGGTAGGAAGCCTTAATCTGCTCGAACATCTCACGCTTAGTCATCTTCTTAGTGTTTGCCATAGTATCAATCTCCAATCTCGTGGTAGGTCACGACCCAAGTTTTTATTCTGTAAGAGGTGTCCCTCTTTACATTCTTATTATAGCACATTGGGAGTTGTTTGTCAAGAGGTTTTTTCAACTTTTTTTTTATTTTTTTTGTTGACCTCTCAGTAGGTTTTCCCTTACCTTGTATAACTATTATAGCATACTCTTTAGGATTTGTCAATACCTTTTTCAAAACTTTTTTAGAAATTTTTTGGTAATGGCTTTTTCCTTTTTTCTATAATAATTATAACATAATTTTTTTATTTTGTCAATAGGTTTTTTCAAAATCTTTTTGATGGGATTTTGTTCTCTCCCTTACTGACAATAATAGTATACCACATCAGCCACCAAAATACAAGTGGCAAATTGCACAAAATTACAGGAAAATCTTTGTGCATTTTGCCTATTGACAAATTGCTCGAAAAATGTTATAATGGAAGGTTAGGCCAAAACACCGGTCCGCGCGCACGTGGACCGGCCGATGCATTTTGGATTTTGAAATGGAAAAAGCGAGGGTTTCCCCTCGCTCTTCCTTATCGCGTTCTCTGCTTCGTTGTCAGCGAATAGGCAACCCCATTCTCAAAAATGACTTCGTCCTTTGTGATGGACGCAACCACCATACCTTCGGGGTTGCTCATGTTTGCGCGAATCTCATTCAGTGCATTTGCTACTTCTCGAATACTCATAGTATCATTCTCCTTTTCTTTTGGTTTGTACTTGTATTATAGCATAGGTTTGGGGGTTTGTCAACCCCCATTTTTTACTTTTTTGCGCTTACGCTCTTGGGACTGTCATTGGTCAAGGGCATCTGCGGAGTGGGAGCTTGTGCTTTGGTGATGATTGCATCAACCTGCTCATAGAGTTTGTAAGCCTTGCTCGCCTTGCGATAGACTTTCTTCAACTCGGAGTAGGTAAGAGCATTGAACTGCTCGTCACTCATTGTGACCCCAACCTTTGCCAACTTGTTGCGGATAGATTTCAAACTCATTTCGGAAAACATTTTCATAGTAACAACCTCTTTTCTTTATTTTCTATAATTATTATACCACATTTTTATTTAATTGTCAATAGTCTTTTTCAATTTTCTTGAACTTTTTTCTATTGTACGAGCCTTTGCCCTTTTTGTTCTCGACTACCGACCCACGCTTGCGAAAGTGCAAATACTGTTGCAGTTCTTCGCCCTCTTTCTTAAAAATGCGATTGTCAATGGTTTTCTTCTTTTTCATTTATCTCACCTCTTGGTATTATTATAGCATACCTTTGGGGGTTTGTCAACCCCCTTAGGCAACTTTTTTCTTTCTGCCACGCTTAGGCACATAGTTTTTGTAGTCCTTGCCACACTTCTGCAAATTGTGGAGAGTGTCGAAAGTGACAATCTGTGCGCCGTTGAATTTGATTTGATACTCAATGCCGTTCACATTGACATCACCACCAACCCAAAAGCCGTCATTATCCCAATCTCTTGCGACCTGACCGAAGTATCTCTGTACCCACATTTCAAAGTTTCTGCCGTTGTTGCCGTTGGTTACTTCGTAGTCGATTTCGATTGCGCCCTTGCGAATGAGCTGTTCCATGTGCTGATTAGTCAGTCGAAGCTGAAGCTTTTCCTTGCCACCCTTTTTGCTTGCTTCTTTTTCTACTCGAATGAAGCGAGGCATGATTTCATCAACGATTGCCATGTAGTTCTTCTTCTTGTAAGTGAAACCGAGGATGTAACCCTGTGCGCCACTAAACTTTCTGTAGTATCTGATTGCGTTTCCCTTAGTCATTGTTCCTGTCTCCTTTTCTGTTCCGTTCTTTGTATCTTTATTATAGCACCGCATTGACCGTTTGTCAAGCACTTTTTTTATTTTTTTTGAAAAAGATGAGGGGCTTTTAGGGGCGTCCCCCAAGGGGTTTGAACCCTTTCTGCTTGAGCGGCTCAGCATTAAACCTCACCCCTCATCTGTAAGTACAGTATAACACACTCCCCAATAGAAGTCAATAGTCAAAATGCACAAATTTCAGGAATTTGACCTCTCGCAACTTTGTGCAAATTGCCTATTGACAAAATGCTGAGGAAGTGTTATAATGGAAATTCGTGCCGCCTGGGTCGTGGGCGGCGCGCCAAAAAGGCGAGAGCGTCAAATTGCTCTCGCCCTGATTTGGGTGGGCTTGATGTCTGCGTGACCCTTGTAGGCGTAATACTCAACCCATTCATAGGTGTTGCCACAGTGGTCACAGCCACCGACCACGCTCATTGCGATTGTGCCTGTGTCGAGGTCTTCAACATCGTAGTGTGAGATAGAAATGAGGGAGCCGCCGCAAGTGGGGCAAGTGGGTTCATTCGTGTTAATCATCATGGGGTATCAGTTCCTTTCCTCTTGGTGTAATTAAATTATAGCACAACGGTTTGAAAATGTCAAGGGGAAATTCTCACATTTCTGCGAGAATTTCCAAGATGTTCTGCACATCATAAGCCTTGCCAGTCCAGTTTGTTCTGTTGCGTTCTTCATCATCGAAAAGCACATCGAGAGGAGTTTTGCAGAAGTTCTGCTTTGGTGTGCCGTAAGGTACAATGTGGATTTCGTTCCAGTTGACACTTGGCAGATGTTTCTTGAGCCAATCCATTTTGACTTCGGTAACTGCTCTGTTGTATTCTTCTGTGCCACTCTTGCTCAGCCAAGAGATAACTGCGATGTTGTAGCCATTTCTCTGGAGAGTGTTAAGTCTGCGAGCGAGAGTTGCAAGTCTAAGCAGAGGCTTTGCGTTTGCGTAAGGGAATGTGTCGCCTGCGATGAGGTATTCGAGCCAGTTTTCTACTCCATAGAGGTCAGCGATTGTGCCGTCCATGTCAAAGTTGATTGTGATGTTCATAGTCTTCATTGTGTTTACTTCCTTTCCTTTTTTGTATCTTAATTATAGCATGGATTTTCGTGTTTGTCAATAGGTTTTTGAAAAGTTTTTTATTTTTTTTGACCGGGGAAAGTGGGGGACTTAGTCCACCCACTTCGGAAAGCACTTGTTGTACTCTCTGCCCTTTGCGTCCCACTGGTGAATGTTCTTGTTGAATTTCTTGTGCATTTTCAGACAAGCCACAAAGATTTCCATTTCGATGAGTGCGTCAGCCAGTGCAGTGTGTTCTTCGATGTAGTCAGCATTTCCAGTGATGAAGCCATAGACAGTCTGTGCAGTAGTAGAGCAAGACTTCTTGGAAGAGGACTGGAAGCCATTCTCGTGGCAGAAGTTCGCAAAGCCTTTCTTGTGGCAGATGGTCTGCAAAGCCATCAAGTAAATGTCGATGAACTCAAACTCGTCGAGCAGTTCTCTGCAAATAGTCTTGGTAAAGTCGAAAGCAGAGTTGTAAGCCATTACATAGCGAACACCATAGAACTTGCAAAGGTTGCGAACGATGGAAAGTGCTTCGGCTTCGGTAGCCACCGCAGACATTTCGCCAGTCATCAGTCTTTCGCGATAGATAGGGAAGTTCTTCTTTGCGTAATCGTCCTGTGCGATTTCGTCATAGTGTTCCATTACAAGCAGAGAAGCGGTTGCGAAAATGTTGCCCTCTCTGTCGTGGATAGTGCAACCGAGGTTGTACATTCCAGTAGGATTAGAAGCTCCGCCAACAGTTTCAGTATCAAGTGTGCAGTAAATAATTTTCTTGTTCATTGTTATCAATTCCTCTCTCAATTTCTGTATTTATTATAACATAGGTTCGTGGGTTTGTCAATAGGTTTTTCAAAACTTTTTTAATTTATTTTGTACGGGCGGTTGGCTCACATCGAGCCAACCATTGTAATCCCTCTGTCTTTCAACCATTCGCAGAACTGTTCAGCAGGGAGCAAGTCCGCAAGGTCTTTCATTGTGTACATTCTTGTAACCTCTTCCCATTCCCACCTGACACGAATGGGCTTGAAAGTCTTTTCTGTCATTTTGCTTTTGTTTCTGTAGAAGTCGCCCCAACCAATTTCGATGGTCGGACGATTGCGAAATAGAGTGCAACCAGTTTCTGCATTTCTGATTCTGTGGTCACGAACTGCCGCAAATGCTTCTTCAAAGGTTTCGAGTGTGTATTCTGTCGTGTTACACTCGCCAACTTCCACATAGCGAATGTGATTCCAAATGGAAGTGTCGCAGTAGTCATCATTGCCGATTGCCGCATAGCATCTAAGGTTTACTAATTTCTTCATAGTATCAATTCCTCTCTCTTGGTTTCTGTAATTATTATACCACGGCTTAGGGGTTTTGTCAACCCCTAATCGTAAATAATTCTGGATGTCTTTGACAATTTTTCATTACTCGCTTTTCCATTTTAGGTGACATCTGCCCCTTGCCCGCCATTCTGTAAAGACGATAGCACTGATTGACATTTGCCATAAATGCAGTTATCACAATGTCACGATACAAATTCTTAACAATGATAATTCCACTACTGGTTAGCAAGTACCTCTTTTCTTCTTCAATTACTTCAACTTCAAGCACAGGGTTTGTGAAGCCGAGAACTTCTTCCAATGCTTGCAGTCGGTTTGCTCGTTCCACTCCTGCGTGGAATGTAGTATTCATAGGTTTCATCTTTAGTATCCCCCTTTCATGCTCTAAGTATACCATACTTTGAGATGTTTGTCAATACCTTTTCGTACCATTTTTTGCGACTTACCAACTTAATGCCGAGAACCTCAGCAACCTTGTTGTAAGTCTGTTCGTCGATTGCGTTGCGTACTTCCTCAGGCTGTTCGCTCCAAGGTCTGTCAATAGTAATGTTCATCATCATAGTTATTACCCCCTCATCTTTTGTACCTTAAGTATACACCATTTCGGGATGTTTGTCAAGCACAAAATTGCACAAATTTTCCACGAGATTTTTGTGCAGATTACCTCTTGGCAGAAACACCGCGCGCCACAGCCGACAGCGCGCGGCCGAAAAAATAAAAAGAGAGGGTTTCCCCTCTCCTTAATTGCTCTTGGAACTCGATTTGAAAAAGCCACCTACAAAACTGAGCAGAGCGCAGATGCCGAAAGCCTGCCAAAATGTTAGAGCAAACGCACAGCCGAACAGGCTCATCACCCAGTTAAACAGAAGCATCCCAATCCATGCCTCGAAACACACAACGCCGAACACCAGTGCCAGCGCGAGAATTACCATCAAACAACCTTCACCCATTGTATCTATCTCCTTTTCTTTTCTTTGTATTATTATTATACCATAATTTTAATTGATTGTCAAGGGGAATTTTTACATTCCCCTCATTGTTGTTATTGCTTCCATTACCCACTCTTGAAAGTGAGATTTAATAAATTCTACTGTATCAAGATCAGCGCAATTAAAATAATCTTTGCGAATGCGCCGAGCCTTTTGTGTTTTTAGAATTTTCATTCGCAAAAAACTTTCTACAAATAGCCTTTCGCATTCTCCGCCGCCAATGTCTAATGATTGAAGAATTAAATAATCTTCTTGGAGCAACTGATTACTTCTACGCCTTGCATTAGTCGTTTCCCCAATTTTGATTGCCGTTCTAATTTCTAAATGTTCTGCGTAATACACTTCTGAATAACATCCGTAAGCCATTTTTACCACTTCTTTCTGTTTCTTTCTGTAATTATTATAGCACAAGGGGTTGAGTTTGTCAACCCCTTTTTGCATTTTTTTACTTTACTTCAACAATCAGTTTGTAAGCTCGGCAAGAGCCAAAACCATAGCGATTGTAAGTAGTTTCTTCCCACCTTACAGACAGACAATGCTGAGCAAGATACTCTTCAATGAAAGTCTTGTGATAGTTCTTGTCAGTGCAAGGAGAATAACTCCAATCTCCATTTGCATACTTCTTGCCATCGAAACGAATAGGACGCAGTACCTCGTTGCCGTAAGCATCGGAAGCCATAGCGAGGTCAATAGAAGTTGAAATCAGTCCACCCTTAGGGTTGAGAGCCTGCTTCTCAAGGGCAGGTCCAATCTCAGTTTCACAGAATTCAACACTCGCACCCAACAGACGAGCAAGACTTTCTGCCTTTTCTTTTTCCCACTTCATTACGCTTGCATTTCTCACAATTGCCAGTTCACTTGCACACATCATAGTTATCAGTCTCCTTTTGTTTTCCTTTTTTGTATCTTTATTATAACATGGAGGGGGCTTTTTGTCAAGCCCCTTTTTTAATTTTTTTTTAGCAATCATAAGTGTAACATCCTTCGTAAGGGTCAAAGCCAAAATCGTCATCAATGTCAGCAGGCTCTTCGTAGTCCTCTTCCTCAGGGTCGTAGAAGGCTACTACTTCGCCAGTTTCATCCCACACAAGGGAAGCAGTCTGGCAAGTCATCTCTGCGATGGTCTTAGCTGCTTCGTAGCAAGCATAGCAAGCTTCAGTACCACTAATAGTAGCGATAGCGTTGTTGTTAATGTAGATAGTATAAGTGTTCATAGGTTGTACCTCTCTCTCTTTCTTTGTATCTATAGTATACCATGCGCGCAGGTATTTTGTCAAGGGTTTTGGGAGATTTATTTTACACAAATTTACGCCGATTTTGCAAGCCTTTTTTGTGCAGGTTTTACAATAGCACCAATCAGGCGCGCCAGGACCGTGCGCGCGCCTATGGCGGTCTTTCTGTATTAGTGTAGTATTAGTAGTAGTGTGTAGTAGCACACACTGCATTAGTGTGTGCTTACTCCTACTACCTCATCATCATAGATGTATCCATCAGTGTGTGCTGTGTACATGTGTACATCTACCACTGTGCCTACGCTTGGTGCTGTGCCCTCTACCTCATAGCACCACACATGTCCTTGCTTGTCCTCTACCTCTGCAAGCTGTCCTTCTGTGTGTACTACTACGCAGTCCTTGCGTGTGTAGTGTGTCTCTACGTAGCCGCACAGCCCCAGCATGCCCATGAACACTACTACTACCAACAGTATAGTCATCATCTCTGTTACTCTCTTACTCATTGTATCTACCTCTTTCTTTACTTCTTTCTTTGTATCTTTATTATACCATTACAGGAGGTTTGTGTCAAGCTTTTTTTACACGTTTGTGCAGACTTTTTTCTGTGCCTCCTGGCTCTGTGGCAGTTAGGGATAGCAGGGCCGCACACGGTAGCTACCCTTACAGAGTAGCTATTACCTTAGCCAGTGCCTCAGTATCCATTGCCTCATAGTGTGTCATGATAGTAGCAAGCATAGCCTTTCTCTCTGCTTCTCTCTGTCTCTTAGCTGCTTGTGCTTCTTTGTACTGTGCTACCTCTGTTGCGTCGTAGCTGTAGCTCTTCTCTCCGTACATGTATGCTGTGCGCACTGTGCCATCCTCTTGGTGTACGTTGATAGTCTTGCTTGTGTGGTAAAGCATAGGTCTTGCTTCAGCAGGTGCGCATTCCTTAGTATAGTAGGTGTGTCTGTGTGTCTCATTGTTTCTTACTACGTAGATTGTGCTGATGTGTTTCATTGTGTGTACCTCTCTCTTCCTTTGTTGTACCCTTAGTATAACACGTTTCGGGAGGTTTGTCAATAGGTAGATTTGCACAATTGTTGCGCCCTTTATTTGTGCAAGATGTATACCATGCCAACCAGGGCCGCGCCATCCATGCACGGCCCAGCGTATGTATTAGTATGTACATCATTGTGTTGTTTATTATTTATTATTATTATCTATTGTTGTATGTATAGATAGATGTGTATGTGTTATGTACTCATTACCTCTTGGTCATTGTGTATGTATCTCTTTGTATGTACATGTGCGTAGCTCTGTAGGGCGTAGAGAGGGGCGTACCTCTCTGTCTGTGTGTGTGCCTGTGCTGTGTATGCCAACATACCCGGGGGGGTGTATTTCGGGAAAATTTTTTTTTATTGTTGATGAAATGTTATTTCCTGGACAAACCTCCCACTAAATCAATTTCAGATTTCGGTTTACGGGAAAAATAAGAAATGGGTCCCATACCGAATGGTACGGAACCCAATCTTTCTAAACTCTTTCTACGGCGACTCCAAAAATATTGTTTCGCCCAATAGTGCCATTAATGTGTCCATGGTTGTTTCCAATCGTATACCGATTTCCATTCTTAATAGCTACTATCTTGTGCAGGTAGTAATGCCCACCCACTCTACATAGAACAATATCATTCTTATGCAATTTCGTATCCTCGGTTACAGGAATACAAATAACACTATCTCCACTCTCCAAAATGGGAGTCATGCTTTGTCCATACCCAGTTACCAAACAACTGCGACCCTCACGCAATTTCTGCGCGGTAATCGCATTTTCTTTTCCATGAAATAGTTCTGCTAAATTGCGCCCTGCCATAATTAGTCCTCCAACCCAACCTTGATTGCGAGTTCAGCTGGAACAGCAATATTCAATTCTTGGAGCAATTCTGCGGCAAGGCGATATTTATCAGCTTCAATGCGGGCTGAGCGCAAACAAATGTACTCGCATCCGCCGCTTTCCATTGTGAACAATTCCATGTCATCATTTTCATGGAGTCCCATTCGGTCACGCAAGCCCTTAGGAATCGTGACACGTCCGAGCGCATCAATTTTTCTTGTTGTGTTTTCTGGTCTAATTCTCATTTTTATTCTCCTAATTTAATTGGAATTTGCGCCTCGTCAAGCCGAGGATTTTCAAACAACAGCTTGGCTACCGCCATATTTTCCAAGAGTGCGCATCTGGTTAAAAGACCAACTCCACCCGGAACTGGGGTTACCAGTCTATTCTCGGTATTAATACAGTCTCCAACCATTTTACCTTCTTCATTAAAATTAATACCTACATCAATAACCGGTACGTAGATCGGATAGCAGTTCAGGAATCCGGCCTTACCCACCGCGCAAATTATCAAGTCTGCGCTATCAATAAAGGTATGCAAATTCTTTGTTTTACTATGGCACAATGTAACTGTGCAATTCAAATCTACCAACATTTCTGCGACGGGTTTCCCTACAATCTCAGAACGTCCAATTACTACCGCATTTGCCCCCTCAAAATTGAAATTGCATGCTTTCAGATATGTGATAATACCAAGAGGAGTGCAAGGGAAATAAGGACTATCATTCTTAAATCCATCTACATCCATGCGGCTTGGGATAAGTCTTGTAATTCTATTTTTATCCAAATGAATTGGTAATGGCAACTGCACAATAATGCCAGCTGGATTTTCAGCATTAGTCTGAACAATTTGAATAATGGATTGTTCGACAGTCTCTTGGGTTACTGATTCTGGAAAATGAATAACCTGCGCTTCGATGCCCACTTCCTGTGCGTCCTTCACTTTATTGCGAACATAGCGTGTTGATGCGGGATTGTCACCAACTTGAATAATATGAAGGATTGCGCGCTGCCCGCTCAGCCGATCTTTAAGACTGGCTTTCCAATCGGCACAAAACTCTTTAATATTTTTTAGTTCAAAATTAGTATTTGTTGAAGAAATCATCGTCGTCTCCTCCCCAACCAGGTGGCATAATGCAATTTAATAATTCTTCAAGAATATTAGATATTGCAAAAAATGGCCCTCCGATTAAAAATATGACCATAACTGTAAATTTATCTGCGCTGCTAAGCTCTTTGCATGCAGGCATATGTGGAATAAATGTAATTGTGGAAATAACTCCCCACAAGATTATTGCAATCCAAGTTCCCGCCAAAAGTATCTCCCCTCCAACTCAATAACTTGTGCTTTATGTATTTCCCTTGGGACTCCGTCCCAAGGAGATTCTTCTGCGCTCGGCGCCCTCTTGTGGCAAATAACCAATTGCATTTTTGCATTTAAATGCTCATAGTGATTTTCACAATAAAATAATTCACTATGTTCTGTTTGATTAAAATGTTCAACAAGGGTTAAAGAACCAATCCACTTGTCATCGTAAAACTCTTGACCTTTATTTTTACTTACCGCAATACAACAATATATAATTCCAACCAAGAGTGAAAGAAGGAAGAATGCGAGGATATAAAGTAATACTTTCATATCTCCAATATCCTTTCCTCATATTTACTAATATTATACCAAAAAATTTTTAATTTGTCAACATTCGGTTTCCAGTGCGGGTTGACTTTTCGAAAATTTTCTGGTATAATTATAGTATAAGACTGGAGGTTAAAGATGATTAAATTAGATTACAGTTTAACAACTCCAGAAGAGCGAAAGGCATTGGTTGAGAAGATTCTCGCAGAGAATCCAGACCCAGGTGATAAATACCTGGAAATTCTCGCTGATTACCTAATCCTCTGCATGGAGAAACAAGAGAAAAAGGAGCGCAAGATTTTAACTGAAAACCGTATGGCTACAGTTACAAAGCGCGAAACGTCTTTTGAAGGTCTTGTTTCCCAATTTGAAAATGGCGAAGATGGTATTTATGGATTAATAACAGAAGACAAGAATCAAATTTTTAGACCTAAAGTTTCAATCACAAAGAAAGATTTAGAAGAAATCCCAGAGTTACAGCAAATTAGAGAGGCCATTCAGGTTTGGGAAAATATCTTGAAGAAAGCGACAGGTCGAGACGCTTTCATTGCCAAAAAGGCTATTATTGAATTGCGTAAGGACCAGTACTTGGTTAAAGATGCTTTCCGCAAACCAATTGTTTTAAATAAAGTAATGCATGGCAGAAATCCAATTCAATTGGATGGCGAAATTACTTTAGATGAAAATGGGTATTGCGTTTCTAAAGGAGTTACTTTGGTGGACCCAAAAGTATGCGAAGCCATCCTATGTAACTATTCAAGATTAAAACAAGACAGTTGGGGAGTCTTTGATTCGAACACTTGGTATTTAATGGAGGACTTTGACAATATTGCTACAAAAGCATTAGCAGATTATCCACTTTATGAGCGAATTGTTGAATGTAAAATTGATGGACTCCAAAATGTTCAGATTCAAGAGATTCTGAAAGATGAATTTGGTATTACTCATTCTCTTGAGTATATTAGTAGCCTCTGGCGCAAGAAGATTCCAAGTTTGATAGCTTCTGCGGCCGAGGATGAATATTTAGATTGGTATTTCCTCAATGAGGAAAAAGGTAAGTACAAGAGATGCTCTCGATGCGGGCAAATTAAACTTGCTCATAATAAATACTTCTCTAAGAATAAGACCAGCAAAGATGGTTTTTACTCTATTTGCAAATGTTGCAGAAATTCAAAGGGCAAAAAGTCATAATTGCGGCCAGGTATTTTTATAATAAATTAGAGAGGAGGTAACGAGCATGGCAGATAACCGTACGTTCTACTGCGAAAAATGTAATAGAACGATGAGTGCAGAACAATTTTATGGTTCAAATAATTTAGAAAAATATCCAGAAGGAAAATTGAAACAATGCAAGAAATGTATTTCAATGCATGTTGACAATTTTAACCCTGATACATATTTATGGATTCTGCAGGAATGCGATGTACCTTATGTTCAAGATGAATGGAATAAGCTACTTGCGTCCTACGGAAAAGACAAATCTAAATTAACTGGCATGACAATTCTTGGTAGATACTTATCTAAGATGAAGTTAAAACAGTGGCGAGATTATCGTTGGGAACACACTGATTATCTACAAGAAGTCGCTAACAAAAAAATTGAAGAAACTATGAAGCGTCAAGGCTATGACGCAATACAAATTAATGAAGCTGTTACGAAGGCGACTTTTACAATCCCGGATGAGATTTTAAAAGAACCTGAGTACACTCCTTATACTGGACCGACTGGTTATTTTGAAGAAGATGATTACTTCGCACAGCAGTCCGGAGAGGATACTTCTTTTGATGATGATTTAACAGAAGAAGATAGAACATACTTGCGATTAAAGTGGGGCAAAACCTATAAACCAGAAGAATGGATTAAGTTGGAACAGTTGTATGAAGAAATGATGAGTTCTTACGATATTCAAACTGCGGGACATATTGATACATTGAAATTAGTTTGTAAAACATCTTTGAAAGCTAATCAGCTCTTGGATATTGGTGATGTTGATGGTGCTCAGAAGATGATTAAAATGTATGACGGACTTATGAAGTCTGGTAAGTTTACTGCGGCTCAGAATAAAGCAGAATCTGGTGAGTATGTAGACTCCATTTCCGAACTTGTGGCAATTTGCGAAAAGGATGGGTTCATCCCTCGTTATTATACAGACGGGCCACAGGATAAGGTTGATAGAACATTACAAGATTTACAAAGTTACACTTATAATCTGGTAACTGAGGAAATGAACCTTGGTAACTTGATTGAAAGTGCTATTAAACAGATTGAAGAAGAAAAACAAAGAGAGGCCGATGGCGCATCTGAGGCAGCTGATGAGGAAGAACTCATGGAAGCCGCACTATTTGAGGATGGTGCTACTAAGGTTCTCACAGATAGTGATTTCGAAGAATTTAGAGAATTTGAAGAGGATGTCGAAGAATACGACACCGCTTACATTGAAAAACTCTTGAATGGAGAGGAAGACTAATGGCTCTTCAAGACCTATTAGACCTCTCTACCAAGAGAAAGAAAATTGGACTATCTGAAGAGCGTATCGAAGCTATTAAGCCTGCGGTGCGCCAATATATTGCCTATTGGCGCGAATATCCAGACATGTTCATTGATTTTCTCCAAGATGGCGGAGACCCTACAAAGGAAAGGAAATTAAAGTTTTTCTTCTATCAACGAGTATTTTTGCGTGCGGCTATGCGTTACAAATATGTATACATGGTGTTCCCTCGTGCGTATTCAAAATCATTCTTATCTGTTATGGTACTGATGTGCCGTTGTATCTTATATCCACGTAGTAAATTATTCGTTACTTCTGGTGGTAAAGAGCAGGCTGCAGGTATCGTAAAAGAAAAAGTTACAGAAATTTGCACGCTGGTTCCGGCCTTTGACCGAGAACTTGACCGCCGACCGGGTAAGACGCGTGAAGGTAAGGACTATGTTTGTTATGTATTCAAAAATGGCTCTTATTTCGATAATATTGCGGCGTCCGAGAAGTCGAGAGGTAAGCGTCGACATGGCGGTCTCGTAGAGGAGTGCGTTGGTGTTGACGGCGATATTCTTTCTCAGGTTATTATTCCTACCATGAACGTTTCTCGTTTGTGTATGGATGGCACAACTCAACCTGATGAGACTTTGAATAAGTCGCAGATTTATGTAACTACTGCCGGATTTAAAAACACATTTGCATATGATAAATTGATACAGCTCTTGGTTTGGATGATTACTGAGCCTCACAAGGCAATGGTAATGGGCGGAACTTGGAGAATTCCTGTTTTAATGAAGTTGCTGGATAAAAACTTCCTGCAAGACCTGAAAAAGGACGGAACCTTCAATGAAGCTTCTTTCGACCGTGAGTATGAATCAAAATGGACTGGTACTGTAGCTGACGCTTTCTTCAATGGAGAAATCTTTGATAGAAACCGCAACTTACAGAAACCTGAATTGGAACATTCTGGACGCTCAAGTGCGCAGGCTTTCTATGTATTGTCTGTTGACGTTGGTCGTAAGGGATGTGATTCTGTAGTATGTGTATTTAAAGTAACCCCACAATCAATGGGTGCGGCATACAAATCATTGGTAAATATTTATACATTCTCTGATGAACACTTTGAAGACCAAGCGATTCGTATCAAGAAACTGTTCTACAAGTATAAAGCTCGTAGAGTCGTAATCGACGCCAATGGTCTTGGTATTGGTTTGGTCGACTATATGATTAAATCTCAGATTGACCCAAATACAGGAGATACGTATCCTGACTTTGGTGTTTATAATGATGATGAGTTATACTATAAAAAGTATAAGACCAACATTACCGAACAAGATGCTATGTATTTGATTAAAGCAAATGCGCCAATCAATACAGAAGCACATGCAAATGCGCAAGCTCAGTTATCTTCTGGTAAAGTTAAACTTCTTATTGACGAGCGTGTTGCTAAGACTAAGTTGCTTGGCACCAAGGTTGGTCAGAATATGAAACCTGAGGAAAGGGCAGAATATTTAAAACCATTTACCCTAACTTCCATATTAAAAGAGGAAATGATGAACTTACGAGAAGAAAATGAAGGCGTAAACATTATTTTGAAACAAGCGAACAAAGGTATCCGCAAGGATAAATTCTCCGCTTTTGAATATGGATTATACTATATTAAACAAGTAGAAGAAAATAAGAAACGTAAAAAGAAATTCAATGCTAAAGACTGGTGCTTTATGAATTAAGAAAGGAGGGAGCCTATGCGAGCTTCAAGAGGAGAAATCAAGATTGAAGAAGTTTTGACAGAAGCTGGATTACCATTTAGAATGGAATATAGCTTTCAAGACTTGAGAAGTCCCAATGGCAGACCTCTGCGTTTTGATTTCGTTGTTTTTGATGATGATGGCAAAATTGATTTTATTATTGAGTATCAAGGTAGACAACATTATGAACCAAGTCAAAAGTTTGGTGGTAAAAGAGGTTTCTACCAACAGCAGTATAATGATAATAACAAGAGAAGATTTTGCGCCTTGCATGACTTTAAGTTAATAGAAATTCCATATACTGATGAAAATCTGATTTCTTATGATTATATCATGGAGAAAGCGGGTTATTAAGGAGGTAAGGTTTTGGAAGAGATTAGAGAAAATCCTCTCTACGAGCCAAGTAGACAGGACGCTATTCACTCCAAAGGCTTTGATATGGGAGGAACTACTCGTTACGGTAAGATGAAGGTCGGAGTAAAATCGCTCGATGATGCCGTATTGAATCTGGGCAGTTTGAAACATGCAACCCGCTTCAGAATTGATAAGGCTGCGATTTATCGTGCCTTGTACGATAATGACACCGAGCAATTAAGAGAAATCTCAAATTACTTTTATAAAACAAGTGGTATCTATAAACGCGTTTGTGAATATTTCGCAAATATGTACAGATGGGACTGGTATATTGTTCCAGAGATTTTTGATGATGCTGTCAAGGAAGATAAGATTATTAAGGATTTCCAAAAGATGCTTGACTTCCTTGACTCCACTCACATCAAGTTGATGTGTGACAATATTGCACTTAGTGTAATCAAAAATGGTTGCTATTATGGTTATATTGTTCCAAGTGGAAATGGTATCATTCTCCAGGAACTTCCTATTAAGTACTGTCGAGTAAGATACTTTATTGGTAATAAGCCGGCAATTGAATTCAATATGAAATTTTTCGATAATGAATTCCCCGACACTGTTTACCGTATGAAAGTTCTAAAAATGTTCCCAGAAGAGTTTGCTAAGGGTTATATGGCTTACAAACAGGGAAGATTAAAGCCTGATTATAGTGAAACAAGAACCATTGACAGTAGATTGCGCACCGATCTTCTCGGCGACACTGGCTGGTATCTTCTTGACCCAGACAGCACTGTCAAATTTAGTTTTGGAAATGGTGGAAGTGGTAACGGAAATGATATTCCTTTGTTTATCAATGCTATTCCAGCCATCCTTGACTTAGACGCGGCGCAGGATTTAGACCGCCGCAAGCAGATGCAAAAGTTGTTGAAAATTATTGTTCAGAAACTTCCTATGGATAAAAATGGCGATTTGATTTTCGACGTGGATGAAGCAAGAGATATCCATAATAATGCAGTACAAATGTTACGTAATGCTATTGGTGTTGACGTTTTGACAACATTTGCGGACATCGACTCCGTGGATACTTCAGACAAGACTACAAGCACTTCTACCGATGAACTTGAGCGTGTAGAGCGTGCGGTATATAACTCTTTCGGTGTTTCAAATAACTTATTTAATACTGATGGTAACTTAAGTCTTGAGAAATCAATTTTGTCAGACGAAGCAAGTATGAGAACATTACTTTTGCAATTCCATATATTTTTCAATGATGTTGTGCAACAGCTCAACACTCAAAGGAAGAAATATAAATTTAAATTCTATATGTTAGAAACTACTCAATACAACTATAAGGAACTTTCCAAGTTGTATAAAGAGCAAGTTCAAATGGGCTATTCTAAGATGTTGCCTCAGATTGCTCTTGGTCATACCCAGAGTGCGATTTTGGCTACTGCTAAGTTTGAGAATGAGATTTTGAAGTTGAGTGAAGTTATGATTCCTCCACTTATGTCTTCTACTATGAAAATGGAAGATTTAAAAGGCGGGGGCGAAAATAATAAATCAGTCTCAAACAATTCTCAAAAAGTATCAGAAGGGAATTCTTCAGAAAAGCAAGCCGGTCGACCAGAAAAGGCAGACGACCAGAAAAGTGAAAAAACCATTCAAAATAAAGAATCTATGAGTTAAGGAGGATACTATGGCTCAACATACAAGTATTAAGTTGGAAACTCCTTGTGAGTTTATTAATGTCACTCCTCTTAACCCACTGATTTCTAAATGTCAAATTAAGGTTTGCTATGTAAGTGACGAGCCTAATCGCAACAAAAGTATTATTACTAAAGATGTTGCGCGCGACATGGCTAACTCACTTCCAGGCAGTCCGATTGTTGGTTATTTCAATGAGGCAAAAGGTGACTTTGAAGAGCACAATCGAGTTATTGATATTTCCAATGGAAAATTTACTATTAAAGATAAAACACGACCATATGGCTTTGTCGATTTAGGTGCAAAGGTTTGGTTCCAGAAGTTTTTAGACGATGGACAGATTGAGCGTGAATATCTAATGACCGAAGGCTATATTTGGACAGGTCAGTATCCTGAAGCGCAAAGAATCATTGACGAGGGTAATAACCAGTCAATGGAATTAGATGAAGATTTAATTGATGCGTTTTGGACAAAAGATAGTAAAGGAAAGCCTCAGTTTTTCATTATAAATGAGGCAATTATTTCAAAACTTTGTGTTTTAGGTGAAGATTGCGAACCTTGTTTCGAGGGGGCCAATATCACTTCGCCACAAATCACATTCTCATTTGAGGATGGCTTCAAGGAGCAGCTCTTCTCAATGATGAATGAAATCAAGAAAGTTCTAAATGAAGGAGGAGCGCCTACAGTGTTTACAAGATATGCTGTTGAAATTGGCGATTCCTTATGGAGTGCTATCTATTCTTATTTAGAGCATACATATCCACGTGCTAATGACGAGGGTTATGTGTATGATTCTATTTATAGAATTGAAGGCATTTATGAGGAAGGTAGTCAAAAGTTCGCTATTCTTCAGAATCGTTCTAATAGCAAGTACTTTAGAATGAATTTCTCTTTGGATGACAATACAGGTTTTGCTGCTTCTGCCGAATTGGTTGAAGTAACTAAGACTTATGTTCCTGCGGCTCAGCCACAGTTCGCTCTTGAGGATGTTGAAGCTTTCGAGCTTGAATATGCTAAGAAGAAGAAAAAGGCTGAAGAGGATGAGGACGATGATGAGTCCAAGAAGCCTGGCGAGGAAGGTAAGGAAGACCCAGAAGACAAGAAGAAGTCAGGCGAAGAGGATGATGAAGATGATTCTGATGACGACGACGCCGATGATGACGAAGATAAGAAGAAGAAAAAGAAGACTAAGTTTGCTAAGTCCGAGGATGATGACGAGGACGAAGAGAAGTGTCCTAAGTGCGGCAAGCCTATTTCCGAGTGTGAGTGCGAGGATGAAGAGGATGATGACGAAAACAAGGGCAAGAAAGGCAAATACAACTTGGATGAAATTGAAGAGTATGTAGAGCTTAGTCAGAAATATTCTGCTCTTGAAACCGACTATAACAACATGAAAGCTGAAATGGCTAAGTTGGTCGAGTTCAAGAAATCTATTGAAAAGAAAGATAAAGAAGCTATGATTGCAAGTTTCTATATGCTTTCTGATGAAGAGAAGAAAGATGTTATTGACAACATTGATACTTATTCTCTTGATGAAATTGAAGCAAAGCTTTCAATTATTTGTGTTCGCAACAAGGTCAATTTCAACCTTGATGAAGATAAAGATGATAAAAACAACAAGCCTACCACATATAGCTTAGATGGTGGTATGGGGGACGAAAACGTTCCTGCTTGGGTTAAGTCACTTCGCAATGTTGCGAAATCTATGAACTAAGTGAAAAAATTTTAAGGAGGAAATATAGAAATGCTTAGAGAATTGCTTAAAAAGAGCATTAAGTCTCAGGCTTCCTACGTTGAAGTAGGCTATGGTCAGGTTGAGCCTAACCACTTGTCTGCACAGCGTACAGCTCAGATTTACGCTCAGCTTCCTGCAGCTTCCGATATTGAAGTTCTCGAGCAGGGACAGTTTGTTAAGTATGACTATGCAAACGGCCTTGTTAACTTTACCGGTAAGGGCGAATGGATGCTCGTTTATAATGAGACAAAACTTTATCGTGAAGAGCAGTTAGATTGCGAGTTCGCACTCGTTAAGGAGCATTATGGTGCTCGTGTATACAGCCCACTTGATGGCGAGAAGGCTCAGGAGATGTACGGTCCTACTCGTTTCTTGCAGGGTGTAAGAGAAGTTTATGACCCAGTAACCAAGACTTTTAAAGACCTTGGCGATGCTTTCCCTGTTTATGGTAAAGATGGTAAGCCAGTTCTTGATGCTGACGGTAATCAGGTAGTTGCTGACTTCTCTGTTGCTGCTAAGTATCATGATTATTATGAGCTCTCTGATATTAACAACCCAGATATCGCTGAGGAAGATAGAAAGAGATTGTTTATGAAGCTTCGTGAATACGAAGAGAAAATGATGCCTACTGGCACAACTATGGTTCCACGTGTCTTCAAGACTAACGTTGGTGACATTATGACTACTAACACAATCAACGCAACTGAATTGGCAGTTGGTGACATTCTTACTCCAGGTGCTAAGGGTATCCTTGAGCCAACTGAGGCTGAAACTGGTATGCTCTGGCAGGTAGTTAAGGTATATACTATGCCTGACCATCAGCGTGGCGTTAAGATTATGAGAATTCAGTAAGAAAGGAGAGTATTGAGTAATGGCTTTAGATAGAAATAACTTAGTACAGTTGATGAAAACTGTAGCAAAAGCTGACCCTTCCGCTCCTGTTTCTTACAGCTTTAATGGCGAGAATTTCAGCTATGATGCCCTGAACGAATGCCTTCGTCAGGAGCTTAATGAATATGCTGGTACATATTCACTTTATAGAGAGAACAAGAATTTAATCTTCTCTATTATCGAAGAGACTTTGGATGAAGTCCTTCCTAAGAAGGTTGAGCAGGCTTATATGCAGTTTGCTGAAACCAAGACCTTTGCACAGGGCGACAAGCCTATGTTCAAGCGCAAGAGAGATGCACGTCAGCGTGCTAAGCAGTTCGTAACTCGTGTTGGTCTTACTGGTATTTACGAAGTATTCAAGCTTGGTAAGTCCGAAGACGAGAGCTTCGAAGTTCGTACATCTGCTATCGGTGGAGCAGCTCAGATTGGATTTGAGGAGTTCCTTGATGGTCGTGTAGACTTCGCTGAAGTTACTGCTATTATCATGGAGGGTATGGACGAACTCGTATTCAAAGAGGTTGGTCATGCTCTTAAGGCTTCCGTTAACCAGTTGCCACCTGCAAATATTGTAGTTGCTAATGGTTTCGACGAGAAGGAATTCGATAGACTCCTTGTTATTGCTTCCGCTTATGGTGAGCCTTCTATTTACTGTACTTACGAGTTCGCAGTTAAGATGGTTCCTACTGAGGGTTGGAGATATACTGAGGCTATGAAGCAACAGTTGTGGGATACTGGTCACCTTGCAACTTACAAGGGACGTAAGGTTATTATCCTTCCTCAGGGTCTTGAAGATGAGACCAATACTCGCAAGGTAATCGATCCTGGTTACTGCTACATCATCCCAGCTGGTGCTGATAGCAAGCCTGTTAAGATTGCATTCGAGGGCGGCACAATCGTTGATGAATATGTTAACGCTGATAGAAGCCGTGAGATCCAGGTATACAAGAAGGTTGGCGTAACTGCTATGTTGGCTAACAACATCTGCGCTTATGCTGATACAAGCTTGATGGGTCAGATGAATATTAAGGGTTCTACTTGGGATAGCTCTTTCTTCGTAAATGAAGTTGCTGCTTATCACAAGGGTGAATAATTCTTGGTTTAACCTAATATAATATAGAAATAGATTAGAGGGGGAAATGGGGAAATCCCCACTTCCCCCTTTTTTCACTTTATGAGAAAAAGGAGATTAAATTTTATGGAAAAGACTATTACTATTAAGAATAGAAGTGCCGGTCAGGTAACTTATATGATTCCTGAAGATGGCATTCGTCGTTCTTTTGCACCAGGTGAAGCAAAGAAAATTACTCAGGAAGAACTTGAGCATTTGACTTTCCAACCAGGTGGAAAAGAAATTCTTGCAGGTTTCTTGCAGATTATTGAAGAAGAAGGTAGACAGATTGCAGGCCTTCAAGTAGAGCCTGAATATAACATGAGCGAAGCTGATGTTGTTAGATTGATTCAGACAGGTTCTCTTGATGAATTTCTTGATTGTTTGGATTTTGCGCCAGTTGGTGTTATCGATTTAATTAAGAAGCTTTCTATTAGCGTTCCTCTTTATGATATGCAGAAGAGAGTAGCTTTGAAGAAAAAGACTGGCTTCGATGTTGATGCCGCTTTGAAAAACATTGCTGCTGAGAAAGAAGACGAAGATGGAACAATCTTAAAGCAGGCTGCTCCTGAGCGTCGTGTGAAGAAAGATGAGGTTCCAGCAGGTCGCAGAACTACTCCAAAGTACAATGTGGTAACACCTAAGGTTGAGGAGAAGTCTGCTGAGTAATTGTAGATAGGAGGATTTAGTATGGCTGAAACAAATCAGACACAATTCTCAGCTATCTATAATCGCTTTCTTGGAAAAATTACTGATGATATGTACATGGAACTGACACCAGAAGACACCTTGAAAGATTTGCAAAGTCTTTTGTTAGATGCGATTCCTGGCTTTGAGTTTCCACGAGTTGTGCTTGATGGAAACTACACTATCGAAACCGTTGTCCTCCCTGAGAACGAAGTATTGCCAGGTGATTTCATTATTGGTGTTATTTGGAATGAACTTCCAGAAGATGCTGGTATTCAGACTCCAGATGTAATTGTTGAAAAATCCCATTTCAACACTGAATTAACTTCCGAAGAAATCAACATTCTTGCGCTCTTGATGAAACAAGGTTGGGTTCAACGTCAAGTAGCATCCATTGAGAACACTCGTATGAAATACAGTGGCTCAGACTTTAAGTTTACTTCACAGGCTAATCATTTGGCGAAGTTGTTAAACTTATTGGAAGAAGCTCGTAGAGATTCTTTCCATATGCAACGCTTATATAAGCGTAGAAAGGTCGACGCAGATGGTCGAATTAGTTCGAACTGGTCTGTGTTAATGGAAACAAGTGCTCTTAAATAAATATAATATTGATTTCAGTCAGGAAGATTTAGTTAAAAATGTTCAACGTTTAACCAACCAATTATGGAAATTAATTCCGATGCGTGAACATGAAGAGGATTGGCAAAAACAATTGGATACTGTAATATTAGAAGTAGTAGGACTTAATGAGATTTTCATTGGTCCTATTTTTCTACAAATGCTTAGTAAATTAGAAGGATTGCGTGTACAAGAAACCACTTTTGAACTATACCGCAAAACTATTTTTGAATGCATTAGTATTTTGCAGGAGTTAAGCCATGTCAAGTTATGACGATAAGAAACGCAATACTTCTTTAAATTTGATGGCTGGCCGCCTTGGCGTTTTTAACCTGGGTGACAAAAAACCAATTCCCGTTGAGGGAGACGGTAAGGCTGAGGAAACTTCTCTTGAAGGCTTCCAACATCAATCTACACTATTGAGATACAATGGTGGTCATGCGCAACATGACAGAATGGTCTTTGATAAAAGACGTTCTTTAGATAGAGCATTACTGTATTCATATCAAGCCGCAACAGTTAAAAAAGTTAGTGGAAAAGAAAGCGAAGATGGATTCGTAGAGAATTCAGCAAGCAAAAGAAAAGTTCGAGCTTTGATTAACCCAAATAAATTAAAGCAAGACTATGATGATAAAATTATTTCCATTCCATACGAAGAGGGCTTCGGATGTGGAGACGTTTTTGAGTGGGAAGGAACACAAACACATTGGTTAATTTATCTACAAGACCTTACTGAACTTGCCTATTTCAGAGGGGATATTAGAAAATGTACGTTGAGTATTCAATGGTTAGACGATGGCGTTGTTCACAACACCTTTGCCGCAATCCGAGGTCCAGTAGAAACAAAAGTTAACTATATTCAGAAACATGGTATTAGTGTAGACGAACCTAACCACAGTCTGAATATTTTAATGCCTAAGACACCAGAATCTTTGAAATATTTTCAGAGATATTCTAAATTCTATTTATCAAGAAGTATGGAAGAAGAGCCTAATATTTGTTGGCGAGTTGAAGCCACAGACTGGATTTCTACTCCTGGTATTTTAGAAATTACAGCTGTTGAGTATTATGCCAACGATGATGAAGATGACTTAGAGAAAGGAATTGCGGGCGGCCTCGTTGTTGTACCGGAGAGTCCAAACCCTGAGCACATTGACACATTGATTAAAGGTGACGTATTTATTAAGCCAAGAATTGCTTATGAGTATAGATGGATTGGTCCTAATAATGGCAACCTTTGGAAAGTTGATTCTAAATATCCTGTAACCATTGAGGTTGATAGAAATAGCACAGGTGTTTGTCTTGTTAAGTGGAATAGCTCTTATAGTGGTGAATTTGAGCTGTCTTATGGTAATTATTATACAAAGAAGATTGTTGTTCAGTCTTTGTTTTAAATAGAGAGTTAAAGGAGTTTAAGAGATATGAAAGTTGAAAGATATAAAGCCCCAAAATCAAGTTTCTTATCTGTTGAAAAAGACCTTAGCATTATCGTAAAAGAAATGTTTAAGTCCCCTCGCCTTCAGAAGCTTCTGCATTATGAAGTTTCAGATGCTTTAAAAAGAGATAATTTAAGCGAGGAAGATAAGTTAGCTTTATTTGGTAAGAACATTAAAATCGTTCCGAAATTAAGTGTTGATGGAAAATGTCTTAATTATGTAATTATTAGTTTTGATAATTTTACACCAAATGACTCTAATCCGGAATTCAGAGATAATATTATTGAATTTGATGTTATTTGTCACTTTGACCAGTGGCCAATGCGTGATTTCCAGTTGCGTCCATATCGTATTGCAGCTGAATTAGATTCTTTGTTTGATGGAACTCATCTTACTGGAATCGGCACTTTGCAGTTTGTAGGAGCTAATCAAATTATTCTAACAGATGAATTTGCTGGTTTATGTTTAATGTATCAGGCAGTTCATGGTGAAGAGGATAAGAATAGTTATACTCCAGTAGAAGAGGACCAAATCCACTTTAAACAACTGTTAGAAGAAATTGCGGCCGAGGCTATTGAGGAGTAATGGATGTAAGACTTGCTTTAATGGCGGGTTCTGATATTCCTATTCCAGAGTGTCAACTTACTCTTCACCAACCCTCCATTAAAGAGATTTCCTTCTTGGGGGAAGATGATTTTTTCATTGGGGTCCAATGCTTATGCTTACATAAGAGTATGTTCGTAGAGGACAAAGATGCTCTATCTGATATAAATAATTTTCAAATATTTATGACGATGATGATGGATAAAAGTACGGCAGATAAAAAAGTCTGCGTTCAACAGTTGTTAACTTTACTTTTTCCTAAATATAAAGTTCTAATGACTCCACGTTCCATACTTTTTCAAAGCGAAGGCGGCTCTCAAATGGTAGACGATTCCAATTTTGAAGCACTTCAAAATGTTTTGAGAATGGTCTTTTGCGCCAACACTGGCCCTATGGACCAGCAAGCATTCAATCCGGCAAATGATAAGGCTCGAGAGATAGCGCAAAAGCTTATGAGAGGTCGTCAAAGGGTTGCCGCACAAAAAGATGGTGGCAATCAAAGCTCGTTTAGTAGATATCTTTCAGTTTTGACTATTGGTTTAAACTCCATGTCATTGCAAGATTTAACGAATTGTACAATGTTCCAGTTGTATGATTTATTAGAAAGATATATGCTATATATCAATTGGGATATCAACATCCGCACTCGTCTTGCGGGTGGTAAGCCAGATTCCCAACCTGAAGATTGGATGAAAAATATCCATTAAATAAATAAGGAGGAATATGCACTATGAAATTTGGTGTTCGTGAGATTTGCGACGTTGTTTTAAAGGCTAAAGCAGCGCAGAAGATTGGTAATAAAATGTTCTATGCTAACGAACCTGTAATTTATTTCGATACCCTTAAGACTTCAAGCATGGAAGGTGCAGCAACAACTGTTTATGCACAGGGTGGTCGTGGTAACTCCCGTTTGGTAGCATGGGAAGGTGAAAGAACTGTTACTTTCACTATGGAAGACGCTTTAATTTCTCCAGAAGGCTTTATGATTCTTTCTGGTGCCGGATTGGTTGAAGCTTCTACTGATAAGCCTATTTATCAGCATATGACTGAGACTATCGATGCTAAGGATGTTACTTTGGCAGAAGATGGTGGCAATATTGTTGTTAAGTTGTCTGAGATTCCTTACTTACCAGCAGACAATGCTGATAACTTTGCATATGTAATGTTCATGAAAGATGGCGAAATCATCTCTGAGCCTTACATTCCTGTTCATGATGGCAATACCAACAATGTTAAGCAGTTGACTGTTCAGACTGTGGATGACCTTCACGGCGAGGCTGGTGACCATGCTTATACTTTAGGTACTGTTCCTAACAAGAACCAGTTCGATAGCGTATTGGTTGACTACTATGTAGCTCGTACCGGTGGCGCACAGCAGATTGAAATTACAGCTGATAAGTTCGGTGGTAACTACTACCTCGAAGCTGCTACATTGTTCCGTGACCAGAGCGGTGTTGACATGCCTGCAGAATTTATCATTCCTAACTGCAAGATTCAGTCTAACTTCACATTCACTATGGCTTCAAGCGGAGACCCAAGTACATTTACTTTCACTATGGATGCGTTCCCTGATTATACCAGATTCGACCGTTCCAAGAAAGTTCTTGCTGCTATCCAGGTAATCCGTGACCTCGGAGAGGTTTCTGATGACCATCGTCTTGAGACTCAGTTTGCCGCTATTAACGGCTAATTGATACATAAGAATTTTTAGGGAGAGGTAGAAATACCTCTCCCTTTTTGTTATTTGTGAAAAAGGAGGAGTGTAATGTCTTTATTTAGAAATATTATGTATGCAAATGCTCCAATCTTAAAAAAACAGACTGAATTTTTTGGAGAATATTCCTATTTAAATCGTTTTAGTGATATCCCAGATGCAAATGCAATACATGATTATCAATTAAAGAAGTTGATGGATTTCCAAGCTTCTGCTATTAAAGAAGAAAGTAAAACCAGACAATTAAATTGGTTTTTAATGTATAATGGAAATCTTAGTACCAGTTCGGAACCTTATGACCAAATTGTTTATAATAGTGTTAACGAACTTTTTCAGCGAGTTAATATTTTAATTGGGTCTGGTGTAATGAGTCAAGAATCTCGTGGTAATATTGCTCAAAATGAACAATTAGCAGCAAAAATTGTAACTCAACTTCAAGGACTTGGTAAAGAATTAAATAAATTGCGCAAACAAGCTAATATGACTATTAGTAGTACGTATATTGACCAATTAGATGCTCTTATCAAGCAATTGCCACAAGGAAATTTGGATACTGTATTAAGAACTTTGTACCATCTTAAAGGCGATATTTTAGAAGAAGTTGGTGTAGAATGGTTAAATAAAAGAATGCCAACTAATATGAGAGTAAATACCAGAGCCTATTCTACTGGCGCAATTAGAGGTCGTGGTGGCCAGATGATTCAAGATATTTTAGTTATGGACATGGATAAAGTGAATATTAAATCAGATGTGGAAATTGATTTTACATTAGATGGGAAACCTTATTCCATGCCAATTAAAGATTTTCTCCACATGATTGAAAAATATAGCGGGCATAAACAAATATCTATTAGTAGTGAAGCAGAAGACATTTTAACAGAAGTTAGTGTCATGGGCATCCAGGCAAAGTCTGGTTATAATCAGCTCCCTTGGAATGTCAGCTCAAAGAACACTCATGTTTCTATCGGAGAAGCTCAAAGTGCAGGAGATTCCAGAGTAAGTCGATATATTGATTTTTTAAATGGTGTACAAGGACTTTATAGGTCCTGGGACGCTGCAGAAAAAAATATTAAAAAACAAACCCAAGAGTACACTGCAATGGCAAATTATTGCTTGGCAACTCAATTAAGTAAAGTATTACATTTGTCTCAATTGGGGAATCAATATGTTTTAACTCCAAATGGTTTTATGCCTTTTGTGACTCGTATTATTGAATTATATGAAAAAGCGGGAAGTGGCAAATATTTTTTCTCATTTAAAGGTAGAATCCAAATGGAAAAACAGGGCGATATTGTTACAAAGTCGCGCCCAGTTACGATATCAGGATATTAAACTTGACAAAAGAAAAATTTTCTGGTATAATATTTATAAAGAGAGTTAAGGGAGGCTATATTATGGCGAAAGTTAGTTTTAATAAAATGGCTTTAAAAGTAAATACTGAAACTTGCAATTTTGCTTTTAAAGATATGGAAATTGAAGTTAAACAGTATCTTCCAGTTAATGAAAAATTAGAGTTAATTAGTTCTGTTATTAATAATAGTACTGATGATATGAATTTTTATAATGTTGGCAAGCTTGAAATTTTCTTAACTTTGGAGATAATGTATCATTATACAAATATTAATTTTACAGACACTCAAAAGAAAGACGTTTGTAAATTATACGATACAATCGTATCTTCTGGTTTATATCAAGAAGTGATTGAAAGACTTCCTAAAGGAGAATATGATTATTTAAAGAATACTTTGATGGATACTGTGCAAAGTATTTATACATATCATAATTCTATTATGGGTATCTTGGAAAGAGTTTCTGCAGATTATTCTAATTTGAGTTTGGAAGCTTCTGAAATTCAAAAGAATTTAGCAGACCCTGATAATATGACCTTATTAAAGGATGTTTTAACCAAATTAGGCTAATCCTATTATTATGAGTTTTAAAGATAAATAGGAGTAATGGTGGTGGAGTATATTTCCTAATACTCCACCACCATTTTTTTTATTTGCAAATAAAAAAAATAAGGAGAGAAAGGAGCAAATAAAGACATGGCTAAACAATTAAATGTAAGTCTTGCGTTTACTGCTGATACTGGTAAAGCAAAGGCGCAATTACAAGATTTACAAAATCAGCTTGATAAGTTGATTAGTGGTGGCGGTTTAGGTGGAAAAAGAACTGATTTTATTTTAACCAGAGAGCTTCAACAAGCTACAACTGCCGCAGCAACTTTAAAGACTAATTTACAGGCGGCTATAGATGTAAATACTGGTAAGTTAGATTTATCTAAATTCCAAGCTCAAATGAATAAGAGTAAAATGTCTTTAGAGGAATATAGAAATCAGCTGGTAGCTCTTGGTCCTGATGGAGCAAAAGCATTTGCTTCTTTGGCTGATTCCATATACAATGCGGACGTTGTTTTAAAGCGTTCCAACAGGTTGTTAACAGAAATGAAAACAACCTTGATGAATACTGCTCGTTGGCAATTATCATCCAGCATGTTGCATGGTTTTATGGGAGCGGTTCAAGGTGCTTTTGGTTATGCAAAAGATTTAAATGAGTCATTAAATAATATCCGTATTGTTACGGGTCAAAATATTGACCAAATGGCAAAATTTGCAGAAGAAGCAAATAAAGCAGCTAAGGCTTTAAGTACTACAACCACTAATTATACTAATGCTTCTTTAATTTACTATCAACAGGGTTTGGATGGTCAAGCAGTAAAAGACCGTGCTGATATTACAATTAAACTTGCAAATGTTGCTAAAATTAGTGCAGAGACAGCTTCCGACCAATTAACAGCTATTTGGAATAACTTTGCTAAAGGGTCTGAAAATCTTGAACATTTTGCTGATGTTCTTGTAAAATTAGGTGCAGAAACTGCATCAAGTTCAGATGAAATTTCTGCAGGTTTAGAGAAATTTGCTGCTATTGGAGATACTGTTGGATTAAGTTTTAATAATGCAGCAGCTGCACTGGCCACTGTTACAGCAACAACTCGTCAAAGTGCAGATGTTGTTGGTACTGCATTTAAAACCATTTTTGCACGTATCCAAGGCTTAAATCTTGGAGAAACTTTAGAGGATGGCACAACTTTAAATAAATATTCTGAAGCTTTAAGTAGAGTTGGCATTAATATTAAAGACCAAAGTGGCGAATTAAAAACTATGGATGCTCTGTTAGAGGAAATGGGTACTAAATGGCAGACATTAAATAGAGACCAACAGACTGCTTTGGCGCAAACAGTTGCTGGTGTCCGTCAATATACTCAATTGATGGCATTAATGAATAACTGGGATTTTTATAAACAAAATTTAAATACTGCGGCTAATGCAGATGGCGCTCTTGATGAACAGCAGAAGATTTATGAAGAATCTTGGGAAGCCGCTCATAAAAGAGTCCAAGCAGCAGCTCAAACTATTTATTCAGAGTTAATTGATGATGAATTTTTTATTACTCTTTTAGATGGTTTTAAAGAAATTCTTGAATATGTAGACCATTTTATTGATGCTCTTGGTGGATTAAAGGGTGTTTTATCAGTAGTTGGTACTTTATTGATTAAATCTTTTAGTAATGAAATTGCTTCAAAGATTGATAATATTGGAATGGCTATTCGTCGTACTGCAGGTGGAGAGTCTGCGAGTGCAATTGCTATGAAGAAAAAGGCTGTTGGATTAACTGCCAATATGGGTTCTGATTCTGATACCAACGAAGGTATGGCCATGAATGAGGCTTATAATGCTCGCCAACAAGCTCAGACTTTAATGCTTAATAATGCTAATCGTTTAAGCGAAGCTGAAAAAAGTACTTTACAAATCCTCATGGATGGTAATAAAGCACTTGGTGAACAAGTTATTCTTCAGGGAAAATTAGCTGATGAAGCTGCTCGAGAAGCAGATAATCAAGAGCGTTCTTTGAAATTAAAACATAAAACTTTAAATGGTAAAACCAATAGCAAAAAAGTAACCTCTTATAAAGAGGGTATGCAAGATGTTGGTAAAGCTGAAAGTATTAGTGGGGCTATTTCAAACGCAACGAAATCTCTTTCTACAGGAAAAACAAAAGGCTCTGGACTTGATGGATTGCTTGAAAATGCAAAAAATTTACAAACTACATTAGGAACCATTTCAAGTAATCCTATTTTTAAGGGTAATAGTAATGTAGAAAAAACTTCTAAGTCTGTTGAAACTTTACATAGAAAACTTACTGAAATTGCAGGAAAAGATATTATAAGTCAGCAAGATGTAGATGATTTAACCAGAATGGCACAACAAGCAGACCAAATGGTTGCCGATCTTTCTATGGATATGCAAGAAAATGGTGCTGAAGATATTATAAAATCAGCAGGTTTAAAAGCTGGCGGAAAACAATCTCAAGATTTACAAAATCTTGGAGAAACTGCTCGCGATGCAGGTTTGAAAGCAGGTCAAGCTTCTGTTGGTATGACTACCCTTGGTCAAAGTGTTAAGACTATGGGCGATTATGTTGATGGAGCTCAGGGAAAAGTAATGACTTTAGGTCAAAAAATCACTGCAGCGGCGCAGACAGTTACTACCACCATTATGGTATTTAATATGCTCAAAGGAGCTATTGATACTATTAAAGACCCAGAAATGACTGGATGGGAAAAATTCTTATCTATTATGGGAACTGTAGCAATGGCTATCCCAATGGTTGTTTCTACTGTTACCGCTTTAGCTCCGGCGTTTATGGGAGCTGGTGCTGCTGGTATGACTGGTGGTACAATGATGGGTGCTGGCATGACTGCAGCAATGGGTCCAATTGGTTGGATTATTGCCGCTGTTACTGCTTTGATTGCTTTGTTTGTTGGATTAGCAATTGCAGCAGAACAAAACAGTCCAGAAGCACAGTTAGCTAAAACTGCTAAGACAGCAGAAGAATTATCTGAGAATCTTGAAGAAGTTCGCAAAGAAGCCCAAGAAATTAAAGATACTTTTGATAAGTATGATAGTTTAATTGATAAATTAAACAATTGTGCGAAGGGTACTAAAGAGTGGTATGAAGCTCTTGAAGAAGTCAATAATTGTGCTTTAGATTTATTAGAAAAATATCCAGATTTAGCAAAATATGAAGGTCTTTTCACAAGAAAAGACGGAATGTTAACAATTGACCCCAATGTAGTTGAAAATATAATTAAAGATTTAGACAATCAAGTAAATAGTGCGACCGCAGCGGCTTTGTTATCAAGCGCTGATGTAGCGCAGAAGAAAGCTGATAATTTAACAGCTGAAACTCGCTCAAGTATTGGCTCTTTCATTGGTACTGATTATACAATGGTTGGACAGGGTAGAGAAGCACATCGTCAATACGAAACTGTAAAAGCAGGGGAAATTTTAGTAGAACATGCTGAAGAATTAGCAAATTTAACTGAAAAAGAATACGAAACTAAAATTAAAGCTCTCGTAGATCAAGCAGCCAAAGATGTTTCAATGACTGAAGAGCAATATCAAAATATGATTAAAGCTTTAATGGAAGACCAAGAAGCTATTAATCAACTTGTAAGAGCTACTCAGAATGCCGCAACTCAAATGGATAATGCCACTTTAGCTTTAGCAAATCAAACTTTAGCGAATAAAGGTTATGAAAATGCAGAAGTTATGATGGCATCTATGGGTCTTGAGTCTCAATATCAAACCATTTATGATGAAATTATCACAAAAGGTAGAGCGGATTGGCAATCTGAGGGCACTACAACTAATTCTAAGGATATTTGGAAACGTTTTGAAGAAGCTACCGGAAAAGATTATCAAGAAATTGATAATACTGTACAAGGTAGCGCGGCTAATCGTGTATATGCTTATAAAGATGACGCTGGTAAAGAACAAACCTTTTCATTAGAATATATGGCAAAAACAATTGCTGCACATGAAGCTTTGCAAGACTTAGAAATGAGTGCAAAAGAAGCTGGTGAAGCGCTTGTAAATGTTGAGCAAGTTAATAGACAATATGCTGAAACCATGGAAGGCCTTGATGCTGATGCTATAACAGCTGGAGTAAAAGATTGGGTTACTACTGGTAGTTTTGGTGATATGACAGAGGCTGATTTCGCAGGTCTCCAAGATGTTGTCGAGGGTGCAGGCGGAGTTGATGCTTATTTACAGCAAGCTTTTGGTATGTCTGCAGATGAACTTGCAGTTGCTTTTGGTGATGATTATGTAGATAGATTTACCAATAGCATGACAAATTATACTGATGATTTAAGTGAAGTTGGCAAAGATTTATTAGAGAAGGCTCAAGTTGAATTAACTGCATTAGATACTTCTAAATTAACTCTTAATCAGAAAAATGCTGTAGGAGAAATGATTAATGCAGCTATTGTTAATACAGGAAGTGCTGACGCTTTTACTAATTTATTTAATCAAATTCCAGTAGAACAAACTGATGAATTTGCAGAAGTTTTAAGTAATGTTGATTGGCAAACCACCGATATTAATCAATTAAAAGATTCTTTATATGAAGCAGGAATTAGTACAGTAGGTTTTGATGATGAATTACAAAATCTTATTGATACTATGGATAATTCTGGTATTCAAGCTGCAGCATCTCTTGGCGCGAGTTATAAAAATTTAACTGATATTACTGAAGGATTACAAACTGGAGATACAATTTCTGCTGAAGATTATGGTAAATTGGACGAAGGAATGCAACGTTATTTTACCATGATGATGGATGGCACTTATGCGCTTACTGGTTCTGCTCAAGAATTCCAAGAATTAGTACATAAACAAGGAATTGCATCTTATCAAGAAAATATTCAAAAACTTGGAGAACAAGCAGCAGGCTATAATAGAATTAAAGGTTATGATATTGATGCTTTAAAAGATGCTCAATATGAAAAAGGTGAAGGGTATAGTAGTTCTGGAGTAAAACAGCAGTTAGATATTCTTGACGTATTGGGCTATGACCCAGAGCAGCTTGCAAAATGGCGCGAAGATGCATCAGATTTTAATATGAGCCATGAAAATCTTGATGCAATTACTGCGGCTGTCCAAGGGTATAGTCATGAATTAGAAAATCTTGATGTACTTATTGAAGAAAATAAACAAGCGGTATTTGGACAGGAAATGGCAATTGCTATGTCTTATCAGTCATTATCAGATTTGACTAAGGCATATGAAGAAGGCGTTGTTTCAGTCCAAGCTTATAATACTGCGGCGATTGCTCTTAATGAAAAAGAAGATTTAGAAGGTCTTGATACAGAAGAACTTGAAGAATACGCTGAGTATTTACAGGAAATTTGTGATGAATCTGAAGAATTAAGCAGTGAGTTAGATGATAATGATGAAGCAGCTCGAGATGTGGCAAAAACTATTCTGAAAATGAATAAAGGAATAGAGGCTCTTGCTGAAGGATATGATGATTGGGCTGATGTTATTAAAAATAGCTCAAAAGAAAGTGAAGAATATTGTGATGCTGTAAATGGTATGCGCGATGCACTTTCTGACGTATTGGACGTAAGTGAAGATTATATTTCCAGTGATTTTATGGCAGGTCATTTGGAAGATATTAAACTTGCCGCAGAAGGTAATGCAGATGCTATTGATAGATTAAAAGCTGCTTTAGCAGACCAAATTATTCTTGATATTGTCGGCGTTGATAAATTTGCAGATTTACCAAGTGGATTGCAGACTGCAATTAATGAAATGCAATCAATTATCAGTTCTACTTCTTTAAAAGTTGGCGACACTTTAGATATGAGTGTTGATGATACTGGTTTCATTGAAGCTTGTAACGAAATTATTAAAAATGCAAATATGACCGCTGACCAAGCCAACGCTTATTTTGATGCTCTTGGCTTTGAAACTAATTTTGTAACTGAACCTCAATTACAGACTCAGCGAGTTCCAGAGTATGTAACTGAAACAATTGATGAAGGTAGTACAACAGTTACTTTAGCTGATGGAACGGAAGTTCCAATGGTTAGAACTCGAACCAGAACTTATCAGGATGGATATTATGAAGCTGAAGGCATGGTTGATGCTATTGCAATGGCAACCAGTACTGATGGTTCTACTCAAGTACCTCAAATTCAATCTATTACAAAGAAGCCAAGTGGTTCTTCTAATAATTATTCGTCTAAAAACTCTGGTGGCGCTAAGAGTCCTGGTAGTAAAGGTGGAGGCGGCGGAGATAAAAAAGCGAAGAAAGAAAGCAAAAAATCCGCAAAAACTGAAACTGAAAGATATCATGTTATTGAAAATCAATTAGAAAATTTAAAAAGTCAATATGATGAAATTTCTAAGGCTAAAGACAGAGCATTTGGTAAAGCTAAACTTGCTTTAATGGATAAAGAAATTGCGAAGCAAAAAGAAATTATTGCGAAGCAAAAAGAATATCTTAGTCAAGCAGAAAAGAATTTAAGTACAGATGCAGCAGCTCTTGGCAAATATAATGCTACCATAGTTGATGGCGTAGTTACAAATTATGACTCAATGGTAGCAGCTCAAGTGCAGAAATATAATGATGCCGTTGAGAAATATAACGCTTTAAGTGCTGAGGCTCAAGAAAAATTAGATGAAGAATGGTCTAATAAGAAAGATGAAAATGGTCAATATTATAATAGCTATTTAGATTATTACGAGCGCGAATATGAAAATTTCACTGAAGCATTATCACAATATGAAGAAACTCAAGATTTAGTTCGAGATAAGCAACAAGAAATTATTGATGCGCAGAATGAATTATATGATTTGCAATTAGAGAAAATTGACTATAAAGTTCAAGTACAAATTGATATTGAGGATGACGAATTACAATATTTAGAGTATATGCTTGAAAGAATTGAAAATAAGGCATTTAGCGCAGCCGAAGCTATTGCAAATCTTGGTCAGCAAACTCAAAGCTACATGACTAAAAATCAGGTTTATGAACAGGGCGTTAAAGACATTTTTGCTAATCATGGTTTAACAAATGAAGATTTTAATAAGTTTAAAGCCGGTGACGAAGCTACTTTGGCAAAACTTGGTCAAATGGAGTTTACTGATGATGAAGTTCAAACTCTTCGTGATTATACTTCAAGTTTAATTGACACTAATCAATCTTTAATTGAAACTCGTCAAGCGGTTCATGATAAACTCCTTTCTGCTTTTGAGGAAATGAACGAAGAACTTGATAAGGGTATTGATAAGTTAGAAGCTTTATCAGAAATGACTGAATCTTATCGAACAATTGTTGACTTGGTTGGTAAAGCTAATTTTGCAGGTGGAAATGAAACTATTGCAGAAATTAATAAGGCAACTGTTGCTCAAGCAAAAAATATCGCTCAAGCAAAAATCGCTAAGAGAGATGCGCTTGCCGCAGATATTGAATATGCAGAAAAGCAATACGCCCTTCAGAAAGATAATATTTCTGAAGAAGAGCGTAAGATGTGGGAAGATTCTATTGCTGAAATGAAAGTTCAATTAACTGAAGCTAAGCAAGAGGCAAGAGATTCCATTACCGATTGGATGGAAGAGATTAATAAAGACTTCCAAGATTCCATTACTGCGGCCCTTGATAAATTTTCTGAAACGGTAGCAGGTCGTTTCAGTAGTATTGCTGAACTTTCTGATGCTTTTGGTAGAGCACAAACTAAGAATGATAGATACCTGGAAGATTATCAGAAGATTTATGAGTTTAGTAAATTAACTCGTGATATTGAAAAATCCATAGATGATACTGATAATATAAGAGCAAAGAAAGAGCTAAGAAAACTTCTTGAAGAAATTAATGAAATTGAAGAGTCTGGTGCTCAAGTAAGTGAATATCAAGTTGAAAATCTCCGTAAGCAATTTGAACTTAAACAAGCTGAATTGGCTTTGGAAGAAGTTAAAGATGCTAAGAGTCAAGTTCGTATGACTCGCGACAACAATGGTAACTGGGGATACGTTTATACTGCTAATGACCAGGATGTAGCAGCAGCTGAGCAGTCTTATGAAGATAAGCTTTATGAACTTCAAGAGCATAACGCTGAATATATCAATCAGCTCCAAGAAAGTATTATTACAATGCAACAAGAGATGGCTGATAAGTTAGCTGAAATTGCGGCTGACGAGGCGTTAAGTATTGAAGAACGTCAAGCTAAGATGGATGAAGTTCGCAGATTCTATCAAGAGCAAATGGGTTATTATAATTCTGAGTTAAATTTAGCTTTGAATAATAATAAAACACTGTACGAAGACGATTGGATGGCATATTCTGAAAGAACTGGATATAAAATTTCTGCTGATGAAGATTATGTTGATAGCTTTGAAGAGACTGATTATGCAATTTTAACTGGTTTCCAGAATATGGAGCAGTCTCAGTTGGCATTTAACCAAGCATCTCAAACCATGTTGGACGAGTCTAATATAGCTTTTATCACCTGGAAAGACCAGATGAAAGATGCTTTGGATGAGGCCGATTTAAATTTTGATACTTTGAAAGAAGATATTAAAGAAGACCTTGGTGAAATTGTTGAAGAGTCTAATACAACTACTGAAGAGATTAAAGAGGATGCAAAAGAAATGGTTGAGGATTACCAAACAGTTGTAGATGCAATTGTTGAATGGGAAACTCAATATAGCACTTCTGTTGAGCAAATGATTATTGAAAGCGATAAAATTATTACTAAATTCAATGAAGTACTTAGGCTTTGGGGAGAAGTGAAAAGCGCTGCTGAACAAGGTGTACCTGAACCTCCAAGCAGTAGTGAAACTCCAAGTAGCACCCCTTCTGGAAGCCCTGATAGTGGTGACGATGGGATGCCACCTGATAACTCAAGTAAAGCTGAGGGTGTTGCGGCAGCCATCTGGATGGACGGCGGTGCGGCGTCTGGTTGGTATAATGGTAGCGACAGACGTTCTCGTTTGGCTGAAAAGGGTGTTACTGCAGCACAGGCTTACATCAATGCACATGGTCCAAATGGTGACATTTATAGAACATGGGCAAGTAAGCGTGGTCAGTTAAGAAACTTCTACTATGGCTCATTTGATACTGGTGGTTACACTGGTGAGTGGGGTTCAGAAGGACGTTTCGCAATGCTCCATGAAAAAGAACTCGTTCTTAATCCAGCGGACACTGAAAACTTACTTTCTGCTGTTAACTTAATCCGTGAGATTAGCTCAATCATTGATTTGAATGCAATGAGTGCAAGCCTCGGATTGACCAGCTTGTTAGGTATCGGTAAGATCGGAACCTCAAGAGAATCTCTTGAGCAAACCGTTACTATTCATGCTGAGTTCCCAGGAGTTACAGATAGAAATGAGATTGAAGAAGCATTTAGTAATCTTATTAACACAGCTTCTCAATACGCAAACCGTAAATCTTAATTATAGATGGGGGATAGACTTCGGTCTATCCCCTTTTTCTTATTTGGACAATTTGAACTAATAATTAAGATACAATTTTCAAAAATAATTAGAATGGAGAGAAAGGAGGCCAAATATATGAAAGACATTTCAGAAAGTCTGTTTCAAGCGGTAGACATTATTATGTCAGCTAAATTACATGACTTGAAATATGATAAAACAATCATTTGTACGATTGAAGATGATACCAATAAAGAAAAAGGCGAATACATTTGTTCAGATGGTTCATCTAAATTTATTGCGTACTCTGATGTCACTACATATAAAAATGGCATATCAGTCTATGTGACTGTTCCTGATGGAGATTATAATAATAGGAAAATTATTATTGGTCGATATGTCGAAGATAATGGTGAGTACTATACATATAGGGCTCCTTTCGAGGACTACATAGATATTACAGAGAATTTGATTGAAGACGATTTGCCTGCGACGGGATTGTTGGCAAATGGGTCTCTTAAAGAAAAAGTTCTTTGGATGCGAGATTTTGAAAAAGAGCGCGATGCCAGTGGTGATGAAAATTATGTTGGCATCGGTAAGGGTTATAAAGTTCTTGGATTAAATGCAAAATTTAAGTCTTGGCTTGCGGCTTTGGCTCCAGTGGTCGGTTCATACGGGCTTCGTATTGACTTAGTAGGAAGACAGACTAATACAGCTAAGACAGAAGCAACTGAAAAGTACTATTCCTTCTACTTAACAACAGATGATATGTTTGGTAATGTTTATAACTTTGAAACATATTATTCTCAAGAGAAGATTTTTGATATTAGTATGATTGATGAAATTGCGCGCATGCAGCTTGTATTCTACCAGGATGCAAACTTCGCAACTGCCGCAGGCATACCAATTCCTACAACCCAAGGCAATATTCCTTTAACAGACAATATTTTTGTTAAAGAACCATTTGTTTCTCTTGGTTATTCATTGAGTGACTTTGCAGAAGATGCTTTGTTGCTTTATTCATTTGATTCTTTAACTTATACCCCTCAGGCATCCTCAGAGCAAAATACAAAAAGACTTAAAGCTCGTTGGATTCATTTTGATGAGGAAGGTCAAGTTATTGCGATTGATAAGGAAAATGAAATTCCCGCAGACGCAAAACTACATTGGTATAAATTCAATTTAACAGAGGGTGTAACTGATACTTTAGCTGGAAACTTTTGGGAGGAATTACCAGACCAGTTAAATAAGTTGAGTTACAAATTTGTTCCAGATATTTCAAAACAAAACGAAAAATATAAAATCATTGTTGAAACTCCTAATTTAGAGTTAATTCAAACTGAGATTGATGATGGTTTCACCGAATTAGAAGCTAAAAGAGATGAGTATAAAACAGAGGAAGATTTTGAGAAAGCAAAGACTGAATTTGAACTACAGCAGTTAGCCAGAGTGAACTATTACTATAGTGAAGTGTTTACTTTTGAAAATGAGGTCGCTTGTGTAAATGATGCAACAGTAGATTTAATTCAAGCTTTACAAATTGTTTGTGACCCTAAAGAAGATGGTGGTCTTCAAGGTAATTATTGTATCTATGATATGACAAACGAACTTTTAAACCCAACCGAAGGTAAGAAAGTGAGAAAACTTGAAGCAACCTATAAGTCTTTGGTTACTGGTGAACCTTCTTTAGACAAGGCCGCATCTATTACTTGGAAAATTCCAATTTCAAATACAATGATTTATCCTCCAGAAGAAGGCGTGGAATATTTTACTGAGGTTGATGAAGAGTCTGGCGCAGTTCCTGATGAGATTAGTGGAGATGGAAACTTCTTCTATATTACTCGTATGGGTACTGAAAACTATGATTTGACCCCAGAAGAAGAAGCTGAAGGATTGCAAATTGAAGTATTACAGAACTTTAGAATTAAAAGTTATTATACTCAAAGCGCAACCAATAATACGATTTATTGTTCTGTTGTAAAAAATAATAGAACATATGAAGCGTCAGTTTCTTTAGCTTTTGGTCCTATGGGAACCAATGGTACAGATTCTACTTTAATTCTTTCTTTAGATAAGAATGCCGCAGCTATTAAGCCAGGTGAAACTTTGAATGTAAATGCTAATTTGTATGACTATGAAAACAATGAATTAGAAATTACTGATATCACTTGGTCTTGGTGGAGTTATGATAATAATATTGGATTGACTAATACAAGAAGCAATCCTTGTACAATTAAAGCTTCTGCGATAGAAGGAATTAAGATTTATCATAATATCTTAAAGGCAGTTGTTAAGCATAATGATGTTATGCTTGAAGCTTATTTACCAATTCCAGTAAAAAGCTCTGATAATGTTAAGTATGCTGAACTTCCAAATCGTGTTGTTTATGATGCGGGCGGTAGTAATGCAGCCTATTATAAAAATCCTTTAAGAGTAATTAAAACTGAAGATGATAGTCAGTTTGATGGCTTTTGGGATGTGGTTCTTACAGACTACACTGAAGCTAATAGAAAATATTATCCAGTTGTAAAAGAAACAGAAGATGGAGTTAAATTTATTCCTACTTCTATGTTCTTTAATGATTTGGATAAAGGTGTTACTTTAATTTTTGAAACAGCTGATATGAAAGAATGGTGGTACCAGCCAATTCTTATCATTCAAAACAGATGGCCGAGCGCTATGCTGAATTCTTGGGACGGCAGCTTGACAATTGACGAAGAAAATGGTACAATATTATCAACGATGGTTGGTGCTGGTAAAAAGGAAAGTGATAATACTTTTACTGGCGTACTTATGGGTGATGTAGAGACAGGCTCAGGAGACAAAACCATTAAGAAAACTGGTGTATATGGTTATAACCATGGTATGCAAAGTTTTGGTTTTATGGATGATGGCAAAGCCTTCATTGGTAAAACTGGTAAGGGTCGAATTGAATTTGATGGTAACCATGGTTGGATTCAATCTATGTCTTATTCTTTGAATAAGACTGGTATGCGAATTGATTTGGATGATGGTATTATTGACATTCGAGGAGCAAAAAAGCTTACTGAAAATAATACCAATACATCTAATAGTACATACAAAGAAACCAACAGTCAGATTACAATTCAAGCACTTGACCCATATTTAATTATTAAAACCGAAAACGCAAAAGAAATTATGCGTATCGGCTCTGAAAAATATTATTTACAATCTGAGGATTTCACTGATAAAGTCGGTGCGAAATTAGATATTGCAAAAGGTATTTTCCAGGCATATGACGTAGATGGTTCAGGAAACTATATTAAATTAAGTGGTAATGGCAGCCCATTCTTCCAAATTCATGATGCCGCAAAAAGTATAAATATCATGTACGCGGGAGAAAGTCAATTTTACTTGCAATCTTCTAATTATAAAGACAAGCAAGGTATGAAGATTGATTTAAATAATGGTACTTTAACTACTTATGATAATGAAGGTTCTGGCTCATATGTTAAGATTGATGGTGGCGGCGCACCATTCTTAGCTATTTATGATGCTGAGGCGACAACTACATCTAAATATATTTTATATGCTTCTAAAAGTTCTTATTATATGCAGTCTTCTGATTATGTAGCAGACACAGCTGGAGTTTATATTAACTTTAAAACTGGATATATTAACTCTTATAAAGGAAGCATTGGTGGTTGGGATATTTATCCTAATTATTTAAAGGGTGGTACTGTAACCCTTAATAAAGATGGCACTATTAGTGGTGGTACCACTTATAAATGGTCTATTACATCAGACGGTGAAGCTAATTTTGATTATCTTCATGCAGAGTCCGGTGGGCAGATTGGACCATTCAAAGTTAATGCTACTTGTTTATATACTGGAAGTCCAACATTAGGCTCTTCTGGTGTTTATCTTGGAAATGACGGTTTAAGTGTTGGTACTTCTTTTTCTGCCGTAGCTTCTTCTGGTACGGTTACTTGTACTAAGCTTATTGCGAAAAAGGAAGGCCAGATTGGACCATTTAATATTTCTGCATCCGGACTTTCTACTGCGGCGACTTCAACATATAGCTTGCGTGCACGAGCAGCAGGAGGAACAGTAGATTTAACTTCTACTGGTATTAGTGTTAATGGAGATAGCTTTAGTGCTGATACTGCTGGTAATGTTAATCTTAAAGGAGTTATTGCCGGCAATCTTTGGTCTATTGATGCTGATGGATTAGCACAATTTGAAAATTTACAAGTTACTAAAAAAGGTAAATTTGGACCTTTATTAGTTGATGGAACTAAAATTAGTGCAGATACAGGATTAATTTTAGAATTAGATCAAGGTTCATCTTCTTTGTATCTAAGTAATACCATGGCAAAGTTAGCAGGACCTACTGGATATGTTGCTTTTTTAAGTGATACTGCTTTTATTTATGCTGATAGATTACTATTAAAACAAAATGCAATATTTGAAGCTAATGGTAATTTTACAATTGAATGTTCAGGTACTATTAATTTTGATGCTGGTAAAGTAGATTTTAAAGAGGGTGGTTTAACAATCGCTGGTGAATCAGGTATTTCTGCCACTCAATTGATTAGAACTTCTGTGTTAGGCCCTCGTGCGAAGTTCCGATTTGTAAATGGTATTTTAGTTGAAGTTGATAAAAATGCAGAAACAGCCGACGGTGATGAAAGTGTAGGAAGCTTAGCTACACAAACGTGGGTTACAGAAAATTTTGCAGCAAAAAGTCATAGTCATAGCGGTTATGCTTCATCAAGTCATAGTCATTCTCAGTATTGTACAGCAGACGAAGTTGAAGATATGATTAACGCCGCTTTGAAATAAATATATTATAAAGGAGATAAAGGATTATGTTAATTCGTAAAGAAATGGCAAATATTGAAATTTACAATATTGCAAACGCTCTTTTAGAGGTTTTCAATGAAGATGTACATCTCCCTGTTAAAGTAAATTTCTATTTACAGAAAAACATCGGCCGCATGGTCGAAATGGCAAAAGATATTGACAAAGCTCGTATGGAGATTGTTAGAAAATATGGTGAGCCTCTTGAAGAAGACCCAAATCAGTTCAAGATTGACCCTGAGAAGGTTGATGATGCAAACAAGGAGATTCAGGACCTATTCTCTTTGAAACAAGAGGTTAAGATTAATACCATTTTACTTGAAGCGTTTGACGATGTTGATTTAACAAGTCAGCAGGTTGGCGCAATCATGTTTATGATTCAGGACGACGAAGAAGATAAGGAGTAAAGGCTATGGCAGTAAAGTTGTATCCCCCTGTAATAGAGGGAGCACTTCCAGCCTTCTATGGGACTGAGACTCTCTCAGTCCCATTTTCTATGAATCGAGCTGTTGGAGTTAGTGAAGTAGCTGGATTTGCTTTAAAAATCAAAACAGTTGGTGGTGTTTATGTCACAACTCTCAAGACAGTTGATACCTCTGATTTTGACCTACTTGATAGTACGATAGTTTCATTTGATATTTCAGGATTGGATAAACCTTTTACTGTTGGTCAATATTACAAAGTTCAGCTCGCTTATATTGACAAGGATAATCAAGTCGGTTTTTACTCAACTGTTGGTGTAATTAAATATACAACTAAACCAACTGTAACTCTTCAGAATTTTAAATTCGGACAAATTAACCAGCATAATTATTCTTATGTTGGACTATATAGCCAAGAGGGTGCTACTACTCTTGAAGATGGTCGTGTTGTAAAGCGTGATTCTACTGAGAAAATGTATTCCTGTAGATTTACAATTCAAGATGACCAAGGTAATTATGTGTATGATAGTGGAGAGATTATCCATAAGACTATTGAAGATGATGTATCTTATGAATCACATGAGTCTTGTTTGATTTCTCAAGATTTGGATATTAACCGCTCTTATTATGCACGCTTCTGGGTTAAGACTATTAATGGTCTCGAAGAAGCTTCTCAGAAATATCGTGTAATGCAGAGACGTTCTATTAGTCCTGAGATTACAGTAGAACTTAAGGCTGAATTAGATTATGACAATGGTTTCATCAATATTAGAATTATTGATGTTCCACCAAAAGACCCAGTTATTTCTGGTACTTTCTTAATCTCTCGTGCGGCAAGTAATACAGGATATGTATGGGAAGAATTTAGACGTTTTGACTTACAATCTATGATTCCAGATAAATGGAGTGCGGTAGATTGTACAATTGAACAAGGCGTTACTTATAAGTATTCTTTGCAGCAATATAATGCTAATAAGATTTACTCTGATAGAATCATTTCTAATGCAGTATATGCGGATTTCGAAGATGCGTTCCTTTATGATGGGAGCAAGCAACTCAAGATTCGATTTAATCCTAAAGTGTCAAGCTTTAAGAATACAGTATTAGAAACCAAGGTGGATACTATTGGTAGTCAACATCCATTCATTCTTAGAAATGGAAACGTAAACTATCGAGAATTTCCAATCTCTGGGCTAATTTCTTATCAAATGGACGACAGTCATATGTTCATGTCCAAGGAAGACCTTGCCCTTACTGAAAAATCGTTTGATTTAACAAGTGATAATATTAAAACAGAAAGAATATTTAAGTTGAAAGCATTAGAATGGCTTACGAACGGAAAAGCCAAACTCTTCCGCTCTCCGACCGAAGGTAATTATATTGTTCGCTTGATGAATAGCTCATTGACTCCGAACGATACGGTCGGCCGCATGCTTCATACATTTAACTGTACTGCATACGAAATTGCGAAATGCACAACTGAAAACTTAGAATATTATGGACTTATTGATGCGACAGAGAACCTTACAGCACAGACTCGTTGGGTTACTGTTGACATTCAGAAGTTTGCACAAACTGCAATTGGTGAACCAAACGATTTAATCACATTAAATGATAAACAATTTTATTCTGTATCATTAACTGATATGATGCCAGGCACTTTGATTTACATTGATGGCATTAGTATTCAGATTGGCGCTACTGGGGCTTACGCAGTTTCAAGTGAAACTCCTTTTACAAAAATCCAAATTGCCAAGAAAGATATGATGCAAGGATTGGTAACTTATAGTTACAAATCTAAGGTGGCTAATGTGTTCGGTATGATTGAAGAAGTCCATATTGAGGATGTGCCTATCCAGCAATATGTTGGAGGATTCCCATATAATGGACCAGGTCTTCGAAACTATTTAGCTTCTTTAGAAGATATAAAAACAGAAGTCTTACATATTGCATTTATGCGTTTTACTAAGCGTGAAGCAAGAGATATTTTTATGGATATTAAATATCAAGACTATATCGAAAGAGGAGATTCTGTATTTATGGTTACATCTGACAATCCTTTGAAGTTTTATACTGATATGGATTGTTTGAATCCTATTGAACCAGCTGATTTAGACCCATTATGTTTATACCAGATTCGTTTCAGAAGAACTGACTATAGATACTATTATGAAAATAAAAAAGACCCAAGTGTCTATTTAGAACCTTTTATTAAAGAAGACCATTTGGTTGATAGAACTTCTCCTTACTTTGCCCCTTATGCTCCGGTTTATTTCGACCCTATTACAATTAGCATCCATCCTATCAATGAAAATATTTATGATATTGTAATTGATGGTGAAAGGGTAAATATTGCAGAAACAGGACATTTTGAAATTTCTGATATGCAAGAAAGAAAACCAGATGTAAGACTTTATCCAGGTATTATTACTGAGATTAGCTATTCTAAACAAATTATTACTTATTCATTTGAAACAAGTGATGAAGCTGTAAAAACAGCAAAAAATAGTTATCTTTCAGCATATAATCAATACCAGAGTGATTGGTGTGGAGGTAAAGCGGCTGTAGTTAAATTGCCAGTTCCACCTAACTCACCAACTTCTTTAAATGATACTCAATTAAGTATGTATAGAAACCAAGTTAAAATGATGGAGAATTTAACTAAGAATACCTATTCATCTTTCATTTCTCAGTTAAATAGAGCCATTAGAGAATACAAGGAGGCGAATGGTATAGTATGACAAACCCTTTGTTAGACAAAGAGTTCTTGAGATTATTAGACCAGCAGAAAGAAAGAGAAATTTTCGCCCGTGTAGTATCATTAAATTTTAAAGAGGAACCCTTGGAAGAAATTACTGGTAGAGTAACCCAGGGTTCCGTGAATATTGATGGCAATTCTGCGGTCAGACGCACCTGTTCGGTTAGTATGGTCGCAGAAGAGCTCAACATTCATGATTATTATTGGGGATTAAATACAAAATTTGAACTTTATGTTGGTTTAACTAATGATATTGAACCCAAATATCCAGATATTATCTGGTTCCCGCAGGGAACATTTTTAATCTCCTCATTTAACACTTCTCAAAGTGTAAGTAACTATTCTATTTCTTTACAAGGTAAAGATAAGATGTGTATGCTAAATGGAGAGATTGGTGGTACTGTGACTGCGCTTTCCGTTGATTTCGGTCAGGTTGATCTGGTTCAAGAGGACGGAAGTATTATTACAGAAAAATATTTATTGAAAGATATTATTCGTGATGCAGTTCACACCTATGCGCAAGAGCCATATCAAAATATTATTATTAATGACTTGGATGAGGCTGGCGCAGAATTAATGGAGTATAGAGGAGAAACTCCAATGTATTTCCTTGTTAATAATGACACTCATGAAGTAACCAATATGACTATGAATGGTGAACAAGGTGGTTATTATTATCAGAAATACGATAAAGAACAGGGAAAATATTTAGATTGGTCTACAGATACGATTGCTATTGGTAGTCTTGATGATTCTGAATATGATAATCGTACAGATTACCTTGACGTAGATACCTATCCAACTTATGTACGCACGACTGATGAGAATGGTAACATCACTGGAACTTATACTGTTATTCGTGCAACAGATGGTATGACTATTGGCTATCGCTTAATCGGTCTTACTTATGCAGGAGATTTAGTAATTCAAGTTGGCGGTACTGTTACTCAAATGCTTGATAAGATTAAATCTATGCTTGGTGATTTTGAATATTTTTATGACCTTCAAGGTCATTTTGTATTCCAAAGAAAAAGAACTTTTATTAATCAATCTTGGAATAATATTGCTCGCAATACAGACAGCGAAACTTATGTAGACCCAGTTGCTCTTACTTCCGGTGTAAGTTATAACTTTGAAAATAGTAATATTATTACTTCTTTTGCAAATGCTCCTAACTTAGCAAATCTTAAAAATGATTTCTCAATTTGGGGCGCACGTAAGTCTACTACTGGGCAAGAGATTCCAATTCATTTACGTTATGCGATTGATAAGAAACCGACTTATTATAAAAGTTTTAGTGGTCAAGTATACACAACAAATATGGATTTGGTAAAATATGATAAAGCTCCCGTACCGCAGGGCCTTTCTGATGATTGGTGGGAAGTAAGAGACTGGGCTGAATATTACCATCTTTTGACAGGCGATTATCCAAACGATGTTATGAGTAATTATATTACTGAATACACTTATTTGGATTTGCAAGCTTTATTCCCTGGTGGTGTTACTTGGGATAAAAATAGACCAGTTTTCTTATTCGACGTAACTGCGCTTGGTGCTCTTTCTTATACAGGTCATAATCCTATGAGAGAACCTGTTACTTACGCACCATGCGGCCACAGTTATAGTTATTTTATCAACAACGCAAATCAAAAAGGTATTTTATCTTATTTTTATAAGCCAAGGATTCCAGATGGCGTTGTCTATACTAAAGAAGTGGATTGGCGAGAGATTATTTATCAGATGGCTCTTGATTATATGGACCATCAAGGAGAAGATGATTTCTTGTTAAAACTTGCTGAAAATAATCGTGATGGTGAAACTGGTGAAAGCTATTACCCAGATGGATATACTGGCTATGAGCAGTATTATGCTGATATTTTAGGATTTTGGAGAAATCTTTATAATCCCACTTATCTTAGCTCTTATGAAACTGCTTATTTAACTAAAAGTAAATATAATGCCAATCCAACAAATTATTATGTTCCAGTACAGTGTACTGGAACTGATAAATTTGATAAAAATAAAGCTTATGTAAAGAAGATTGTTTTTGGCTCATATGAACCTGTTGAGTTAAGTGAAGAAAATTATAATAATATTAAAGATATTTCAATTTTCTATTATTTAAAACAATGCACTAAAAATATGGCATATGACCCTAAGCAATTATATTTTGTTAAGGTTACTGGAGAATATGACACAGAAAGCGGATGGCATACAACAGTATTGGAGTCTCCAGAATTACTCAATTTCTGGTTCGATTTTTTAGATGCTCGTGATGGTCAACTTGCTAACTATGCAGTCTATAATGTTGGTAATAGGCCAAAATCCGAAAATGACTCTAATGTAAAAGCCATTTATTTTAGAGATACTCCAAACGTGATTTTTGTAGATTCTACAGTCTCAGATGATGAAATGGGAGAAATGCATGAACAAAAACCTGGTTATACTTTTATTAAACTTCCTACTGTAATGGAGAATTTGTTTACTATTAGTTCTCAAGGTAAATCTGCATTTGACCAATTAAACTCTCATTTATATAATTATGCTTACTGTACAGAATCCATTACAGTCAATGCATTACCAGTTTATTATCTTGAACCAAATACTCGTATATTTGTAAAAGATGAAAACAGTGGTATTGAGGGAGAGTATATTATAAATCGAATTTCGATTCCTTTGCAATATCAAGGAACGATGTCAATTTCTGCTACCAAAGTAGTGGAGAGATTATATTAAGGAGGATAAGGAGAATGGCGAATAGAATTAAACAATTCCGCTATTATAATGACACAGCTGATGGCGTGTCTAAAAATCAGCCTGCCCAGGTAGTTGGCGAAGATGGCGGATTAATAGATACTACATACCAGCACTATGTTTCTGGCCTTGTCTTTGGAGATAATTTCCCGGTTCTCCAGTTGGGAATTCAAGCCCTTCCTGGAACTAAGTTTAAGTTAAATAATGCTGTTGACCCGATTATCATCGGGTTGACAGGCATTTATGAATTAGACTTGGTTGGACAAACAGAAATTACAGCGATTCAATTTGATGCAGATTCAATGGTTAATATCAATAATAATAATAATGCTTACTTGATTGTAGACATTATTTATGATGATGGAAAGGAGTAATGATATATGGGATTTTATGGTAACATAACCAATACATCAAAAACTACTTTCCAGTTTGATAAAACCTATGCGAATCGCAATCAGATGCAAATGAACGCAGGTAACGATGGTGTTTATCCAGGCCGATTTGTATTGGTTGATTATGATACAACAATCAATAATGATTATTTCTATAAGCCAGATCCAACAGACCCAACCAGTCAGTGTTGGATGTATGACGGACAGGTGTATACTGGTGCTCCTAAGTCAATGGACATTAATGGTACAGTCGTTTATACTGCTGCTCCTGAAGCGCCAACAAAAATCACTGCGTCCGCAGGATTTTCAAAAGGTAGATGTGTTGCAGTTCCTGTAGGACAGAGAATTTCAAATATCAGCCAAAATTCAATTTATTATAGAATTACTGGTAAAACCGAAACTGGTTATCAGGCTATGAAAGTAACTCAAACTGAATATGAAGCCTTCATGAAGAGATATGAAGAAGATAATGAAGATGCAGTTACTTATTATCCAGTTACTTTATTTGACTTTGAGTATGAGCCAAATGTTTATTATACCACAGCAGATGGCGTAGTTTTTGAAAAAGCAACTGGCCAATGGGTGGAAACCCAAACTTATTATGAAAGAGTTATTAGCCAAGACTTATTCATCTATATTATTGGTAACTCTGCGTCTGACGCAGTTTTAAATTCTACTTGGGTAACCTCTGAAGAGTTAGAAGTTAACAATATTTATCATGTTAAAAAGGGCCATTCCTACAATATCAACTCTAAATATGTTGAATATTGGGTTTTAACAAAAGAAACTGATGAGCTTGCTTGGTCTGCCGCAGCAGATGATGCTTCTACATATACATTAAACGCAAGTATTGACCGTTTAGTTTATGGAAGTGGACGTGGGTACGATTCTACTGTATGGCAGAAAGTTATTAGAAACGGTCGTGACACCTATGTAATGATTGCTGAATTAAATTCAGTAGTTCCTACATTTGACATTGCCGCAGACGCGCCTACTACAGTTCCTTTAGTTCCTCACTTTGACAAAGACAGTACAAATGTTTATTATAAACTTCATGTTCAACCAGGTTGGGCTATTAGAACAAAAGCGCAAAGAAATGATTTACAAGGTCCAGCAATTGATAGAACTGGTGCGATGGGAGGACAGCATTCATTAACAATTGATGAAATCTATTATCCTTCTGACCAATTAACAAGTTGGAATAGTAAATTATATAATTCCGCAAATGGAACAGAAAAAACTGTTTATTATAATCCTAATACAGGAACATGGGATGCTACGGAATCTCCTGAAGACCAAACTTTCGGCGCAGCTATTTACTATAATAAAGCAGGTTTTAATCCAAGTTTAATTAGTAAGAGTGCCGATCTTATTGCAGAAGGTAAACCAAGTTTCAATGAAATTGTGGCTAAAAGTGGCTGGACTCCAGAAGATAGAATTGAATTGAAGCCTACTGGTTTAAGCGGTAAGAGATATGATACTCATAACGCTTCTGTTGATGACCAGATGCAGGTGGATACTCAAGAGTTTTCAATTATGTTACCTTCTCTTGGTGACGCAGTATCTCGTATGTGGGATATGGTGTTTGGTGGTCGTGAGACTAATGACATTATTCGCCAAACAAGCGTACGTAATGAAGATATTAAATGGGAAAATGCTCGTGGTGGATTGAATAGAAACGGTTTGCGTATGGTAAGTACCCAAGATGGAAATGCTTACAATACAGCTGAAGCCGAAACTCTTGCAGGATGTATTAACTCTGTTCATGACTTGATGGGTATGATTATCACTCCTGAGTCTTGTATTACTCTTGGTGATAATATCGACCTTTTAAATATGGATAGAATTTACTTTGTAACTCCTGACCCAACTCTTGAGATTGACCCAGAAGACCCATGGATTTCAGACATGGTTAAAAAGGTTGCTAAGTATCAGAATTCTTATGTAAGAAAATATTTGACATATGAATACACTCCTGTTACTGATGAAATTTTTGATTTCAAGCCAACTCAACCAGAATCAGAAGACTTTGATATTTCTGATTATTATGTACTTGAGAATGGTGTATATAGACAAGCAACTGAAGCTGATAGAGGTAAAACTCTTTACAAGAAAGTTATTGCTGAAACAGCAACTTTTGACCCAGCAGGATTAACTCCTTTCGATGGAAGTAAGTATTTCTATCAGGATTTCACTTCAAGTGGAAATATGACTGATATAAATAGTGACATTCCAGAGATTTGGTTGAAAGACTATGTTCGTGATGAAGTATATCATCCAGGACATAAGTATTTCACAATTGATGAAGAGAATGACCTTGAAGAGCGCCCTTTAAGTGGTGCATATGTACAGAATACTTACTATTATAAACAAAACGGTTCTTATTTGCTTGATTCAGCACTTGCACCAACCTTAAATAGAACTTACTATAAAATCGACAATAATAGAGTATTTGATATTTCAAATGATAAAGCTGGCGGTTATGATGGACTTTATGTTCCAGGTAAGTACTATTATTTAGACCCAGATACTGGCGAATATAGAATCGATAATGAGCCAGAAGGAAAATATTTCGGTAATCAGAAAGCTGGACATTTTGCAATTAAGCAAGATAGCCAAGAATCTGATAAACCATTATACATTCAAGAAACTCACTATCCACCAATTTCTTATGAAGAAATTCTTGAAGATGGTTTTGATTACGACCTTTATATTTATGATGATGGTGAAGGTGTTTATAAATTATACACTGAAGAAATCATTAATCCAGATTTAGATTACTTCTTGAGAGAAATTCGTCTTGTTCCTACTACTGGACATTTGGTAATTGAACCTACTCCATTAAGATTGGCGCTCTATCAAGAAGATACTTTCTACTTTAAAGAATATAACGACGATGGTGAATTTATTGGATACTCTCTTGTAACACCAGACCAAATTGAAGCAGTTTATGATTCTGAACAGAAATTCTTTGTTTTTGGTGTTAAGAAAGAGGGAGACGAATATAATTTCGTTTATACAGACCAAGAGAAAGTAACTGACCCTGAGTATGCTTGCAAAACTCAGTCTACATTCTATGTTCCTCATAGATATCATTATTTGACTTCTAATGATGGAATGGGAAGTTACTTACTTGACCATTATGATAAGAAAACTCATAATCCTTACTATGTATTCGTGGATGGACCTACTCCAGTTCCTGATACTGTTAAGTTCTATGAGCCTAATAAATATTATTCCAAGAACCCTATCACTGGTGAATATGAAATCGTTCGTGAGCCAGACATGCCAGACACTAATGAGACTCCATTGTATGATAAGAAGACTTATTACGTTATCGAAGATAAAGCTGGTGTTTATGAAAAGGGCGCTGAATGGAATGTATATGCGGGAGCCATCCCAGCGACCGTAACCTTAGGTACAAGAAAAGAAACCTATGACTTAGTTCAGTTGACAGGTTTTGCGAGAAACCTTAACACTATTCATGGTTTGATTTTGAAAATCAATCAACTCTTATTGACTGATGATAAACTTACCAGAGATAGAGCAACTGTACAAGGTGCTTTAAATACTTTGAATGACATTATCAATCGTTTTGATAAGATGATTCCTCATCGCTTAATGATTGTTGATGAGTATGGCAGAGTACAAAGCACTGATTGGAATACACAACAGCTTACTTCAAGTAATGTTGAAAAAACATCTGAAGCTACTTACCGTAAGGGTATTGGCGCAGATATCTATCCAAAAGCAGCAAATGTTGATGCAATGCAAGACCAGTGGATTACAATGCATGTTAGCGGAGAAATTGTTAACTCCAAAGGCAAGGCAGTAAATCCTTTGATTACTATTCATCACAACTTCCAGGCCGTTCAAGACCAGACTAAGTCTCTCTTAGACTTGAACAATCCTGCGGTTGACCAGTTTAATATTTTCACTCCAATCGTGGATAAGATGGGTCATGTTGTTGGTACTAACACACATCCAATTAGATTGCCATATGGATTTAAATATTTCAAGACTAATGGTGAAAGTACTTCAGTAGCACAATTGAGTGTAACTGAAGATTCAGTTATTGCAGCAGCAGATAATACACAAGATACATTTGGTATTTATACTGGCAATAAGTGGATTAGAATGGCAACCGATGCGGCTAATGACCGTATTACTATTGCGCATGAAATTCACACTCCAACTACAACTGCTATTGCAGAAGTAACTGATTTAGATAATAGTCAGACCTTCACAATGCAGGATATGCAGTTTGATGCAGCTGGTCATATTACTCATAATCAGACACATACTTATAGATTGCCAGATGGATTTAAGTTCTTAACAATTGGAAATGCCAGCTCTGTAGTAACCGATGGAATATCTGCCGCAGGTACGATTGAAGCAAATAATCATGTTGCAACATTTACTATTATCCCTGGTAATAGATGGATTACAATGAAAGCTGATGCTGAAAGTGATACTCTCACTATTGGTCATGCATTTGCGGGTACAACTTCTCAACATGATAATCAAGCTGACAATCAAACTCCAGATTTTGGAGCGACATTTAATATTCCTTATAATGGATATGACCAGGCAGGACATTTAAGTTCCTTTGGAACTAAGACAGTGAAGATTCCTTTGCCTTCTTTGAATACCGCTACTGGAGATGTTGTAACTGGTTTGGTACTTGAAGATGCAGCTAAAGGCAAGTTCACAATGACCAAAGCCAATGTTGGAACTTTAACAATTTCTGACTTTACTCTTGGTAGTGACAGTGCAGTAATTGGTGCCAATGATACAATTAATCAGGCCTTTGCAAAACTTCAAGTTCAGATGAATAAAGAAGTTAAAGCTCGTGAAGATGCTATTACTAAAGAAGTTGAAGATAGAAATACTGCTATCACAAACGCAGTAAATGCACTTGATGTAGATGATACTCCTGATGATAGTAAATATGTATCTGGTGTAAAAGAAGTTGATGGTAAAATTGAAGTTACAAGAGCAGACTTACCAACTAATGAAGCTGCTTCAGCAGAAACTAAGGAAGGTAAGTATGTATCAGATGTAACTCAAGACAAGGGTAAAATTACAGTTCATAGAGAAGCTCTTCCAAGCTATTCTGATGATACTGTTACTGATGATGATGGCAAATATGTTCATTCCGTAAAGCAAACCAATGGTAAGATTGAAGTTGAACGCAAAGAGCTTCCTACTTATACTCTTACTCCTGGTGAAGAAAACGGTACTGTTAAGTTGAATGAAGAAGAGGTTAAGGTAACTGGCCTTGGAACTGCAGCTTATAAGAATGAAGAAGATTTTGCGGCATCTGATATTATGGAAACCAGCACTTTTGAGTATGCAATTCCTGAAACCACTGAAGAAGAAACTCCAGAGGGTGAAGATGCAACTATGAAGACAATCGAATGGTTGTTTAAGAAAGTGGCTGAGTTAGAAGCTAAAATTGTTGAATTGGAAGCTTTCCACACTGAAGTACCAGAAGACAATACCAATGGAGAAAGCGGCGAGAATCCTCCAGCATAATATATAAAAAGTTAGCCTGGCCTTAATAGGCCAGGTTAATTTAATTTACTATCCTCAATTCTGAAATATTGATAGGAGGATACATAAGGTAAAGGAGGTAAATGTTTTGGCTTACGTACAGCAATTAGGTAATTACGTAAAGTTTTTAAGAGGTACTCCTACCGCATGGGAAAGACTTGGCGCAAAAGATGCCGATACCTTGTATTTTATTTCTAAAGATGGAGAAGATAAAGGTAAATTATACCTTGGAGATAAGTTAATTGCAGATGGTGAAAATATTACTAAAATTGAAGATTTAGAAAATGTTTTCATTGAGTCTGGATTGCCTTCTAACTCTATCTTGGTTTATGACATAAATACTGAGGGATGGGTTCCTAAGACCCTTCAAGAGATTTTTGCTCTTGTTGTCAGCGTAATGACAGGTGCGACAGCAGAAGAGAATGGTACTTCTGGTCTTGTACCTAAACCTGAAAAAGGTCAGCAGAATCTCTACTTGCGCGGTGATGCTACATGGGCTAACCCAACCGCGGCAGTCGAGTTAGACATTCAAAAACTTAACACGGATTTAACAAATGCAACAGAGCAATTTGTTCAAGAGATTAAGACCTTAAGAGGTGGCTATCCTGACACTTCTACAATCCCTCAAATTGCGCAGTCCATTGTTAGTATTGAAGTTGCAAAGCTGGTAGCAAATGCTCCAGAGCAATTTGATACTTTCAAAGAAATTGCAGATTGGTTGCAAAAACACGATAATGTTGCAACTGTAACTCAGTTAAACGATCGTGTTGAAAGAGTTGAATTAGCAGTTTTTGGTCCTACTGATGGCAGCGTGAATGGCCTCGTACAGGACATGTCTAATGTTAAAATCGCTTTGTATGGCGACAGTGAGAACGTTGGTATTATTGCCGATGTTACATCACTTATGTCTCGAGTTCCTTCAATGGAAGGCAAGATTGTAACATTAGAAACAAAATACAACACAGTTTCTACCGAAATCGAAAACATTAAGGATATCCTCAAGTGGCGCGATTTGGTATGGAAAGATGATGAAAATATCACAGCTTAATAAAGATGGAAAGGAGTAAATAGCTATGGCAGTTAATTCCAATGTTGGTTTTAAACTGGGTACCCAAGCCGCAGTTGACAACATTATTAAGAATAATACCGCTGTGTCAATTGGTAGCTTTTACTTAACAAGTGACACACACCGCTTATACATTGGTGAATCTGACGGTCTCCATCCAGTTAATGAGGGTGTTATTACTGTTGATACTATTAATGGTTTGCCTGATGTTTCAAGCAATCCTGGAGCCTATGCAGGTCGTTTTTACTACATCAAGAATGACAACATTCTTTGTGTATTCAACGGTTCCATCTGGGCGCAAATTAACAGTGATACATATGTAAAGAAACATGAGTTTGTAGCAGTTAAGGTTGATGGTGAGGAAAATGTAATTGAGATTGATGGAAAAATCTACAATTACACTGCTGGAAACGTCTCTCATACTTCTAATGCACCATTCCAAATTGAAGGTGCAAACGGAATTGTTGCAACTGTTTCTAAGTCTCAAAGAACTATTGGTCAAGAGACTATTGATGTTTATAAAATCACTTTAACTGGTGATACTTATACTATTGGTACTAAAGCTAATGGTAGCAATGCACAAATTAAATTAGATTCTACGAATGCAAAGAATAATTCTCTTGTAGAAATTGTTCCAGACATTCATGAAACTGAAGAAGAAACCAACGTAGTTCTTACTGTTGATGAAGCTAATAAAAAGATTAAATTAGCAGTTAAGGATACTAAGAATAAGACTCTTGCAATTACTGATGAAGCTGAAGGCTTTAAAGTATCTTTAACAGATACTTACAATAAGGTTTTATCTGCGGTTCTTAATCCTACCGTTGAATATGGTGTTGATGATAAAGACACTGCAACCTTTAAGAATGGTAAAGTTTCATTAGACGTATATTCCAAGTCTGAAATTCAGGATAAGTTAAGAGCTCTTAACGCAATGACTTATAGAGGTACTATTGGTAACGGTGGTAGCGCAGCTACTCATATCGTAACAAGCGGCACCGCACCTAACTACACCTATAAGATTATGAATGGTACCACTGAAATTAAAGTATCTCTCGGTGATACCTTCATGGTTGTTGGTTCTGACTCTGTTTCCTTGAATAACAATGCTTCTTACTTATCTTCTGGTTCTCTCTTAATTGTTAGAGGTAATGCAGAAGGCACTGATGGTTATGTAACAAGTCCTCAGTTTGACGTAGTTGAATCTACTGTTGACTGGGATACTACTTATCACTTTGAAGGTGTTCCTGCAAGTGATGTTACTAATGGTGGTGGCATTCTTTTAAGAGATGACACCGCAAGTAAAACTATTCAAGGTAAGTTCATTGTAGAAGGCGGCACTCAGAGCGGCGGCGCAAAGATTGAAATTTCTCGTCAAACTGATAAGCTTGCAACAAACGGCTACCAAGAGAAATTGACAGTAAAGCATGGTACAGTAGCAAGAACTAATACCAAGAATGTAGATGATAGTGGAGTTGCTCGTGGCGCAATCGAAATGACTCCTCAAGAAGGCAACTTCGGACAAGAGGTAACCATTCCTGTTGTTATTGGAGTTACTACTGACTCTACTGGTCACGTAACTGGTGTTAGAACTCAGGACTATACTATTGAAGATACAAACGCTAAAATGGGCAAGAACCAATATGATACCAGCATTTATACAAAGGCTGATGGTACTCACGTTGGTGTTATTAAATCTACCGTAGGTGTTAAGTCTCATTTGAATGCAACTAATGAACTGGCTGGTTCAATGACCCTTAACAGCCAATCCCTTGTAATCTCTAACCAGGATGGCAATGGCGCCACTAATGGTGGTACAGCTGTTGCAGGACTCCAAATTGAGATGGTGTGGGGCGAATTTAAATAATTATTAAGTCTTAATTTTTATTTATTTTAGAGAGTTATGGAGCGGGAGAGAAGTTTTCTGCTTCTCTCCCGCTTTTCTTATTTTAGTATATAAAGATAGAAAGGAGATAAAACCGTAATGACAGATAAGACAAAGTTTAGACCGGTCACCGGTCTTGATGAGTCCATCCAGAATGCGCCTAAAAATCCTGGTTGGGTATACTTCGCATCTGATACGGGGAAAATTTACTTCGATCTTGACGTAGATACAAGAGTAGCCATGGGCGGAAGTGGTGTTTCATTACTTTATGGTGAAGCTGGTACCATTGACCCTGATGAATACTCCCTCTATCATTTAAGTTTTGATGACCTTGAGGAAGAAGTAGTTCCAAAAGAAGGAGATTTAATTCTTAATCAAGATGGAATTTTTTACCGCGTACAAGAGGTTAATTCTGTAGAAAAGACAATCGCTTGTACTATTATGTCTGTTAGTGGCGGCGGTGGTGGAGGCGGCGGCTCTAATTTTGCCAAGAAGATTGGTATTACAATGAAGAGCTTAGCAACTTCTAACTTACTGAATGGCCAGACTTGTGAGATTTTCTTCACAGCAAACTCTGGTATTGACGTTGATGGTTCTATTATGGATGATAGACTTACTGTTAGCTGGACTTTGGCAGAAAGAATTGGTTCTGCGACTTCCGAGTATGCTAATGGTATTATCGACGTAGCAACTGGCGTAGAAGCTTCCTTCGAATTTGGTACTCGTTTACGTCAGAATGCGACATCTATTTTGACAATGTGGACACAGGGTACTAACTCTGGTGAGTCTACTAAGAAATCTGTAACTGTTCAGACTTCTGAATTGACTTTGTCCCCAAGCGCAAACTTCTCAGCTTTAACACGTTACACTCCAGACAAGGTTCTTTTACAATGTAATGCTGTTGGTTCAATGGATAAGGTGCTTGATTTCTATTTTGATGGAAATCTTATTCAGAGTAGAGTATTAACCGCTCAATCTGAAAACTTCCAAAGCTATCAGGTAGATAAAGAGATTGCTACTCATGGTAATCATACTTGTCGTATTGAGTTATATCAAGGTATTAGAACCGGTAATGTGGTAGATAGAGGCTTGGCAGTTCCTGCTCTTGAATTCGAAATTGGTGTATTCGAAGTTGGAAATACAACCCCTGTTATTTGGTTAGGCGACTACCAAGAGACATATTATAACTATGACAATATTCAGATTCCTTTCTTAGCTTATGACCCATCAAATTCTAATCAGATTACTGTAAACTTGAAAAAGAATGGTATTGAATTACCTGGTTCTCCTCGTACAATTGATACCACAAAGATGGATAAATGGAACTTGTTTGAAATCACTGATGCAGAGATGGAAAAACAGAACAGATATTCTATTAGTTGCGGTGATGTTGAAAGAACTATTGTTTTTGAGGTTATTCAAGACCCAACAAGAACAATGGAATATGTAAAACAAGAATCTTTATTCTTGAAGTTCGACGCTAAGGGACGTTCCAATAGTGAATCTGTTGTAAATAGACAGAATTGGGAAACCGAGGATGGCGCAATTAAGGCTGAATTCAAAGACTTTAACTGGTATAATAACGGTTGGGTTCTTGACGAAGATAATCAGACCTGTTTAAGAATTTCAAATGGCGCTGAGTTCTCATTGCCTATTGGTCAGATGACTTTTAACGATTCTACCATTGGTAGAGATTCTAACTCTATTGAAATTCAATTTAAAGTTAGAAATGTCCAAGACTACTCTAACTTGATTAAAAACGTTACTCGTTATAGCGGTGACGAAAACTTCTATAATGCGTTTATGGCACAGGATACATATGATAACTACGATGCATTCTTGCAGTACTGGTTGCCAATTTATCCAATCGAGAAAGAAGAAGACCGTGTAAAATACGATGATTTGGAATTCTCTCGTGTTCAGAAGAACATTACTCTTGAAAAAGCTGTATGTAAGTATTACTCTGGCGATAATGCTGGTGCTACTGGTTTGTGTTTAGGCCCTCAGGACGCTTTCTTCTCCAATGGTACTGATACAGTTTCTGTAGACTACGTTGAAGGTAAAATGGTTTACTTAACAATGGTATTCTCCAAGAGCTCTCAGTTAATGTATATCTACATTAATGGTGTTATTACTGGTGTTATTAAAGCATCTTCTGCAGACGCGTTTACCATTGAGAGTGACAAGTTAATCTTCAACTCTAACTATTGCGACATTGACCTTTACAAGATTCGTATTTATAATACTGACTTGAATGTTAATGACGTTGTAACTAACCACTCTGTAGATAAAAAAGATGTTCTTATTTATGACCAGAACAAACTTGCAGTTGAAAATGAGTCTATCAATGAGTTCCAGTTTAAGTTTGAAGAAATGATTAAGTATAATGAAGCCCATCCTGATGCTCCATTGATGCCATATATTGTTTACTCTACTGAGTTAACTGGTGACGACAGACTTCCTTGGTCTAAGAAGACTGAAATCGCTGCAAAAATTGAGTTCGTTAATACTGGTTTGGACGCAGCTTTTGCATCCGGCGAACTTTTAGATTTGGCTATTAAAGATGGCCTCTGCGCAGCTACTTCTGATGCAGCAACAAAAGAAGCTGCTGTTAAGACTTATTATAAACACCACTGCCCATCTTGGACTGGTGATTATTGCGAATTGGTAGTTCAGGGTACTTCTTCTGAGTTCTATCCAAGACGTAATTATAAGATTAAATTAAAAACCGATTATCATCCAAACGCAAACGAAAAGAAACTTTATCATATCTTACTGAATAAAGGACCTTTCGCTCAAGATTATCTTGACGACCAGGCTAAGCTTGCCGCAGGCGAGATTCAATATGGTAAAGAAAGTACTCGTCAAAAAGGATGGTACATGGATAACTATACAAACGCAACTGACAGATGGACCATGAAAGTTGACTACATGGAGTCTTCTGGTTCTTACAATGCAGGTTTTGCTTCTCTCGTAGGTACTGCATATAGTAAGCATCCTCTCCAAGACTACATTAAAGCGGGCGCTTTCGCAGGTACAGATTCTATGATTACTGACGTAATTCCAGGTAATTCTGATATTCGTTGGGATGATTATAGAACATCTTTGAAGGGCTTCCCTGTTCTTGCTTTCCACAAGAAATCTGATGGTTCTTACCTCTATGTAGGTATGTATCGTATGCTCTTGGATAAGGGCTCTGATGATGTTCTTGGTTTCAATCTTCCTGAGGAAGTTACTGGTAACTTCTTAGGCGGAGAAGAAATGAGCAAGATGGCTGAATGTTGGGAATTCTGTAACAACGCACGTGGATTCTGTTCTTACAGAGACCCATGGAATCGTGTTGAGTTGAGTTTTAGAGCTCCTAAGGGAGAATCCAACGAATTCACTTCTGCTGGTGCTCCTATCATTACAGATAACATTGAGTATCGTTATAATACTAATGAGGATTACATCGACATTCTTTTGAACTTGATTGATAAAGATGGTAAAGTTGCAGTAACTCCTGAGAACAACGCAAAGATTAAAGCTGAATTCGGTGATGAATACGACGTTATTGCTGACCCAGATAAGGGTCGTGAATTGATTTATAAGTTCTATAAGAACTGGGAAGACGTAAATAAGTGGGTATGGTCTACTAATACAGAAAACGTAGTAGCAGAAGGTTCTTACCAAATTGCTCCTGTCGGTGATGTTCAGTATGCCCCAGGTACTTACTATGTTTATGATGAAGAGCAGAATGCTTACGTTAAAGAAGCAGATGATTCCGTATGGGATAGAAATACTGACTACTTTGAACAGCATGAAGATGAAAACGACGAGGGCGAAACTGTAATTTCTTACGCAAAAGTTTTCGCAACAACTGGTATTTATCTCTGGTCTGAAACTACTTCCCCTGGTATGTTCTATTCTGAAAATGATGGAGCTTATACCACAATCAATAGCAAGACTTTCGATTCTGAGATTGATTACTATGAACTCGTTATTGACGAGTCATATAAAGATAACGCAGACAGACTCGTAGAAATCTGCAATGATGAAGCATATGATGCTTCTAAAGAATACTATACTTACGATGGTAGCGTTAAGGTAGGTACTCGCGCGACAGTTAAAGTAGATGCGGCAACCGCTGAAGCGAACTATGCGCCTGGTAAATACTACGTTCCTAAGAAAGTAAAATATGGTATTCGTGAGTACGAGTATGATACTCAGGAATATCGTGCAGCTAAATTCGTTAATGAATTAACTGACCACTTTGACCCTGAATATCTTGCAACTTACTTCATTATGACTGAAGTTTTTGAGTGTTACGACTCTCGTGGTAAGAACTGTATGATGGCTTCTTGGGGTCCTCTCAAAGAAGGTGGAAATTACATTTGGTATCCTATCTTCTACGATATTGATACTCAGTTAGGTATTAACAATACTGGTATTCCTTCTTTCGAATACAATGTTGACGCTACTGAAGCTGGTAACTACTCTACATCAGACAGCTTACTTTGGAATAACTTCTATAAGTATTTCAAGAACTCTTACATTTTGATGAAGTATAAGCATTTGAGAGGTACAACAGTAGGTGTTGACTGGACCAAGTTAAAGCAACCTACTTTGGAAAAGATTGAGAATATCGAATCTTGGTACAAGTTCGAAGAGTCTGCAACAGGTTCTTTAATGGCTCGTGGCGTAAGACCTCTTATCGCAACTAACCTTGATATGTGGTGGAAGTATATTACTATTACCAATAACAAGGGTACTAAGGATGGTTTAACTGGATGGCTGAACAGAGATGGTCAGTACATTACAGACACCAACGGAACTTACTTCTACGCTTTGCAGGGTGACCGCTCACTCTCAAGACAGCAGTTCTTAACAAACCGTATCGAGTATATTGACTCTTGGTTGAACCAAGGTAACTACCAACGTGGTGGTTCAAATAATATTCGTGGTCGTGTGGCTGCTAATAACCCTACAAAGACTTCTGACGTATGGGTAAATAGTGTAGATACTCCTTACTACAATGAAAATGGTAGCAAGAGATATCCATTCGATGCTCAATATTGGATTGACTTAAAACCAATCCGAAGTTCTTATGTAACAGTATCTGACGATGCTGAAGCATATCCATCACAGAAATATGATGGTATTAACCCTGTTAAGTTTGAAATTACTGCTATCCAAAACGGTGTTATGAACAGTGCTAACTACCCTGAGCAGTTGCTCTATGTTTATGGTATGAATAAGATGGCAGACCTCGGTGAAATGCATAATCTCTACTGGCAGGAGTTCGACTTAACCGGTGACGCAACTCACTTGACAACCTTAAAGCTTGGTTATGACGGCGTTGAAATTGACCCAGATACTGGCGAAGAAATCACCTGGAGAAATGATAAGATTAACCAGCCTTCTATCCCTGGTAGTAAGGAAGATACTTTCGGTGGTATGCCACTCTTGAAAGAGGTTAACTTGTGTAATTTACAGGTTTCTACTGGTTCTCCTACACTTGACTTTAGTTCTTGTGAAAAGCTCCAGAACTTCCGTGCAACTGGTTCTAACTTCGTAGCATTTAACTTCGCTGAAGGTGTTGCTCTTCATACTTTATACTTGCCTTCTTCTCTCACTCGTCTTGAGTTGACTGAAGCTAACTTGCTTACTAACTTAATTACTGAATACGAGGCTCCTAAGAGAGATACTCTTGGTAACTTAGTAGCAAAGAGAGGCCTTTACCTCGAAGGTATGTTTGAAGAGAATGCAACTGTAATCAATACTTTGAATTTCCGTGGCGGTAGCTTAGGCTACGACGGATATAAGTTGTTGAATAAATATTTTGAAATTAGAAATGCTCAAAGCACAACTTCTAAGATTCAAATGACTAATGTAAACTGGTGTCCATATGTACAATTAGTTGAAGGTGATGAATACGACCCAACAGCTAAGTACTATAAAGATGATGGTCACTATGGTTTTGTCGAGTACGAATATGATGAGCATAAGTTTGAGACTGACATCTTGAATGGCGAACTCTATAGAAAAGACACAACCATTACAGATGATGATATCAATCAGATTAGCAGTATCAATATGTTAAAGACATTCATTACCGATAGTAAGTTCCAAGGTATGGCTGGTAACGTTCCTAATATCAGTGGTATTATTTATGTTAACAATACTGATGAAGCTGACATTGTTGATGAACTTTATGTAAGAAATACTCTTGTTAAGAACTATCCTTCCTTAACATTCTTCTTCGCTAACGTGAATAAGGCTAACACTGCTAAGTTTATCATTATGGAAGAGGACGGAACTTATAAGTATGTAGCTAATGCAAATCCTCAAAATACTGAAATTTCAGTACAAAAAGTTGCAGATGGCTCTTGGTTCTCTAACCCTTATGAGTTATACAATCCTCAGAAGGATAACTATGACTTCCACGGTTGGTCTACAACCAACGATAAGACAGGATTAATTTCAAGCGCCGAGGCGACACCTGCCGCACAGAAAGCTGCTTGGGAGGCATTAAGTCTTGAGGAAGGAAAAACTGACTACGTATTCTACGCAGTCTTCACAGTCCATGAATGGAATGTAAGATTCTGGGCGGGACCTTCTGAAACTCAGTTGACTGCTGTTGATGATTACACAATTGTCCATGGAGAATCTCTCTACGACATTGAAAGCATTCCTTCAATTCCAGAAACATCACTCGGCGCTGAAGAGCGTTATCGTTTCTTAGGATGGACTCAAAATGTTAAGAATCTCATTGTTGAGAATGCCTCTACTGCTAAGGTAGTAAACGTAAATACCATTATCGCTTCTCAAGATATGGACTTCTACGGCGTGTTCGTAAAAGAAAGCGTTTACGCTTCCGCAACTGATATGAAGTATTTTAAACCTGAACACATTACCTACATCGACGCTTTCACTCAGGAAGTTCTCGAAGGTTGGATGTTAACTCCTAATGTAAACCTCTCTGGTAAGATTACAATTCCTACTGAGTATAACAAAGAACCTGTTCTTCAGGTTGGTGGATTTAAGGGTTCAAACATCACTCATGTTTACTGGCATGGTACGCCTAAGGTTGTAGAAATCTTGCAGAATGGTTTTGCAGAGTGTGCAATGCTTGAAACATTCTCTATGCCTAAGTCTATGAGAAGACTTGGAGCTTCCTGCTTCTCCGGATGTAGCTCTTTGGCTTGTCCTACTGATTTAGGAGACACTCAGATTTCTTACATTGGTAACTACGCTTACACTGGTTCCTTGAGAATTACTGATACTATTCCTGTGATGCAGTTACCTGCAACCTTGAAGCAGTTAGGTAATAACGCATTTGCGTACTTCATTAACATTAGTGCAGGCTCTGGCCCAGTTATTGAAACAGTTAACTTTGGTAAGCCAGGTAGTCCATCAGCGTTGACCACTATTGGTACAACTCCATTCGCACAGAATGAGCGTGCTATTAACAATGTTAATATCTACGTTACTGGTGGCACTCCAGACCCAACATTGCAGGCTACAGTCAACGACCGTATCGCTCCGGCTATCGCGGGTACCGTAAGCTATCCAAGTGCTTAATAAGGAGGTAAAAACAAATGACTAAAACAGTTTATTACGTTTACCTTGGTACGAACGGGACTATTACAAGTCCCGTTCATTTAGAGGACGTTTACTACATTCGTAAATACCTCTTGACTGCAGAAGATGGCAAAAAGCTTACTAAGGATAATAAGAATTTTGTCGATTCTGTAATGATTCCAGAAGGTGAACTTGACCTTTGGAAAGAAGTAAAGGCTCCAACTGGTCAGAAATGATTATTATAAACTATTCTTTTTTCAAAATTATTTGAAAGAAGAGTTGGGGGAGGCTGTGTTTTTCGCAACCGGCCTCCTTCAATTAAAATTTTAAGAAAGGATTGGACGATTGAATGATTACATATGTTAATAAAAAGAATGCCGGTCAGTATCAATTCTTATATGAACTCGCTTCTAAAGACTTAAGAACCCATGATGGTGATGGTCGTGAAGTTCCATTCGGTTCTGCAGATGCGCTTCTTCCTATGGAAGCTATCACATTAGATGCAGAAACTTATATGCAGGATAGATACTATGTAATCGATGCAGTTACAGGCGGCTATACATTGTGTACAGATGAAGAGTTCGACGCAGCTAAGTCCTACTACAAGAGTGATGATATCACCACTCTGGACGAGTATTTCTCATTCATTGAAGAGTTGAACAAAATTAATCGTAATAAGTACACTCGTCTTCCATTAGATGAGGAAGTCTTTACAATTAACGCTGACACAAGATTTATTACCGTACCTCCTTCATTTGCTTCTAATGGCGTTGCTGTTCAGGGTGATGAAGTTGCTGAGGTTGTATATTTTAAAGTAAACAGATTCTTTGATGTAACTGACTTGGATACCAAGGACATTTACATTCAGTGGCGTTCTCCTGCAAAAGATGCAAATGGTAACTTTATCGAGGGTGTTTCTGCACCTTGGATTAAAGATATTGAGAGTGAACCTGGCTATATCATCTTTGGTTGGCCTCTTTCTTCTACAATCACCCAGGCCGCAGGTGACGTTCAGTTCGCAGTTCGTTTCTATGAGTTCAATGATAAGAAGCAGCTTGTTTACTCCTTGTCTACTTTAACTCAGAAAGTAACTGTTAAACCTTCTCTCGATTTTAACCTTCCTGATATCATTCTTGATAACAAGGATAAGATTGATGATATGACAACTCTTATCAATGACAGATTTGAGAACTCTACTCTTGTTAGCGGTTCTGTTGAGGCTATTGATCCTCGCTGGACTAAAGTTCTCACTGAAACTGATAAGGAAATCGTAAACCTTGACAAAGATGAAAATGGTTTCAGAACCAAGTCCATTACTAAGAGTGTTCAGGCTGTTGCTGATGACGGCGGTCGTATCTCTTACGGCTGGAGAAAGTTCTCCATCGACAATGGCGCAGGCTTAGATATGTTCTCTGAAATCACTATGGCTTTGACCGAGGATACCGAGAGACAGGATGGTAAGTTGTACTACCAGAAGGCTGTTGCTCCAGCTTCCGTTGGTGACTACATCCTTTATAATGGAAGCTTCGATAAAGACGCAGATGAATATCCAGTTGATGGTATCTTTGAGAAGTTCTCTACTGGTACAATCGATGGAATTGGTGAGTACTTTGTATTCGCGACTAACCGTTTGCGTAACAGCACTAAGAAAGTTCAGTCTAAGACAATTATTGTTCCAAGACCAAAGCTTCCTGTATTCGCTGATGACGCAGCAAATCTTCCTTTGTCTGGCATTTTGTTAGCTGACAAGGAATATGATTTATCTCTTAAAGTAAATCCTACAATGCCTGACGCAGGTAAGTTTACTTATCAGTGGCAGAAGTGTGCTCCTGGCAAAGACCCAGCAATTGAAGAGTCTTGGGAGAACATCACAGATGCAGTTGCAGAAGAGTATCTCGTTGAAGGTACTGATGTTGAGACTGCTGAAGCTGGCGGTGTAGGTGATGGCTATTATAGAGTAGTTGTTACTAACAACGTAAACAAGGAATCTATTTCCTTAAATAGCTATGCTTGTAGAGTAACTCACACAGCAGCAACTCCTAAGGTAAGTGTTGTTGGTGACATTAGCTTTACTGTTGATGACATGCTTATTGACCATCAATATCTTGAAGTAACTCATAGCTTTGCTGCTAACTGCGGTGAAACTATTCAGAGAACTGAAGATGATAAGATTTCTTATCAATGGTTCAAATATAGAGCTAACGGTAGAACTGTTGAAGATGACATTGAGGCTTCTGATGAAGGTCGCTACGAGAGAAACATTAATGACTTGCTCATTGAAGGTGAAACTGGTGCAACCTATCAGCCTACTTCTTCTGGTTATTACTACTGTGAAGTAACCAACCTTTATAACGGAACTAAGGCTTCTAAAGTTTCAAGATTCTTCGCTGTTGCTGAAGCTTAATTTTGAGCAAGATTTCGCTAAAAAGGAGGGTTTAGGCTTATGAAGACAGAATCTAAAGAATACTATGATTTGCTTTATGAAATCCAGGATTTCAATAGACCGAGCTTAGCCGTCTTGCTTCCAGGGACAGAGAAGATTTATCGAGTGGACCTAAACACTCGTACAATCGAGGCTCCTGAGTATTTAAGCGTTGAATCTGACCATCGTTCAGAATATATTTATTTCAAAACTGGAAGATATTACGACAATCTTGATTTATCCGGTGCCGTGTGCGTGATCCAATACATCAACGCACTCGGTGAGCCGAGAGTTTTTGCCGTACCTTACTTCGACGTTGATACATTCTCTGATGATAATGATATGGTTTTTTATTGGAGAATTGACCAAGAGGTAACTAAGGCTTCTGGCGATGTAGAATTCTCTATTCGATTCTATTTACTTGACGACAATTATGTTGACAAGAAATTAATCTTTAACTTAAATACCTTACCTGCTTCAAGTAAAGTATTATCTGGTATCGATTTTGACCCAGAAGGATTCAAACCTAATGAGGATTGGATGGCGGACTACTTAGCTCAAATTGCGGCAGCCGCAAAAGAAGCTTATGAAAAGGACGTATACTGGGTAGTAATTTAAGACTTTTTTGGGGAAGAGCATCCTTCGGGGTGTTCTTCCCCTTTTTCTTATTTGGCCAGAAAGTAATAATATGACTTGAATTACTTTCAAAGATATATAGGATGAATTATAAAAATTGAAGCGATAAAGGAGGTTTAAAAATTTTATGGCAACCAATGTAAAATTTTCGACCGGTTTAGAAGAAGACCTTCTGAAGCTTAATTCTGATAAAACCTATGTCAATAAGATAGATAACGGACACATTTACTTCACAACAAGAACCAATGATGAAGGTGAGGTTATTGGTTCAATCTTTTATGACGTAGATGACAAGCGTGTAAGTATGGGCGGCGGTATCGCTGAGCAAGCAAAAGCTGACGATATGAAACAAAACATCGCAGATACTTATGTGACAAGAATTTCAAGCGAAGGAACAAAGTACGCAAGTACCGACGGTGTAACAATTACTACTTATAATGGTAGAAATGTTGCATTGGATACTATTATGTTGCCGGTCGCAAGTGCGAACCGCGCAGGTACTGTAATCGCCGGTGCGCAAACATTTGCCGGAAATAAAACTTTTAATAACAATATCTTATTTCCAAATGTTTCAACTGGAATTTCAAGCGGAATTCGTTGGACTGTTGGTGATAGCGATGGTGCCCGTATTATTACTGGCGCAACCGCAAGTGATGCGGGATACTTAGAAATTGCCGTAAAATCCGATGGAAACGAGCCAATTTACGTACGTCAATATTCTGGTGATTTCGCGACTTTAGTACGAACCTTAACTTTGTTAGATGCTTCTGGTAATACAATTATTCCAGGAAGTTTACTTCCAACAGCAAAAGACACCAAAGATTTAGGCTCTGAAACCTATAGATGGAATAATGCTTATATTAAAAATGTTCAAGCAGACACTTTAAGTGGTCACTTAACAGGCTCATTAACAGGTAACGTAACTGGTAATGTAACCGGACATGCCAGCTTAGATTTACCTTTAGCGGGCGGAACAATGACTGGTGATATTACATTTAAAGCAATTGCATCTTGGCCTGCCGCGAGCGGAGAAACTTACCCAATTAAATCTAAAGGATTAAAGTGGAGTGGTAGTTCTGATACTGCAGCTATCTATTACCAAGTAGATGGTGCAGACAGTGGACATTTATATATTAGCATGGGTGACGATGATGCCGCATCTGTCAAGTTTGCTAAGAGTGGAATTGCGCACACAATTTTTGACAGCGCTGGTAAATTGTATCCAGTAACTAATGACACTGGTTATATTGGTACGTCTTCTAATAAATTTAAAGCTATTTATGCAACAAATTTCTACGGAATCATTGAGAAAGCATATCAAGATGAAAGTGGAAATAATATTAAAGCGACTTACGCTGCAACCTTAAAAAATCACGCTCATGATGGAAATGGTTGGAGCTTTAGATTGTTAAATAAAAACGGAGCAGCTTTGGCTGATGCTCTTACAATTCCAGGAGCAACCGCAGAAAAAGCTGGTCTCATTACCACAGGTGCTCAGACTTTTGCAGGAAAGAAAACCTTTAATGGTCAAGTTGTTATTGCAAATACAACTGATGCTGCTAAAGCAACCGCAAATTCTGGAGCATTAATCGTAGGTAACCCAAGCGGAGAGCATTTAGCTATTGATGGAAACGAAATTATGGCCAAAGCGAGCGGAACAACGGTTCGCGCACTTCTCTTCCAATTAGATGGTGGAGAAACTAAATTTGGTGGTAGTGTTCTTCCATATACAACAGATACTCACTCTCTTGGTACTGAGGCTCTTGCTTGGAAAGAAGCTCACATTGGAGAAATTTATGGACATTTAACAGGTTCTTTAACTGGTAATGTAACTGGCAATGCAACAAGCGCTTCAAAATTATTAACCGCAAGAAAAATTATCTTGGGTAATGATTTACAAGGTTCAGTATCTTTTGATGGTACTAAGGATGTTACAATTAGTGCGGCAAGCTATTCTGCTTCTATTGGGGGCGGCAATAAAGCTAATTATCCATGGCATAGAATTGCAACTACCGGCGCAAACGCAGTAACAAGTATTTACAATGATAAAGATATTGTTATTGTAATTCGTCACAGTTATAATAACGGTGGATATGGTATTGCTAAAGTATCTATGCGTACTAACAATGCTTCTGGTGGTGCAACTGCTAATTGTACTATTACTTGGTTAGTGAGATATAATATCGCAGAAGACGCTTTGCAAGCTGGATTTAGAAACACTGCCGCAGACTCTTATGCAGATTTGTTCTATAAATGTAACACTTATCCAAGAGCAACTGTATATCAACTTCAAGGTAATCGAGCTTGGACTTTAATTAGTTCTACTGAAGCAAGCGACACAACTACAACAGATAAGAAAACATCTTCTGAAGCATACGCTACTATTGCAGCCGCAGCAACTGAACTGGGACGTACATACACCCACACTATTGTGGCAGAAGATGGGGGTATTATTGGAAAGGCTTATATGGATGAGTCTGGCAATAATATTAAAGCTTCTTATCTCGCAAGCATTCAGCAAGTAACTTCTGATAAAGACACATTTACATTCCGTGGTTATAACAAGAATAACGCGGCAATGAATAACTTAATTATTATTCCAGCTGCAACTGCAAGTGGTACGGACCAAACAAAATGGAAAGCTGGTTTAGTAACTTCTCAAGCTCAAACATGGGCGGGAGATAAAACCTTTACTGGCAATATTATTATTGCACATACGGCTTCTACTGATATGACCGCAAGTTCTACCAATCCAAAAATTACTTTCTCTGAAGGTGGTACTCATCAACCAGTACATTTAATTTATACAGATTATGATGGTTATCGTAGTCCTGCAGGATTAAAAGTTATTGGTGGCACAAGCGCAACCCCTGCTTGGTTTGAAGTAGAAGGTGCATTGTTTGTTGGTGGAGCATCAACTCTCAATGGTAATGTATCTATCAAGGGTAATATTATGCCTCAAGTAGATAATACCTATGTCATTGGTGATTTGAACGCTAAGTGGAAAGATATTTATTCTACTACAGCACATGTATATAACACACTTTATGTAAATACTTCTACTACTGGCACTGTTGGTGGTATTGCATTGCATGGTACTGTTGACCCAACAGCCTATGGTATTGCAATGCGTAGTAACCTTGGTGCTCATGGTTATGCAACAGACACTTGGAATACGTATTTCATGATGTCTAATGGCGCAACTCGTGGTTGGGTATTTAGAAATGGAACTACTAATGTAGCGTCTATTAATGGTCAAGGTTATATTTCAGCTAATAAGCTAAACTTGAATAGAACTGGTGGTATAGCCAACGGTCGTATTAGCTGGTACAGCACAACATATAAGACATGGCATGATTATATGTCTAATGTTGTTGCAGGAGGATGCCCAAGTGGTGGAACTCCTTCAATTCTCGGTGCTGTTAAGACCTGGGCACTTAGAAGCTATATTGAAAATGCAAGTGGACATGGTTGGTTATGGGAGTCTGCCGCAGAATCAAATACTGGAACTCCTACTCCAAGAATGGCCTTGTCCTCTAATACTGGTAAACTTTACCTCTCCAATGATTTAAATATTATCACTGGAGATACAGATAAATTCGTTCATTATTTGTATGACGGAACTGAAGCTAATACAATTGGTGCCTCTTGGAGAGCTGGTGTAAAACAGTCTACCACAGATAATGAATATGTCATTGAATCTGGTAGCGCAGCAACCACTGCAACTGCTTGGCTCAATGGATTAAAAATTACTCAAGCAACACTTAATGCTACTTTTGGTACTTCTGCTTTAGGTGGTTTAGGTATTGCAAATACTTCTGCTACTACTGGTCACGGCATTTCCTTGTATAGCGGAGGTATGAGTGGCAAACCAACTTATGGTTTAATGTTTGCGGGTACGGCAACATTTAAAACTCATGGTTATGTAACTGGCGACTGGGCTACTTACTTCACTATGAATGGTACAGCAAATCGTGGTTGGATTTTCTTGAAAGATGCAAATCCAGTAGCATCTATTAGTAATGATGGTAAAGCTAACTTTGGAGAGACTTACATTAGAGGTCCTTTAAAGATTGGTGATAATGCGAATGGTGATACGAACTATATTGCATTTTATGGAACAACTGGAGATAATCCTGGTTCATTTAATCACGCATATATTGGTGAAAATCTTTGGGGAACCAATGAGCGTAGTGAATTGTTAATCTTTAAAGGTAATGATATTGGAACAACTGCTACAGGCCCAGATAGAATTCGTCACGTTGCTGCAGCTCATTTATTCCAAGTTTATACTACCGCTTTAAGTGGAACTTGGACTACAATTTGTGATTCTACTGTTCCAGTTAGTGTATTTGAAATTAACCAGTCTGGAATCGTAGTAACAGGTGCGACTACAATTAGTGGCAATGCCACTGTTGGCGGAACTCTTGATGTAACTGGTAATACAAGTCTTGGTGCTGAATTAAGTGTAACAAGTTATGCTAAATTTAAGCAAGGTAGTGCGGCTACTGGTCTTAATACTGGTGCAGTGCAAGTGACTGGTGGTATTAGCGTAAGTGCAGCTTCTTATATTGGTGGAGCATTAACTGTAAATAGTACAATTAATGCAACTGGTAATGTGACTGCTCCAAGATTTATTGGACTGGCAGATAGAGCAACTTTGATAGACGCAACTCTGTCTGGTACATCTTCTGCAACACATTTAACTGCTCATCCAGCAACCGCAGGTCGTGTAGCATTTTATTATAATGTCAATCCATGTACAGGATTATTCACAACAGATAATAATGCTAATTTCTTGATTACTCTTAATAAGCACTCTGGTAATTATGATTCTCAATTAGGATTTAGTTCAGATGGAAATATCTATTATAGAAGTTTTAATGGCTCTGCATTAGATACAACAACTGGTTGGCAAATGTTACTTACGACTGCAAATGTAACTGGTGAATTAGATGGCCGTTATGTAAATGTCACTGGAGATACTATGTCTGGTGCATTAAAAGTTCCTAATATTACAATTAGTAGTACTTCAAGTATTGCACATATTCAATTCTCTTGTACTACTTCATACAATTACTTACATGTTCCTTCTACTGAGGGTAAAATTGCATTTTGTGCAGCTGATAGTTTATCTTTGAAGGGTTCAGCTTTGGTTGTTACTAACACAGGCATTGTTCCTGGAAATAACAATACATTCACTTTAGGTAGCTCTTCTGCTTATTGGAGTAGGGCTCACTTAGGAGCATTAACAATGTATGGTAATATTACATATGCTAATGGTTCTTATACTGATTATGAAATGATTAAGTTTGTTACCGGCACTGGAGATGGTTGTGGTATTGTAATTGGCGGTGGCGGTCTTGCGGTATTTGGCTCAGGCGAGTCTGCAAGTAATTTTGTATCTGCTGCAGGCTTAGCTGGCAATACTGAAACAACTTATATCACTTCTGATAATGGAATTTATTTTGTAACTAATTGTCAGACTATTGCAGATAGAAATGAAAGTATTTTTGTTTCTGGTGGACAAATTAGCAGACCTGGAACTTCAACTTCTTGGTATTTAGGAAGAAGTAACGCTCTCTTAAAAATTACTTCTTACTTAGGATATAATGCTATTTATTCTATGAAAACAACCAATGGAGACTGGTCTTGTGGTGTTTATAGTAGCAATACTTTGTATTGGTCTTATGTTACTGATACTAATTTTAATGCGGGTACAAATGAAACTACTGCTCAAATGAGGCTAACTGCTGATGGTTATTTATATGCTACAAGAGTATATAATGCTGTATGGAATGACTACGCAGAGTGTAGAAGTGCAGATACAGAAGAGCCAGGTCGAGTTGTTATTGAAGGTAAATTTGGTATTATGACTAAATCTACTAAAAGACTTCAAGCTGGAGGTAGTATTATATCTGATACGTATGGCACTTCAATGGGAGAAACAGATAATTGCAAAACTCCAGTTGCAGTAGCGGGTCGTGTACTTGCATATCCATATGAAGATAGATATTCTTATCCTTTGGGTGCGGCGGTATGTACTGGACCAAATGGTACAGTAAGCTTAATGACTCGTGAAGAAATTCGAGAATATCCAGAACGTATTCTTGGAACAGTTTCTGAAATTCCTGAATATGAAGTTTGGGGAAGCGGAAACGTTAAAGTTAATGGAAGAATTTGGATTAAAGTAAAATAAGTTAGAGAGCTTTCGGGCTCTCTAATTTGACAATCCAATTTTTTTATGATATAATATAATTAAAATAGGAGGGTTATAATATGGTAAAATACTATTTAGTAATCAATGACAATGCTGAAAAATCTTATCTTATTGGTCGTTTCAATGAAATGATTTTACCAGATATGAAGCGTCAGTTATCTGTCACACTTTATCATGAAGACTCTTTAAATGGAGATTCTATTTTAGTTGATTTAGCTGTTTACCAAGCTGAAAACAGTCTTACTAAAATTGCTATTAAAGATGCAAACGATAAGACGATTTATGAATCAACTAATTACTCAAGATTAAATTCTTGCACTGCAAGCTTGCATAATATTACTGACCCAGAAGATGATTTTACTGGTATGGAGTATACAATCGGCGCAGAGGCAAGTATTGATTAAGGAGGATAAATCATGGATTGGTTAGCATTATTATCTGATATTTTTGAAGTTTGTGTGCTTCCTCTTCTTGGCGTTTTAACAATGTATATTGTTAAGTTTATCCAGGTTAAGAGCGCAGAAATCACTGGTAAGGTTGATAATGACCTCGCAGATAAGTACATCAATATGCTTGCTGTCACCATTGAAAACTGTGTAATTGCTACAAACCAAACCTATGTTGAAGCACTTAAGCAGGCTGGCAAATTTGATGCTGAAGCTCAGAAGACCGCATTTAATATGACAAAGAATGCCGTTATGGCAATTCTTAGCGACGAAGCTAAGAAATATCTTGAGAATGCGGTTGGCGACTTAAATGAATATATTACTCAACAGATTGAAGCTGCTGTTAATATTAACAAGCCTGCAAAAGCTCAATAAAAACAAAAAAGGGGAGACCTTAGTAATTTCTTACTAAGGTCTCCCCTATTTTTTTTATTTTTCTGGTGCATGGTCAACAACATCAAGTTCAATTACTTTTTCGTAATATTCTTGTGCTTGACCATTGCCACCTAAGCCATGATATAATTTATACATTTCTGTAATTTGCTCAAAATCGGAGGTAGTAATCCAGCCATCACGAAGATGTGTTTTACAAAGTTGGATAAGTCTAAATTTATAAGAATTGATAATCAATTCCAAATTCTTATCATTCTTTTGCGTAACTTTTTCCAAATCTTTATACATTTCTGCGTGGGTCTTATCTGCTTCTCTTTGAGCATTATGTAAGCCTTTTTCTAAGTCATCTTTCACAACTTTTAATTCTTTGATGATTGGCTCAATTTCATCTAAAATCATTTGTCTGTGAAGACGTGTCAAATCTTCCTGTTTACGTTTCTCTAATTCTTTCTTTTGTGACCAAAGGGATTTGCAGAATGCAAGTAGGCCCGCAGAAACTAAACCGAAGAAGATTTCAAGACCATATTCGGTTAAAATCTCCATAATAAAAAACCTCCATTCAAATTCCTAACCTCTATAGAGATTTAAAAGTTGAATGGAGATTATTTGCTTAATCCGCCCAATCAAATCCATCACTCACAGTTGTTCCAACTCCTGGTCGTTTCAAACAATGAGTTCCAATGCAAATTGCATCGCAGACGTCTTGAATGGCCTTTACATTATATGTTTTCAATACATATTCTTGTGCATTTTTCTTTTGTTCAGGTCTGGTGCGGCCTTTAATACCAAGAGTAGATTTCCAAGTACCAGCCATCACAATTGTATATTTCATCTTTTTCTCTTGGAGTGTTTCAGCGATTACACCAAAAACTTCGGACAGGACTTTAAAGGTTTGAACATTATTTGCGACATTTCCTTGCATCTGAATATCTTCAAATGCAACTTCATCAATATCGTACTCTTGGATAAGTTCAATTACCTTTGCGCGGATTTTAACAAGGCGCTCCGCGATTACATCATCATTGAAAGTGAACTTACCATAATTGACAAGCTCACCATCTTTAAAGACCGCATAACCTGAAGTTACGCTCGCTTGGTCAATTGCTAATAGATTGGACATTACGTCGCTGGAGCCATAGCGGATTCATCAGAATGACCCATAGTGGTGGAGCCAAATCCGCCTGTGCGAAACCCTTCTGCATTATCGTCTTCAGTTTTGAAGTAGTTCTTAATAATTCCCTGTCCAATGGCCTCGCCCTTTTGAATTTTGATAGGAAAAGGACTCATATTATATAACTGGAAGAAAATTTCACCCTCATTGTCAGGATTATCATAGTAGTCAGCATCAATAATACCAACACTATTAGCCATCATAACCCAATATTTTAAAGGAGAAGAGCTACGAACACTCAATTCCAAATACTGGTTAGGAGCAAGTTTACATTTCATACCAGTAGAAACAAGAGTTGGTTTTGTGCCTAACTTCTTAGTTAAAGCAGCCATCTCATCAATAGTTCTTACTTCATTATCCATAGGAGAAGTTTCTCCTAACATAGTTGAAAATAATACATCATATGGAGGAATAATAATGTCCTCTGCGGCAACCATGTCATAACCTGCGGCATGTGCAGTCTTTCTGACCGGCATAGCGATGTCCGCATCTGCAAATCTGCTAACTTTCTCAAATTTTGCCATATTAGTTTACCTCGTACCCAATATCAACAACTGTGCAAGGGTCTTTCTCTTCATTGAAAACTTTCTTAATAGAAACCTGATACCACTCGTCAATAATTTCACCCTTCTGCTTTGTACACTTGTACTTATAGCTAAAAGATGCTAACTCATAACGACCGTCAGTTTTTACTTCCTCTTGGAGGGCTTCAACCTCCTCGATGCTTCCTACTCTAAATACTTCTGTTGTGTTTACTAAATATTTCATTACTCAATTACCTCGACTTCAATAGTATTATTTTTATACATAAACGCATTACATACTCTTACATCATCTGCAATACTTTCAGCATAAGATGCATTTCCTGCAATCTTCACAGAGAAGACTTGATTATCGTTACAAAGAGTTGCGATTGTATGACCGAGTTCACTCATCTCAACGCTCGCAAGTTCAGAGGAAGCAACATCATCGACCAACTGGATAGTCTGCTTTGCATCGAATAGGTTTAATCTACAATAAATTACTGGCATAAAACAACGCCCCTTCCATAATCGAAGAAATACATTACATATGCTTCGCCTTCAGATACAATCCAAATTTCAATAGCCTGACCATCCTCAGACTCTTCAACAGATTTAATTTCACCGACATAAGACAAGCAATCCATAATTGCATCTACGATATTTTCTTCATACTTTTGGTCTCGCGCAAACATTGTGAAATATCTTAAATCATAACACAATAGCATATAGTAATCATCACTATGGTCAAGACCATTTACATAGTGAGATAAAGTCAATCTCGCTTCTTCCAAATCTGTGCCACTTAGTGTAGGCAGTTGCGCAATTACTTGCTTGTTTACCTCATAAAGTGAGAGGCCGACACCAGTGGTCTTTGGGTCGAGAACAACCCATTGACCATCGTGCCATACACGATACTCCTTGATATCTTCAATCCAGGCGATTTCGTTTTCCTCGTGATTTTGGAGAGCGTACAATGAATTCATATTAGGTATTCTAATTAAGTTCATTATTATTCTCCTTTTTCACTTCATTACTTACATTATATCATTTTTTCTCATTTTTGTCAAATCAATAATGCGTTGATTTGAGCTTCCCCTCATTTCAAGAGTAATATTTCTACACTCTTCCATGTAGGGCCCATCAATCAATACATCAGCTACTTTAAGTAGCATCATTGTATGTTTGTTATTTTGTGCGACAAGGTCTTCATATGTATAACCGGTCCACACATAGATTTTTGCTTCTGGGACTTTTTCCTTTACAGTAGAGACGATGAGATATGAGAGGAAGATATTTTCGGGACACAGTGGTTCTCCGCCCATAAGGCAGAAATTTCGCTGAATTCCTTGAGCAGTCAGACCTTCAACAATCTTGTCAAGAATGTCTGGTGTAAACTCTTTTCCTCCTTGGAAATCCCAGGTCTCTGGGTTGTGGCAACCCTTACATCTGTGCGGGCAGCCTTGAGAGAAAAATGTTACACTAACTCCCGGAGCAGCCGCCATGTCATTATATAATATTCCACTATATTGCATTTCGTAAACTCCTTTGTAATTTTCTGGTGCTGTATTGCTCTGTAGTAAACACTACAGAGCAAATTTTTAATCAGCTGAGGGTATTTTCACCGTCGACTAAATAAACGAGGTAATTTTTCTTGCGGCATTCTGGGCAAGTAATATATTCCATTTCTACAGAATGTAACTCACCAAAAACGTCATCAAGACGAGATTCCTTTTTTATATCAGCCTTAGTATATCCCAGGATTGCGCGACAACGGTCGCATCCTCGTTCTACATATGTTTCTCCATGTCGAATTACAATCATCTGTGTTTAACCCTCATTAAAGTTTCTTGCTGCTTACCAAGATTGAAAGCAGATTTAAAGTCACCAGTCAAGTAGCCAGTTACACGGCGCAAACGCTGAATTTCGGTGCAGCCGCACATTGGACATTCATCGTTAATTTCATCAGTATAGCCACAATTCATACAAGTATCATTTGGGACATTAACTGCGAAATAAGGAATGTCTTTATTCATAGCATAGTCAACAATCATTTCTAATGCATCAATATTATTCTTAATACCAGAGTCAAGCTCTACATAAGTAATACAACCAGCAGAAGAATAACCAGTCAACTGAGATTCAATATCAATCTTTTCAAAAGGACTCATTTCTCTCCAAACAGGAACATGGATACTGTTAGTAAAGAAGTCTTTATCAGAAACATTAGGAATTCTGCCATACTTAGCCTGGAATTTCTTCATAGCGGTGTAGCAGAGATTCTCAGCAGGAGTATAGTAAACACCAAAGTTCAACTGATATTGTCGCTTGAATTCGGCACAGCGGTCTTTAAACAACTGTTCAATTCTCTTAGCAAGCTCCATACCTTTTTCAGTAGTATGGTCACAACCAATTAAAATTTGAAGTGTTTCTGCTAATCCAAGCTGACCAAGTGCTAATGTACCATGCTTCAATGCAGAACGAATGTCCTTACCATCATATCCTGCCATAGTTCCGTTCTCATACATGAACTTAGCCGCACTTGACTTCTGAGAGCAAATATACTCAAAACGCTCGAGCAGCATATCTTTTGCTTCGTGAATCTTTACATCCAAGAGTTGCATAAAGAACTCAATGGTGTCGTTCTCAAGGTCGCCGCAAGGCGTAATTTCATAATACTTAACAGCCTGCATAGCTAAAGTAGGCATAATAACAGTTACAGGGCAAATATTGCCACGGCCATCTTTACGCTGACCGAGACCGTTAATATCCCAACCATTAGCAGTTCTACAACCCATAGTAGAGAAATAAGTACAAGGGTCATTTACATCATAACCAGCGTTACCAGACCAATCCACATTCGCATAGTTAGGATAAAGTCTTGTTGCAGTAGACGCAAGAGCCATTCTCTTCAAATCATAGTTAGGAGTACCTGGCTCTTTATTAACACCAGACATAAGCTGGAAGATACCACAAGGGAAGATAGAGGTCTTGCGCAAACGACCAGTTCCTTTAAGAGAACCATCAATAAGAGCTTTGATAACTAATCTACCTTCTGGGCTTGTACAAGTACCATAGTTAATAGAAGTGAAAGGAAGCTGGTTGCCGCTTCTGGACTGAAGAGTATTGAGGTTGTGATACATACCCTCAACAGCCTGCTTAGTTTCACAAATAGTATCATAAAGTGCGCCTTGGTAAAGAACTGGGTCAAGTTTTGCCTTATTGTCCAATCTAAAGTCAGCTTCTGTTAAACCAAACTTATTAAGGAATACGGCTTTATTTTCATCAACCCACTCGTCAAATTTATTACGAATAATTCCAACTTCATCTTTATAGTTGTCGAACAACATACCCATTAAATCCAATCCCAAGAAATCAGGAGTTGTCTTTAAGTATCCAACAACATAGTGCTTAAAGAAAGACTTGCGCACATATGGAACAGCAGTCCAGTCAAGGTGAGTTGCAGAAACGCCACCAAACTGCTGTAAACTCTGAAGCTGGAATAAAACAGCAACGAGCTGGAACATTGTATTCACAGAGTTAGCTGGGCGCACGTCTGTCTGACGAGTATTAAAACCATTAGCGAGCAAATCATCAAATGGAATAGAAAGACAGTTGTGCATACCAACGGCATATGCGCCAAGGTCATGAATATAAATTTCATTATTCTCGTGGTTAGCACGAGCCATAGGAGAAACGCAGAAATCTAATGCGTATCTCTTGGTTAAATAATCAGTAGCTTCGCCCATTCTTCCGCCGAAAGAATGTTCATCAACGTTTGCGTTCTGGTTCTGAACGTTGGAAGCCTGAAGCTTTTCTGAAATAGCAGCCAAGAAATCATCTGAGTAGTTTCTTGCTACTTCCTTCTTATATCTATAACGAATATATGCGCGGGCTACGTCACGACGCTCGGAGCGCATGAGAAAGTCCTCAACACAATTCTGAATAGCTTCAACGGAAATATCAGAAGAAGATTTTTCTACTAAACTTTCAATTTCATCAGCAATATCTTCGGCAGTATCAGTTTCGTACAAAATGCCATCAACATCTAAGAACGCACTATTAATAGCATTAATTATCTTTTGTTTGTCAAAAGGAACTTGTGTTCCATCTCTTTTAACAATATACATAAATTATTGTTCTCCTTCCTTATAAAAAATGAATAGATAAAAATGGAGATAGAAACCCCATACATTATATGAGAATTTATATAACCAAATTTACCTATTCTGCCCTCAGTCCGCCGCTGGTTTAGAGCTGGGACACAATCGTCCTTACAGCTGCCCTAAATTCTTCTCGAGTGTCATTCGGTAGGACTTGGAATTCGAACCCCAAATCTGAAAAGTCATCTCTATCAGCCTTAAATCTGCGGATAATTTCATCCACGTCTGGATTCTCTTCTCTATTAAGTTGACGAATTAATCTATTTTTATCAGTAGCATGAACATAGTACACGGTCACATCCACAAGTGGAGACTCCAAGAGAGCGTCAATACCATCAGGATTGAATACTCCAATGTTCACAACGTTTTCGTCAAGTGACTGGAGGGCCGTCCCGTAGAACCAGTCATTAAAACAAGTTGCTTCCAGCATTTCCATATTGAGAACCTTGGCCGCAAATTGCTCATTTGTAAGGTAGAAGTAGTTTACCCCTTCTTTTTCACCCTCGCGCATTGGGCGCGTAGTACAGCTAATAATCTCATGTAGGCCTGGCGCAGCTTCTAAAACAGCCTGCATCACAGAGTCCTTGCCTGCGCCAGCCTCTCCAATTAACGCAACAATTTTATACATCTGCGTCCTCCTCAAACTCATATCTCAGCACTCCTGGTACCTCCCCTTCCCAGAAAGTCTGACGCCCATCACAGTCCTTATTAGTGCATTCAAAAGGATATTGCGCGGGGTAAGAAGTCAATACCATGCCTGTGTGGCGCATAATCGCGCCACACTTATCACAGTATGCTTCTTCAATATAAGCTCTTTTTACATATTTCTTTTTAAGCATCTTCCTCAATACCTCTTTGATATCTCTGGTCTTTCAATACCAAGTCACCATTTTCGTCAATGCTTTCAATTCTATACAACTGATGTCCACCAGTACTCTGATACTTCTTGGCAACAAAATCATCACCAGAACGAATACCTTGAACAACAATCATATTTCCACGATTGAACCAAGATTTCTCAACTACGTGCTTAACACCATCAGCTCCCTTTTCGGAAATCTGCTTGTCAAACAATGAGAAATATTCTTTTCTGAATTTAACATCAACAACTCCTGAATTTGTCAACAGAGTTACTGTGCTCTTGGTTTTATTCTTTGCAATACAAGTTCCACAAATCTTGTGAATCTTAAAAATCTTAACTTCTTGTCCTGCACGAGACATGAAGGTTCTTTCAACAATCGGTTCTTCTGGCAGGCTGTGGAAATTAACCAAACCATATTTACCCATGTTTACATCTTTCAACTCATGGTCATGATAATAGAAGCAAAGCACTTCCATCTCCCAAGCGGAGATATTTCCAAGAGCATATTTATTCCAATCTTCAAGGAAGATTTGAGTATTCAAAGCTTGTAAAATTCCATCTTTATCAGATGCAATCCAATTACGAACTTTATCCATCCAAGGCTGATATGCTTTCTTATCCCATTCGCTTATATTTAACATATAGTTATCTGCTACGACATTGAGCAATCCTTCATATCCTAATTCCATTACGAAGTTTAATCCTCTTTCATCAAGATAGTAATACTTAGGGTCTCTGCCCTTGCACATAGCTTTGAGATATCTATTGAATTCAAAAACTCTTTTTGCAGTTACAAGGTCTTCATTTTCAGTTGGAATGATACCATACTTAATCAATCCACCCATATTCTGCAAAGTAATTCTCTTTTTCTTATCACAAGTTTCCCAGAGATACCATCCCATACAAAGTTTTCTATCCATCATTTCATCAAAGGCTCCGCCCTTAATCAAAGAAATCATAGCCTGCTTGCCAGGTTTAACTTTGTTTAAGAAATCTCTTGGAGAAACATAAGGTCTGTTTGCAATCGTGTTAGCAATAACATCATCACCGACATTCAACATACCCTTCAAACCGAACAAGATTCTATTGTTCTCAACGTCCGGCGCAAAACCATAGTCAGACTTGTTGATATTTGCCAAACTAACTTTGATACCAACTGACATAATATCTCCAATTGCTTTCGCAATCTTACCATAGTCAGTTGAGCCACCTGCTTCTTCATCAGTCGCACCACTGTTTACAATTAAGCAAGCAGTGTTCCAATAAATCGGATTGAAATTGATTACAAAGTAGATAGATTGCATACCAACAAAAGAATAAGGAAGTGAATGGTTCAAGCTAAACGCATAACCAAGCTGAGGCGCAATCGCATTTTCCCAGAAATAGTCAGCAACCATTCTGTCCTCAAAGCTTCCATATACCTGTTCGCGCAACTCTGGAATCTTGCTCATTTGTTTCTTACCAACAATCTTACGAGCGTTATTTGCTTCACCGAGCGTAAATCCGGCAACATCCATAAGAAGTTCCATCATCTGCTCCTGGAGAGCGCAACATCCCCAATACTGGTCACAATGTTTATGCATTAACTCTCTCTGTTGGTCAGTAAATCTTGCTCTCTGCATTTCTGCATCGAATACTTCCAAGCCTTGATTCTGAATACGAACATATCTGTCCTGCTGAGACTCCTTGCCTTTTTCAGACATAAGTCTCATCATAGCGTTCGCTGCAGTCATCTCCATAGGGTTTTGAGGTTTAAGCTTTTTCGCAATCGCCAAACCTACGCCAGTAGAGAACTGGAATACGTCAAGAACATCACCCAAAGCCAAATGTTCCCAAAGTCTTGGGTCTGTCGTATCCATAATCTCAGGATGAATGTATTTATTATATAATTCACGAATTGTGAATTCAGCTTCAACAACTTTATCTTTCTGTAATAACTCGAAACACTTGATAATTTTATCAGAAATTTCAGTTACAAGGAAGTCGTACTTTGTATCACCCGCTGCTTCCGCTTTATGTAGGTCGTAGCAAGTAATCAAGTCGCCTCCTGGAGTCTTCATGAAAGATGCAGTTTCAAATGGGTCATCACCATAAAGAATAACACCAGACGCATGAGAAGAACGCTTATTTACAAGACCTTCAATTCTTTCAATAATATCCAAAAGACCAGGATATTGATTTACTTCACGAATGAAAGCCTGAACTGGTTTTCTACCTTTTTCCTCACTACCATGAATAACTTCACTAATAGACCACAAAAATCCACGCTCTTGTGGAATCAGCGAAGACATGTATTGAGCTTGGTCAACATCAATTCCATCTGGGAAGTCATCACTCCTGTAGCCTCTGCAAGCCGTGAGAACTGCTGACTTAGTTCCTTCAGTTCCGAAAGTTGCGACCTGAATGAGTCCGAATTCTCCTCGCTCTTTTCTGATAGCTTCGAAGATTGCTGGTCGTTTACTTGGTGCCAAGTCAATGTCGATATCTGGCAACTCTGCTCTTTCTTTATTGAGGAATCGCCAGTAAGGCAACTTCCATCTGATTGGGTCGAGCTGAGTGATTCCAAGTAAGTAGTTCGATAGGAATCCAGTTGCTGAACCTCGTCCAGGGCCAACTGTACTTCCGCATTCCCAAAATAAGTCGATGTAGTGCTTAAAGGTGTTGAAATATGCGAATAAGCAGTCATCTAACTTCTCTCCAATATATTTAATTACATCAGCTTCGATTTCCAATCTCTGAGCATATTCACTATTGCCATCGAGATTCATTTCAATCAACTTGTTGATGCATTCATTTGCCCAGTATCTTTCTTGAACATTATCAGACACCAACAAATCACGAATTGTTGGATACATATCCCATTCCCAAGCAGAACACTTAGGATAATCTTTTACTTCAACCTTTGGAATAATCTGATTTCTTTCAAGAGAATACCAAGTAATTTTATCTTTAACTTCATTAGTATTATCTAAAATCCACTGAACAATATCTGCAGGATCTTCGTGAATATCCTCTGCATCAAAACATGGTTTCAAAAGTTCAGTTACTTCTTCTACAGTCATCAAACGAGAGAACTCGTAGAAAGAGTCAACCTCACGCTCGCCACCTTTAGAATTCAGATAAGCCTTATGAACTTGTCTATCTTCAGTTGTAAGATAATGTGCATCTGTTCCCACAACCATCTTAACGCCCATTGCTTTTGCAATTCTATAGAGCTTATGATTAACAATCATCTGGTCCTGCATAGTGGAAGGCGCACATTCAATATAGAAATCATCACCAAAAACATCTTTACAAAATGTGACAAATTCTACAATCTGACTATGATACTCGCGCATTGCTTTAGTATCATTCACATCGGCCGCAAGTTCCATAGCCAAAGCTAAAGTGGAAAGTTCTCCACCCATACATGCTGTAGTCGCAACCACATGACCTCTATACTTATTCATTACCTCTTGGAGTTCAGATTTAAGCAGAGGTACACGCTCCATTCGTCTATCTTCATAGCTATTATACCATGCGATAGAACTCATTTCACGAAGAGCTTTGTGACCCAAAGCATCTTTCGCACCAAGAATGAAGTGGTAATATTTTTGACCACGACTTCTATCTTCAGTTAAATAAATCTCATTGCCAAGACCAATCGTGAAATCTGGGTCAATTTCTTTTAGCTTCTTTGCATACTGATTTACCTCCATGTGTGCTGAAAGACACTCATGGTCGGTAATCATAATGCCACTGAGACCCATCTCTCTGGCTTTGTCAATGAGAGCTTTTGGTTTGTTAATACAGTCTAACAAACGGATATTGGAATATTCTGTGTGATTATGAATCCCGAAATAAGTTCCCATTCGACTTTTCCTTTCATCTTTTTATAACTTCTTTACTTATATTATATCATATTTTTCATTAAATGTCAACTGGTTGCCCGTCAGCTTCAAGTCTATCCAAAAGGACTTGTAAGATGTAGGCTGCCGCAGTAAAATCTGTTGTTTGGTCAAGCAAGAATCTGGCAAAAGCTTCACTCTTAACAATACGACTTACTTCATCTAAGTTAACTTCAACTTCCATATTCCAATCTATTTTTTCTGCCATATTATTTTACCTCTTTATAATAATACTCATACATTAACTTCCAAGTAGCAAACAAATGTCTGTACATCGGAGGAATCCACCAAGAGCTGCCACAGAGGACTACTCTATCAATTTTATCAAGATATTTTTCTAATTTATAAAAATCAAATGGAAGCTCTAATACTTCTTGAGGGTAATACTTTGCGTCAATAATATCAGTGTCAAATTCTGAATTGCCATTAGCAACCCATGTGTAACTATTGATGCGATCTCGGTCAGTTAGATATTTTACCCAGTCACCAACGCTTGCAAAATCTAACTCTTCATCCCAGTGTTGACAAATATATCCATATCCAATGTCATGATGATAATCTACATTGATTAAATCAAATTTCTCTAAGTCAGCAGTACAATCTACAATTTCCGCATGATTATCAATGAAATAAAAAACATCTTTATCTAAGCGTTCAAAAAGTTTCATTAAAAACTCTGTTAAATTTTGATATAAACCAAGGTCGGCCGTAGCTCCCCACATATGAGGGAAATGAGTTGCCATATCTTCAAATTTATATTCTTCTCTAATAAAATTGTTATAGGTAGGTAAACTTAAATACATAATTGTATCAAAATCAATAGTTAATACTGTCATCTATAATTCCTCACAATCACTAATCTATCTACTGCACGAGTAGCGGCCGTATAGAGCCAGCGCGCATGCATTTCTGCATCACCTTTAAGCCACTCTTCAAGAACTAAAACTTTACCATATTCAGAACCCTGTGACTTATGGCAAGTAATACAATAGCCATAATCAAATTCTTTAGGCCTCCAAATCTTAGGGAAAGATTTCCAGTTTTTTTGATTTACTGTTGTTTCACCTTCGTTCAACAACTTATAATCCATATTTACATTTCTGAATATCAAATCTTGAGGTGACAGCATTAGGTCTTCATCCGTCACTCCCTCTGGTATAAAATCTGCTAACATTTGAGGTTTCAAGAAATAGTGGTTATCATTGAAAGTAACATTACTCAAATATCCGATACTTCCATTAACCATTACATCTCCCGCCTCGTTCGGATTCTCCCAGTCGTTGCGCACACAAATTACCTTATCCCCTTCGATAGGACGAGGGTCAGTGACGCCATGAATCATCTGGCGCATCTGATGATTTACCAGTCTTCTGGTTTCATTCTTCGCTACGATTACTTGGTCAGCCCAAGTAAGCATTCCGTCAACCATATCACACTGGTCAATAACCTGCACTTGCTTACCCTTAAAAAGTTCAAGAGGCTTGCCCGCACGAATGTCCATAGTCAACTTAATAATTTCACTATCTTCCTCTTGGCGCATAATCTCGTCCAAAAAGATATGAGCATCCTTAAGAACTCCATTATCTTTACCTACTGGTGGCAGCTGGAACGGGTCACCAAGAGCAATAACATGAATATTATGAGAAAGAAGCAACTGCCAAATTTCATCAGGCAACATAGAAATCTCGTCTACAACAATTAACTTATAAGGATAAATTGGTCTACGAGGTCTGTGTGCGAAGGTGCCATCATTTCTCGGATAAGATTGATAAAGTAGTCTATGTGCGGTCATGGCATTGGGGCAACCTTTGTCCTTGAGGACAAGGGCTGCTTTGCCAGTAAAAGCGATATATGCAATATCGGTTTGACGGAGGTTTAGAGCGGATACAATGAACTTAACCAGAGTGGACTTTCCTGTACCGGCGTAACCAGCAATACAGGTATATGGAGCGTCTTCATTGTAACGCTTTACAGCAAGCTCCAATCCTTCCTGTTGTTTCTTTGTTAATTCCATTCATATTCTCCTTTATTCACAATAACAATCGGAATCATCATCGTCATCCCAATCATCATCTTCATATTCATAATCATCATCGTCGCTCGTCCACTCGGCGCTGTTGAATGCGGCAATGGGGTTCGAGAGATCGATATCTCGGCAAATCATGGTTTCATATGGGCAACCCCAAACGCAGCCTTCTACATAAAGGGTATCTTCATCCCAATCAAAATAAATAGGACAGAAGCCACAGCCGAACTTTTTATCATCAATATCAACATATGACTTGGCTTCCATATCATCCAAGTTCACAATAGTGATGCACTGGTAATCACCAGAAGTGATAATGTAATCTACCCCATTTTGTTCGACAAAAATTGCTTCAAAAGATGGGTAGTTGCGCACGAACTCAAACATTACAGTACCATTACTGCAAATCTGAATGAGTGAAGAACCCCATACATGGTCGTCGGTAGCGTGCTTAAAACTCTGTTTAATAACACTATAAGGTTGAGGTAAATCTCTTACTTGATATGAAATATCCTTAACCTCATGAATAATATAATTTTCCAGTAAACGCTGCTTATCTAATAGTGCAACTTCTTGATAGTTTTGTCTTTGCATTATTCTTCTTTCCTTTCATAAATCTTTAACCACTTTTCATATTCCTCTGAATAGTGAAATTTCAAGATATCATTTAAGGTTCTAATATTAGTGCGCAGAACAAAGAGAGGGTCTGCCATCTCTGGAAACTCTTCTTTTGCCTTCTTGAGAATGGGAAGAAGCAGCACTTCGGTCTCAGCGCAATTCTTACCAATAGAATCCGCAGAAAGAGCAAAAGGCATATCAGACAGATTATTATATCTATCCAATGCCTTACAAATCAAGGCTTCCTTACTTTCCAATAACTCGTTGAAATATCTGCACTTAGTTTCAATCTTAGAGATATCAGTATCCATATGCATGATTGTCATATGTACAACGGCATCTTTGATGGTGTCGTTTACTGGCAAATACTCTGCCTTGATATTGCAATCTTCGAGAATATCGTGCAAAAGAATAGTTGCAACAATATTGTCCTCGTTTAAACCGAGCGCAATGGCGTAACAAGCCATAGAAAGCGGATGCACAATATAGGGGGTGCCATCTTTACGAGTCTGCGCACTGTGCTGTTTACGAGCGAATTGAAGCGCCTTGATAGACTCGGTCATACCCGCACCTGTGAGATAACCTCTTAAATATGTATACATTTTGTCAACATTATAAGGTTGTCTGTTACTCATACCAATACCTCCTAACTTTTCTTTCTATACATTTATTATACCATATTTTATATGGAAAGTCAATTAGAAGCTTTTTAGAGAAAAATTACCCATGGCATTTTTAATTTGGGTTGACGATTCATGCGTCTGTCACCGGCCGGAGCGTGTTCCACAATTTGCATATAAACAAAAAAAAATGGCTACATAGTTGTTACACTATGTAGCCATCTGTTAATTTACAAAATAGTTATATGCTTTCAAGGCATTAGACTGGCGGATTCCATAAGAACCACTGCCGCATCTTTCATATGCCTTTGCGAATGCCAATGCAGCATCCTCAGCATCTGTTAAAGCACAGAAACTTTCATAATCCATGCCACTTCTAAATGCGTATCCGTATGTATCCAACTCTTTCTTAACAGTATCTCTTAAGAAATCGAGTTGGGCTTCAAGGCTTGCGCCCTGGATACCTGGGTAATATCTACCAGACCATTGGCAAATACCGTAGTAGCCTCCGCCACTATGACCATATAAGAAAGGCTGTAAGTTGAGAGTCTGTCCGCCAACTTCCGCCATCATGTTACCCATGACACCGGCGCAAACATAATCATTCCAACCTAATTCGTCTTTCATATATCTCCAAACTTGTGTTGCTACTGGATATTCTCCAGCTTTCTCGCTCCACATAGCTTCAATACGTACTTCTTCAGCTTCGATTGCGGCGATTGTTTCTTCATACTCCGCCATCAAGCCTCGCACATCTGCGAGCTCCTCTTCTACTAAGTCTCTTTCATCTGCTAACTCTTGGTTGTTTAACAGCTTAATGAGACGGAACTCATAGTCTTTACAAGTTGCCAGTTCAGTCTTTAATACTTCTTTATCAGTGGAATCTTCATATGTCATTTCTTGAAAATATTTCAACACTTCTGGAACTTTAACTTCTTCTGTCGGGTTTTCAATCATCATCACAGCGGCCGTAGCCGCCGGGTCTGAACTTGCTGCACTGTCATCTGTTTTATTAAATGCTAACGATGTTGTTGTAATAAGTGCCACAAGTATAATTACTATACCTACTATACGTAAGCAGTTGAGCTTCTTTTTCATAATAATGTACTTTCCTTCCTAATATTACTATTAGGTCTGTTGTGCAATTATTAGAAATAATAGGCTGTCCTTCCTACAATTTCATAGTCTTCAATAATTATCTGCGGTTTGTCGTCCCATCCACTGTTTCTTGAACAGCGGCCAACGACGTTAATGGTAACACAACCTAACTCTGAATACAAACTTTCATATTCTTCATTAGACGACCTGAACTTAACTAAACTAATACCTTCATCCGAAGGTAAGGCTATCTTCAGAGTTGAACCGAACAAATTGAGGTTACTTGCGCTGACTTTTACATCAGTAATAACAACAATTGGCTCTTCCACTCCTTGGCCCCAAATATGCCCCAGGTCAGCAAGTTTCAGAATTTCTGAACCGTGAACCATATCTGCAAAATAAATCACATCAGGAGAATATTTTGGGGAGAAGTCTACATCTTTTAGTTTTTCATTTGCATATGCGATGAAATCTGCAAAGTATTCATCACGAATAGATACACCAAAAGCATTATCATGCCCTTCTGCAAATTCAAAATAACCAGATTCATTTAAGAATTCTTGGAAATTAGTCAAGTCTGTACCATTAGCGTTTCGGCCGGAGCCGTCCCATGTAACATAGACATTATCTGGGTCTTCATCGTGGACAGTTCGGTTTAGAATGAGAACAGGGCGTTGGTACCTACCCATTATTTGGTTCGCAATCAAACCTGTGATGTTTCGGTTGGACTCATTTTTGCCTTCGAGTTTTACTGCTAAGACTTGATTCTCTAAAAGATTTTTCTCTTCAATTATGCGTTCAATTATCTCCAAGCTTGCGTCTCTTGCTTTATTCTGTCTGTTTCGAATGTTTGTGCAATTTCTGCAGGCTTGCTCGACTCTCGTTTCGAACTGACCCTTACAACCACGTTTAGTGGAAGGAATCTGTTCGTAGGCACGAAACTCAAGCATAGACTCAAATAACATTAACTTCTCTTCTACAGTTCCGACACGAGTAATCGCATTCACACCAGGTGCGATGTAGAAGGAAATTCCATGTGGCGTTACGCGGTCCTTTAGCTGGAATGCTTGCTTTGTGACCATGCCACGCAGGAATGGATTTCGAATATTGGCTAAGCCAGTATCCACTAAGTATCTTGTTTCAAAATCTCTCAAATCCATAACGTCAGCAAGGATACCAAGAGCAACTAAATCTAAATACTGGTCTGCATAATCAACATGAAGCAATGAATCCAAATAAGAACAAAACTTATACACCATACCTACACCAGATAATGACTTGGTAGGATAGTCGTCCATTTGGTTGTTAATTACGCAAGCGTATTCAGAATAGTGAGTTGTATTGTGGTGGTCAATAACCAACACATCCACCCCTCTTTCGTGAAGCTCTTTGTGAATTTCAAATTCATTTGAACTTGAGTCAGGAGCAATCACAAGCTTCACATCACTTGGCACTGTCTCCGGAATGATTCCGTGAGCCTTGTTTGTATGAGGTCTATAAAAGACATTATTCTGCACAAAACCTGGGAAAAGGCAATTCAGATAATTGATAAGAACTGCCGCAGATGTAAAACCATCACAGTCACTATCAATTTGAACTAAAACTTTATGGTTCTGTGCAATGTGAGAAACCAGCATCTTTGCGCCGGTCTCTATATTGGTAATTGTAGCCGGGTCAATTACATCGGCTACCGAGGTATGCAAATAATGATTTACCTCTTCTGCGGGAATCCCGCGGTTGACAAACACCTGTTCGACCACTGACATATGTGGGATGCGAGGTGCTCTTAGTTGAAAATTCATATGAAAGTCAACCTCCTTTCATACGAATCACCAAAAATCTATGAATAATGTTCAAATTCAATTAACCACCTTTCGCCTTTTAGAATGGAAGTGGTACTTCATCACTAATATGAAGATTACCCTCACCCCAAAGACGAATAGCCGCAAACGGAAAGTCGAACATAGTTGGACTGATTATGGTTCGATATACATCATATGGAATATTGCGTTGGATGTAAGCTACATTACAACGCACTCCTCTGGAACAATCACTGGCTCTACAAACTCGCCAGAAATCTCCATTGCCGAACTCTGCAGTAGAACCACTAATTGCAGAGATTTTCTTATGGCGTAATTCAATTCCATATCTTGTATAATTTTCGATTACTTTTTCGAGCATTTCATTACCTTCTGCGGCAGTCATGCTCCAAATCGCACCTTTCATAGCGTTACTCTCTCCTTAAATAATTTCAAAAACTTTTCAGGTCCTTCGTCTATTGGGCTTGCTTTATAACTTGTAATCATGTGTCTATCAAATATAAAAGACAAAGTTGCAAAGTTTTTATATTTCGCATGGAGTTTCTTGAAATTGGCTACAAGATGCTGATGTTCTTTATCCCCAATCTCTTGGAACTGTCTATCGAATGCTACTATAATTTCCTTTGCGCCAGCGTCAATCAGCATTTGAATCTGATACGCTGAGATATTACTACCACAACAAGCCACAGAAATGTCATTTTCAATTCCAAAATAAGATTGATACAACAAACAGCTTTTTTCTGATTCAAAGATAATGGCTTTACCCATTATTTTAATATTTTCTTTGCTGTTGTTCAAGTTGTATAAATTCATTCCTAATGGATGGTTGTAGAGTTCTTTGTTGATACGAATCGGTCTATATTTACCGAATCGCTCGCCTTCCTCTGCACATAAGGTACGGCCACGTAACCCGATAAACCTGCCATCTTTATCAAAATGAGGAATTGTGATTTGGTCACCACCAGGATAAAAGCCAATATAATTATGTCTAATTGCTTCTTGACTAATTCCCTCGCGCAACCAAGGCGCAATCTTCAAACTGTAATTCAAGCGTGTTAAGATAATTGGGTTGAATTCCTTAAGCGTCACATGATAGTCCTTAGTCTCTGTCGCTTGGATTCGGTCATAGTTTGTCAGATGCTTCCAGTCGTCCAACTGGTCTTCGTCTTGTACCTCGTATTTTGTGGACAATCCGAATCTATATGCGACCCAGCGTACTGCATCATTTAAGTCATATTCTTTATTTCCCTGTATAGCAGCTACTTTACTGGTCAATTCGAAAATATCGAACGAGGTGCCGCAACCCGTATAACAAGCAAACAAATCTGTATTTTCATAGTAATATAACTTTCTACTTCCTTCTCCTGGGAGATTATGACAGATAGTAGAAGAGAGGATACCAAAGTCTGTCCACTCTGGGTCTCCTCCCCATTCTTGAAGTAATTCAAAAATGTTATCTACTGTCAAAGCCTCACGAATATCCGCTTTGGAATAGGGGAGGTTGTTGCTATTAATAAGTCAACACCCTAATACATGTACCAAGCAGGCCGTACTGCTCAGTTACATACTCGCAAAGATACTGCTGAGGGTTCTTCTTTGCATCCTGGCCGCTACGATTCTTGAGGATATTTCTTGCACATTCAGCGGACATCTTATACTCATAAGCTCTGCCCTCTACCTTCATCACAGCCTGTGCTTTGCTCTGATTTACGTTGAAGTTCTTAGGAGTATTATCTCTCTTCTGATTCTTTCTCTGTCCGTTACCCTGAGCCTTAGCCTTAGGATTTCCATTCTTATTCTTATTAAAATTCTTTCTCTGTTCAGCCATATCATTTTCTCCTTTTCACTTAGAAGGCGCCTTCGTCCTCTGTTATGATTTTGATATCTTCCATTGTTAGGATTTCATAATCGTATGTTGTACAAAACATTGGTTTGACTCTACAAGTTCCAAGGTCTCCTTTACACCATAAGATTACGCCTTTATATCTACCTCGTCTATTCTTATAGATAGAGAGTTTTAGGTTTGGTTTCTCGAAAGTATTTGCGCTCAAGATTGTCTCCAAAGCCGCAATGTCTTCCTCTTTTACGCCGAGTAGAATCGAACCATAGTCAATCTTATCAGCGATAGCTTTTGCGCCACGAAGCAAGTTCTGGTCTGGTGTTTTCGCCTCTTGGTAATCGCCATTCAGCTGAGTCGCAGACATAATGAAGATTCCATACTGGTTACAAATATCTTTCAAACGAATTGAAAGCATAAACAAGATGTTATCTTCTCTCAACTTAACGCCACCAGAACGTCTGGTAATCTCTTCCAAAATCTTCAAACTGGTATGAATATAATCGTGGAATACATATTTTACATCGTAATCACGAATATGCTTCTTAATACAGTCCTCAATATCTTTCAAAGAGAAATCAGGCATTTCGACAATGTACAAAGGACTTTCAGAAAGAATTCTTGCGGCCTCGCGTACACGGTCCTCTTCATCGCCGTCATACTTACCATTCAGAATATGGTCTTCGTTTACATTGGACAAGAACGCAAGCATCATTGTCTGAATTTCTTCTTTTTCCTGCTCTGTAGAAATATACAAAACAGGTTCAGCTGTACCATTCTTAATCCAACCAAAAATTTCATCATAGATGCGATTGCAGCCTATGTAACAGGCATCCGCAATCATTGTACGGGACTTACCCACACCAGTAGGCGCTGAACGCAAATAAAACTTTTTCAGTCTTGCGCCACGAGTTACGGTATTGATAAGTGGTCCATACAAAGGAACACCTACTTCTGGATACTGTTTCAATCTGTCAATTAAATCAAAAATTCCATCACCAGCTTGATAAGTATCACCATTTACATCATCAACATATTGCATTCTGATGGCTTCAATTGTTGCGTCTACTTTGTTTGCAATATCTTCCAAAGAAGCATTATCGAGCCAATCTTCTTGCTGTTGTTTCTTCTTTACGTCCAAAATATTGTCGGGATCATAAATATATGAAACATCAATTCCATAATTATCATATGCTCTCAACAATGACATTTTCTTTAGACGGTTATAATAATAGTCAAAGGCTGATGGGATGGCCGCATCCGCAACCTTCAACAACCACTCTTCACCTTTATTTTGCTTAAAACTCGCCGCACTCTTAGGTCTTGAAGATAAGAAGTCTGAAATATTCTCCAATGTAATTCTCTCTGCGCCCAGTTCATAGATTTTGTAAATCGCACCAAACGCAATTCTGTGGAATTCATCGGCAAAATCTTCATCAGTAATAGTATACTTATCTGTAAAGTCTAAAAGCTGAGGAGTATTATAAACGCAACCAATTACTTGCATGATTGCGGTTGTATCTACATATCTACTACTCATTCTTCTACCTCTTCTTCATCTAAAAATGTGAATAGCTTTCGCTTCTTAACTTTGCGTTGAGGCACCGGAATATGGACTTCTCGAACTTCGATAATCATTTGTTCTGGTTTGAGAATTTCTTCATTCTTCTGGTTTGCCAACCAAATGTTGTAGTAGTAGTTATAAGCATCATTGTACACATATGGCACAATACCTATTCCACCCTTAGCTTTTTCGATACTATTCCCTTTAACCTCAAAGAAGTAAACCAATGCTTTTAAGATACCACTATAAGTATAATTATATTTATCCTTAAACTCATTGATTTGTTTGCGCACACGCGGATTCACGAACTCTTCATTGAACATCTTCATAATATACTGTTCTAATGCTTCTTTATCCTTTTCTTCCTTTGCGCGCTTCTCTTCTTCTCTTTCATGACAATGTAAGTGAGCATATCGCCTGGATGACACCTGTGCAGTTGGCATTCTGTCACGGTCAAATCGTTCATTGCAATATACGCAAGTTACCCAATGCGCCATGGCTATACACTCTCCTTTTCATTACTTTATATATATATTATACCATATTTTTAATAAAAAATCAACCCGAGGATTCTGTTGCCTCGGGTTGACTGTTATCTTATAGACGCTTCAAGTCGAAAATAATCATATCCAACTGAGGAGCCTGGTCTGCGGTACAGTCGCCAACCTTCTTGCCCCTGCCAAGGTGACTCTCAACAATCTGAGTAATCTTAGCGGCATTAGTAGGACTGCCCTTTTCCATCAAACGACCAACGATTGTCTGGAATTCATCCATCAAAGCCTTGAAGTCGTATGTAGGCTCATCTACATGCATCTGAGTAGCGGAGTTTGTAACAGCGCCTGCTCCACGCATTTCAGCTTCCTTGTCAATAGCCTCTGCAATAGCATTTACAAGGTTATCATAAGTGAAATTAATTACGTCAGGAGTATAGCGGAAACGAGAACCAGCTACATATCTTGGAGTTCCACGGAGGAAGAGCTTAGTCTGAACACCAGCCTCGGTATCAACAGCCTTAGAGAAGCCGATGATATCGCAAGTTCTCTCGCAAACCAGTCTTGCTCTCTTGTCAAGAGTAGGAACAATCTGATTATATTCCTTACCAGTTTCGTCGGTGAAGACCTTGTCTTCGGAGTGAGAGATAAGTACCAGACCGTAATCCATCTGAAGAATCTTTCTGATGCTCTCGTCGAACTCAGTCATCGCCATCTTATAACCCTTACCATAAGGAATTTCAGCGATGTTATCGTAGGAGTTCTTAGCATCGGACGCCTGGCCGCAAATGTATTTCTCACAGTAGCCATATGCGATATCCGCAGTGTCGATAACAACAGTCTGGAAGATGTTCTTTACTTCTGGGTCATTGAGTTCACGGAGAGTCTTTTTGAAATCACCCCAGCTGTTCATAGGCTTAGCCATGATGCCAGGAATCGCAGAGTAACCCTTTTCGAATGCAAGAACAATTGCACCAGGGAACTGAGAAGCGATTGTAGTCTTACCACTCTTAGGTGTTCCGTAGAACAGAACAGAATATCCACGAAGGTTTCTACTTACCTGATGAGGTTTAATGTCTAATAGTGAATTTCCCATTTTATTTTCTCCTTATATAATATATGAACAATATTCAATTAAAAATCCTTGTTAACCCCTCGTGGGGGCTGGGGATTCAATTAGAAATCGAATCCACCAGCGGCAGGAGCTGCCTTAGCGGCACCGCCAGCCTTAGATGCCTTATATTCATCGCTACGAGCCTTCATTGCAGCCAAGTCAGTTTCTCTCTTGGTCATGCACTCCTTAAGCTCAGCAGCTGTAATGGTGCTTTCATCATCCCAGAGGTAAGGCTCTTTCATAGCCCAAGTAATGACAAAGTCCTTACGAGTGCTCTTAACCTCACGTACGGAAGCTTCACCGAATGCAGACTCTTCCTCGATAGTACGAACGATAGTCTCGCTTACCTGACGACCCTTAACCTTTGTGAACACAGGCTCCTTAGAAGAAGCTTCAAGTCCCTCAAAGTAGTTAATAGCATTAGGATTGAGAACAGAAAGTTCGATAGGCATCAAATCATTTCTGAAGTTAAAGATAGCTCCACGAACGATTGCCTTCTCAGGAGTCTGCTTCTCTTCGTCAGCGTCAACATGGCTCACGTTAGTGATAATCATGTCAACCTCGAAAGTGTTACGAGTCTTTTCATCCTCGTTGATTGCGTTAACTACGTGGATAAAACCACCTTCGTTACGCTTTACGCTAACAAGCTCTTCCTTACCATTTCTGTCAGAATAGAACTCGTTCAAACCGATTGCAGAATCGATACGAAGCTTAGCAGCCTTGTCAGCGCCATCCTTCATAACAGTACCGAGCTTACCATTGATGATATCGCTCAGAGTACCGAAAGATGCATTTGCCTTACCCTTAGAGGTAGTAGCAGTTACATATGTGAAGTGAACAGGCACGATGTTAACACCGGCATCGTCAGTTGCGATTTCGATGTTACCAGAGATGAACTCTGTACCAGGGTTCTTAGAATTCTCGCCAGTCACTTTGAGTTCCAAATCATGCTGATAAAGTAAACCTTCAATATGAGTTCTGTTAATCATTGCACTTTTCATGTTCTTAATTCTCCTTAATCAATCTTATAATTTTTTCCTTTTTCAGTTAAAGCGTAAACAACTGGGTCAGCTCCGACCTTTTCACAGAAGCCATCATTGACCAACTTACGCAGAGAACCGGATACTGCACGAGAACTAATAAACAGTCCTTCGGCAACATCTCTTGCCTTAACCATAGGCATATCGGACTTCTGCATCCAGTCAAGAATCACCTTGCCGCTGTCAGTGACTTCGGGTTTGTCATTCTTAGTGTCCATGAGTGCTTCAATGTAAGCCTTTACATTATCAGTCATTTTGTCAGCAACTACGTCTGGCGCAGCTGCCATTAGCGCATTTAGAAAATCAATAAATTCTTGTTTCATAATAGTATTACCTCTTTTTGTTTTTCATTTACTTTATATAAATATTATACCATATTTAATTTGAAAAATCAATTAGTGTCTTCTATAATGTTGGTATTGGTAGTTAACTCCATTGTAATCGTAGGTTTCTGAACTTTCATCCTGCTCCCATTCTTCCATCTCGTCGAGATTTGGGAAATAAGTGTCCACATTATCGTGGTCTTTCAAGATTTTAGTTACATAAACTTCTTGGCAATATGGAAGTAATTCACGATAAATCATTCCACCGCCAATAATAAACACTGGAATACCAAGATCCAATTCCAAGAATGCTTTGACTTCTTCCATGCTTGAGTGTTTGATATCTATATCATTATCATCGACTTCTTGCGAAGTAACAATGATATTGAATCTGTTAGGAAGAGGTTTCTTTGGAAGGGAGTCCCAAGTCTTTCTGCCCATAACTACGGTTGAATCATCAGTTAACTGCTTAAAACGCTTTAAATCATCGGGAATGCGTTCCAAGAGCTCCCCATTAAAACCGATACCCCAGTTATTATCGACAGCTACAATTGCCGCAATCATGATTAAATACCCAGTTCAAGTTTCAACTGAGGTTGCATAGGAGCATAATTAACCATGTTGAAATCGTCAATTGTCATGCTATAGAAATCTGTTACCTCAGAGTTGAGTTCCAGATGTGGGGCAGAAGTCAGTACAAGCTGACCCTCATACTCCTGTCTTTGGAGTTCATAACGACGCAACATTTCATAGGCTGCGTCCATATGACGGTCATAAATCTGTTCATTTGCAACCATATGAGAGAAAACTCCAGCCTTATAACCAGTATGGCGCGCAATCATCATAAGCAATGCCGCATACTGAATTTCATTGATACCTCCTGGACCAGAAGCAGTAAGCATATCACCGCTACGCTGAACCAAAACCATATCAAGATAATCTCCATCTTCTGCATTTCTTACATTCCAAATAGTAAGGAACGCACAAGGAGCAAGACCAGGAGTCTCATGTAGGTCAGTTTCCTGCCAAAGAGAAACAATTTTGCGGCGACCATATGGGTCATTCTGAATATCCTTGATTAGATTATTAATCAAATCATAACGACTTACAGTTGCACCATAGCGCTGACCGATTGTGCCGTCGCCAATATCCCATTCATCCCACCAAGTAACGCCCATGTCATGCATCTTTGCAATGTCATTGGTTGGCTTCTGGTAGATAGTAAAGATTTCTCTAATACCAGTCTTCCAAGCCTGTCTGCGGAGGGTGCAGATTGGGAATTCACCCTTACTTAAATCGTAAGTTCTAAAAGTATGATTTACTGAGATGGTATGGGCAGGGGTGCCGTCCGCATAATGAGGGCGAGGATTTACATCCTTATAACCTTCACGCAAAATGCGGTCAATCATCTCATTCATATATCTATCCGCTTTAGTCATTATTTTTCTCCTTACTTAATACTATATCCAAATTCTTTGGCTTTGAAATAATCTTGCCAATAATCTTCTCTTTCATTTAACATTGTTCTGTCACATTCTTCTACAATTTCAAATGTAAAATTCTCGACTCCAATAGCTAACATAGCAGGATATAGTTTGTTACGAGTTGGAGTTTCTGCGCCAATGCCTCTCTTGATGTGTTGCTTCCAACGGTCAGCAATGTTGGCAGCTTGGCCGATATAACACATACCATTTTCTATATTGGTAATTTTATAAATTCCAGTGTGGACACCTTTACCTACAACTCTACCAATTAAGTCTGTATATGGATTTTCATAATAAACTTTCCAAATAACCTTATTTAAAGGTTCGCTATCTCTTAAGTATGGAGTGACCTCACGCAACCTTTCGATTTCTCTCAAATCTTCCTCTGAGAGTACAAGACGGTAGAAGTTAGCCTTCTCAACCATTTCTTGTGCGCGTTTGTTTGCTTCGACAGCGGCGTTGGTTAATGCACGCATTGTATCCAACTCGCTCTCTACTTCGGATAGTTCTATTCTCTTGGTTGAGATATTCGAAGTGAAGTATTCCATCAAATCTCGAAGTGTATCGAGATATTCGGCCTCTGCTTCAGCTTCGCTTTGACGAAATTTCTCACCAATAGCCAAAGCAGATGAAGAGAGTTTTTCCTGCATTTCATTCATTGCAGACTCATATACTGCGGAAGCCGATTGGCGGTTATTTTCCATCATTTGTTGAAGACTTGCGCTTACCTCGTCTCGACGAGCGGTCATCGCATATGTCTCCGCGTTTAGGTTAGCGAGCTCCTCTCGGAGTTCGTTGTTTTTGTTGAGTGTAGCTAAATCCAGCTCTTGCGCAACTTTCATTTTCGGACGCAATACGAAATAAACCGAAATTGCGCCGATAGCCAAACCAGCTACAATGCCGAGGAATATTAACATAGAGAGTAAAAAAGCGGGGTAGATGTAGAACCTACCCCGCCGCTTCGCTCTTTATATATTACTCAGCGTCAGTTGCGTCTGGGTCGAAGCTCATGCCATCAGCAGTGAGGGACAAGAACTTAACAGCCTTGTGAGTGCCATCCTCAAGCTCGATTTCAGCAGGTGTACGAACACCAAGACCCTTTCTCTGGATAGCAGAAGTAAAGATGCCATCTACCTGGCGCTTCTCGAGACCGAGAGCCTCTGCTACATCAGCGGCAGTAACCTGAGCGCCGTTGATTTCCTTCAAATAATTGAGAACCTTCTTAGAATTTTCCTTCATAGCCATAATCGTAATCTCCTTTTTAATAATAAAAAATTTAGTGTATTTTCTAAGCCGTTTCAGCTTATATAAACATTATATCAAAAAAATTTTCAAAAGTCAAGATTTTTAAGAATTTTCTTTCTCAAGAATCTCTTGAACGAGGACATCGATTTCCATCATGTCTTCCAAGCTCATCGCATGACCGGAAAGGGTCATAATTTCATCCTGAGCCCTTGCTACTTCCTTTGGGTCAGAACTGTTTTGAATAATCAATTCGCACTTTGCGATTTTCTGAGCCAGGTTTTTGCGTTCTTTTCTCTTCATGAATTTTTCATCCTTAATCTTTACATTTATATTGTATCAAATTTTTTTCAATTTGTCAAGAATTGTTCAATAAATTCCGCTTCAGTGAGGACTGGGACGCCCAGCTTCTGAGCAGCTACATTCTTGGCAGATGATGAAGTGTTGTCGTTGTTAATGAGATAGTTAGTGTTCTTGCTTACCGAACCGACAACTTTGCCTCCTCGGCTTTCGATGTCAGCCTGGAGCGCACTTCTATTCTTATACTGGGTTAATTTACCCGTAATAACAACTGTAACTCCATCCAAGGAGGTTGAAGTTACCTCTTTTTGCTCGACCTCTTGGACTTTAATGTATTTTTCAACAATTGAGTCCGCAAGTTCATAATCAAAGTTTACAATCGCATTGTGCATTTCCAATCCAAAACCATCAATGTTATAGAATTTGAAACCACCGCCAACTGCATCTCTGAAATCCTCCCAAGAACTAAAACACTTACTCAGTTCTTTAGAAGCAGAAGAGCCGATAAGAGGAATACCCAAGGCACATATGAAAGAATTCAAGGTACAATTTCTTGATGCATCAATTGCATCCAGAATTTTCTCGACAGACTTGACGCCAAAACCAGGTTTCTTAATCCAGTCCGCAGTATAATCTTGCAAACAATACAAGTCAGCTACATTCGATACCCAGCCCCAGTTAATGAGCTTCTCGAGGGTCATCTTTGAAAGCCCCTTGATATCCAAACCTTTCTTTCCGCAGAAATGGTCTAATTTATTAATGAGTTTCCCCTCACACGAGATATTGGTACAAACAAGGAATGTTGAATCATTGTCTGTACGCTCGGTTACAGGACCGCCGCAAATCGGGCAAACAGTTGGTAATTCAAACGTCTCCCCGTGAGACTCTTTTTCTGCGAAACCAATTTGAGGGATAATCATATTGGCTTTGTAGACTTCGACTTTTTGACCAACGTGAGCATTTTCACCGAGGGTTTCTCTCATAACAGTTACATTATGGAGGCTTGCTCGCTCGACAGTAGAACCATCAATGTCTATGGCTTCAAAGACTGCTATTGGTGTCAAGACACCAGTTCTTCCCATGGTCCACTCAATTCTGAGTAACTGAGTTCCAAACATTTCATCATAGAACTTATATGCAAGCGCATTTCTGAAATGGTGGGAAGTTTCACCTTGTGATAAACCATATTTTACGTCGTCAAACTTAAATACGACTCCGTCTATTGGATAAGAGTATTTAACTGCTAACTGCTTGATATCTTCAGTTACATTTTCAAGGATTTCTGCTTTAGAAACCTCTTCCCCAGAAAGGACGATTCGAGGAACAGTCGTAAAACCTAATGCAGACAATGTATTCAAGCGAAGATTGAGAGTATCAATCTCGTCCATGCCCTTCAACACATCCCATGCAACGAACTTAAGTCTGCGCTCAGCGCATTCTTTTGAGTCAAGCAGACGAATACTTCCCGCAGCAAAGTTTCGTGGATTTTTATATTCATTCGCAAAAAACTCAAAATCATCGTAGGTACAAATTACTTCTCCATCCACAACAAGTTCATCCATATACTTAATTCGCTTAGGAATAGACGGAATGACTAACGCATTGTGGAAAATACCCTCACCAATAAAACCATTACCACGAGTTTCCGCACTCACTAACTTACCATCTACATAACGAAGAGAACAAGTCAAGCCATCCATTTTACACATAGCAACTGTATCTTTGCGATGCATGAACGCTACAACTTCAGATAACTCTTTTGTCTTCGCCAATGATAGCATCTTATGATTATGTTCCACTTTGTCGAGCTGGTTCACAACCTGATAACTAATCACCTGCGTAGGGGAATCCGGTAAAACGACGCCTTCACTAATTTCCATAGCCATAAGCTCGAAATACAGGTCATCCCACTCTTCATCAGACATAATAGGAGTGCCCTTGTCGTATTGTAGAGTAGCAAGATTTAATTTTTGAACTAACTCTTTCATATCATTCATAATTAAAACCTCTTTATCTTTACTCTATGTATATATTATATCATTTTTTTATAAAAAAATCAATGGGAGGAAACCATATGATTTCCTCCACCGATTTATACCTTAGTTACAGACAAGAGCTTAGTACCCTTAAGAATCTGGTTACCAAGAGACACTCGAGTAGCGAGCGGTACTTCTGTAGCGGAAATGCAAATTGAATTTGTCAAACCACAAACAAGCAAATTATCTTCATCAGAAATCAATGCTGTGCCAGTTACATCTCCTGTCTTTTCAGAAGTTTTGTAGCAAATAATACCCTTGCCACCACGCTTCTGTGTTACCAATTCATTAAGGTCAATTTTCTTGCCAAGTCCGCACTCAGAGAAAATTGCAAGACTATCTTGTGGGTTTCTGATAGGTAGGGCCGCAACAACATAATCGTCTTCGTTCAATCCCATACCCTTAACACCAGAAGTTGCTCTTGAAGTCGCAGAAACGTCCATAGAGTTAAACTTAATACCCATACCCTTGCCAGTAATCAACACAAGAGGCTCATCCTTTACAAGAGTAACTGCTGCAAGTTCATCGCCATCTTTCAAGCTAATTGCAGCGATACCAGTTTTCTTCTTAGTCTTTACATATTCCTCAAGCGCAGTCTTTTTAACTACACCGTTCTTTGTTACGAACAGAACATATTTTGCGTCTGTATCTCTATAAATACTATAAATTACAGATGCTTCTTCATCTTTTTCCATAGCTACGAGAGACTTAATGGACTGACCTTTTGTAGCATTTGTTCCTACTGGGATTTCATCAACCAAGAGTCGATACATTCTACCCTTATTTGTGAAAATCATTAAAGAGTCAATTGTGTTAGTACGAATTACTGCTGAAGTAATATCGTCCTGTGTTTTAACTCCCTTACCATTTCTCTTCTGGGTTCTAAAAGAAGTTGTAGGAACTCGCTTAATCAAGCCACCTTCAGTCATTACAACGACACATTTCTCAGGCTCTACAAATTCGATTTCTTTCTCTTCCTTTGTAATTGCTACCTGTGTGATTGTACTTCTGCGCGCGTCGCCATAAGTATCTCTAACTGCTTCAAAGTCTTTCTTAAGCTCTGGCGTTGGATTCTTGAGTACACCCTCCAATCGCTTGGACTCAAGAACTTTTTCATTCTTTTCATTTTCAATCTCAATCTTTTCCAACTTAGCCAAACGAGAAAGTTTCATATCCAAAATAGCTTTTGCCTGGGCCTCACTCAGATTATACTTGGTCATCAAGTTCGTCTTAGCAGCTGCCGCACTTTCAGACTTCTTAATCAATGCAATAACATTATCAATATCCTCAAGCGCAATCAAAAGTCCTTCTAAAATATGGATTCTCGCTTTGATTTTATCCAAATCAAACTGAGTTTTTCTTAACAAAACATCACGTTGATGTTCAATATAGCTCTCCAAGAGCTGTTTCATATTAACCAGAACTGGCTTTTTATCGACAAGCGCCACCTGATTGAAACTATAAGTATTCTCCAGAGGAGTCAACTTAAACAATTTCTGCACTACTGGTTCAGCACTTACGCCTTTTTCCAATTCAATGACAAAACGAACTCCATCTTTATTACTTTCATCACGAATTGTTGCAATTCCAGTAATCTTGCCTTCGTTACAAAGTTCATCAATTTTAACAGTTAAAACTTCCTTGGAAACCTTATAAGGAATTGAAGTGAAAACGATTGAATCGCCCTTTCTATCACTTTCAATCTTATATTCTCCACGAATTCTTGCTCTACCTTTACCAGTCAAGTAAGCAGAAGGAAGTTCATCCTTGTTTACAACCAATCCACCTGTTGGGAAATCCGGTCCCTGAATGTAGTTTAATACATCCTTAACTGGGCACTCTGGATTCTCCAAAACATGAATTGCTGCGTTCATAACCTCAGTTAAATTGTGAGGCGCAAAAGAACAAGCCATTGCCCATGCGATACCAGAAGTACCATTCACAATTAAGTTAGGAATGCGGCCCGGCAAATAGACCGGTTCTTGCTCTTCATCAGTATATGCATTTTGCCAATCGACAGTATTCTTTTTAATATCTGCAAGCATTTCTTCACCAATCTTGGAAAGCTTACATTCTGTATATCTGTAAGCCGCAGGTTCATCACCATCACGGCTACCATTATTTCCATGCCATGCAATCAGCGGATATCTCATATTCCACTCTTGGGACATCCATGCCAATGCACCATAAATCGAACTGTCTCCATGAGGATGGAAACGACCCATTGTGTCACCAACAGGCTGAGCGCACTTAACAAACTTCTTGTTGTTCATATATCCTTTATCGAACATATCATACAAGATTCTTCTGTTAACAGGCTTCAAACCGTCTTCAGCGGAAGGGAGTGCACGATCGGTAATGATACTCATACCATAATCGAGCATACTCTGTTCGACTTCATCTGTAATTGGAGTACAAATTATTTCGCCCATTATTTATCTCCTTTCAATGCTCCAGTAGCAAGTTTGTCAGCCA